CCAACAAAAACAGTTACTCCTTCAATTACGCCAACAAAAACAGTTACTCCTTCAATTACTCCAACAAATACACCTTCAATTACCCCAACAAATACACCTTCAATTACCCCAACAAACACCCCATCCGCAAGTATAACACCATCAATTACTCCATCCGTAAGTATAACACCATCAATTACTCCATCGATTACGCCAACAATTACTCCTTCAATTACACCAACAATTACTCCTTCAATTAGTATAACTCCATCAATTACACCAACTATTACTCCATCTATAAGTATAACACCTTCAATTACACCAACAATTACTCCTTCAATTACACCAACAATTACTCCTTCAATTAGTATAACTCCATCAATTACTGCGTCAGTGACACCAAGTCCTGAGTTGTCACAAAGTCCAACACCTACAAATACACCAACACCATCAATTACACCAACTATTACTCCATCTATAAGTATAACACCTTCAATTACACCGACAATTACTCCTTCAGTTACCGCAACAATTACTCCATCCGTGAGTATAACTCCTTCAATTACTGCGTCAGTAACACCAACTATCACTCCTACTGTAACCCCTACAAATAGCGTTACACCAACTGTCACCTCAACCCCAACTGTAACACCTTCAACATCCGGATGTGGGCCTGTAATAGAATGTTTTGACCAACAAGTTGATTTTTGTTATTGTTATACGGTAACTAACATATCTCAAAACACATTTAATGTTGAATATTTATCTTGTTTTGACGGATTCCCTCCTGCAAGTACTCAGTTATCACCATCAAATACTACAGTTAACATATGTACAGCATTCCCGATAACTAACTTAGGCACAATTGGACCGTGGATTACAGTAGTCCAAAACTGCCCATGTTGTGGTACTGGTACGGGGTACTGTTAATTTTTTTAAGTTACTATTTAGAATAAATTAATTTCAAATTACTTTTTAGTAAATCAAGTAATTTAATGAAAATTTTTATTCAAATTGCGTCTTATAGAGACCCTGAGTTAATTAAAACAATCAAATCCGCGATTGAAAATGCAAAAAAACCAAAAAATTTAGTTTTTGGTATTGCTCGTCAATTTCATCCTGAAGATGGATTTGACGATTTGTCAGAATATAGTGATGACAAAAGATTTAGAATTTTAAATATACCTTATTTAGATTCAAAAGGTGCCTGTTGGGCAAGACATTTAATCCAACAATTATATGAGGGAGAAGAATATACTCTTCAAATTGATTCTCATATGAGATTCGCTCCAAATTGGGACGATGAGATGATTAAAATGATTAAACAACTTCAAAAGAAAGGTCATCCAAAGCCACTTTTGACAGGTTATGTTTCGTCATTTGACCCTGATAATGACCCACAAAGTAGGATTCAAGAGCCTTGGAGAATGACCTTTGATAGGTTTATTCCTGAGGGAGCAGTATTCTTTTTGCCCGAGACAATACCTGGTTGGCAAGATTTAAAAGAACCTGTAACTGCAAGATTTTACTCAGCTCACTATTGCTTCACTTTAGGAGAGTTTTCAAAAGAAGTCCAACATGACCCTGATTACTATTTCCACGGAGAAGAGATTTCAATCGCGGCAAGAGCTTATACTTGGGGTTATGATTTATTCCATCCTCATAAAGTTCTTATTTGGCATGAGTATACTCGTAAAGGTAGAACAAAACAATGGGATGATGATAAAAAATGGGTAGAAAGAAATAATTTTTGTCATAAAAAAAATAGGGCTTTGTTTGGAATGGATAATGAGGAGCCGATGGACCACGGAATTTTTGGATTTGGACCAGTTAGAACTCTTAGAGACTATGAAAAATATTCAGGATTATTATTTTCAAAAAGAGCAATCCAACAAGAAACTATAGATAAAAAATATCCGCCAAACACTTACAACTATGCAAGTGAAGAAGATTGGATGAATTCATTTGCATCAATTTTTAAACACTGTATTGATATTGGTTATCACCAAGTTCCTGAAGAAGATTATGATTTTTGGGCAGTCGCATTTCATGATGAAAACGATGAAACAATTTACAGAAGAGATGCTGACCCAAATGAAATTAGAAGTATGAAAAATGACCCCGATGGATATTGTAAGGTATGGAGAGAATTCCAAACCACAATTAAACCAAAGTATTGGGTTGTATGGCCATACTCTAAATCAAAGGGTTGGGGTGAAAGAATAACAGGTAATTTACAATAGGAATGAAAGAGATATATAGTATAATACACAATTTTAAAATTGATAAAAAATTTTGGTCACATGACCATTTATCGGGTGATGAACACCTTTCATACAGGTCTAAAGCCGCTCCTTATTTAAAAGTTGCCATTAAAATTGCAAAACTTTTAAAGATGTCAACTGTTGTTGAAATTGGGGCATCAAGATATGCGGTTACTCAAAAATGCTTAGATTATTATGCTGAAGAAAATAATGCTTACTTATCACCAGCATGTTGCGGAGACGGACACTCCACATTCTTTTTTGCGGAGGCTGGATTCAGCACCTATTCTGTAGATATCGATGAAAATGTCTCAACTTCAATTAGATGGTCTTACGAAAATTTAAGAAGAGATATGCCAGATAATTTAAATATAGTAATACCAAAAGATGGTATTGAATTTTTAAATGAATTTGATGGTAAAATTGACTTGCTTTTTTTAGACGGATGGGATAAGGGTACCCATTTGTATGCTGAAAAACATTTGGAGGCTTTTGAGTCGGCAAAAGATAAATTATCAGATATTCATTTAATATTGGTAGATGATACTGATTTTATAACGGAAGACGGAGGAAAGGATAAATTATTAACACCGTTTTTAATAGAATCTGGATATATTCCATTATTTAATGGAAGACAAAGTTTATTCATAAATAAAGTTGTTCCATCTGATTTTAATTACGATGAAACAATAAATTATGATGAGAAAAAAGTCATTTTAACATTATCCACAATACCATCAAGATTATCCGATACAAAATATGGTGAAAATGGTATAAAATCTTGTTTAAAATCTTTGAGTGTGCAATCATACTCAAATTATGAAATTCATTTTAATATACCATATTTTTCATCTTATAGTGGTGAAAAATATGAATTACCGTCTTGGATTGATGATTTTAAAAAAATAAAAATTTTTAGGGTAGATGATATTGGCCCAGCAACAAAGGTAGTCCCAACTATACAAAGAATTACGGAACCAGAAACAATAATAATAGTTATAGACGATGATTTAATTTATCATAAAGACATGATACAGGAACATGTTAAAAATCAATCAACTCGTGATTGTGTATTTGGATATGATGCTTTGGATTCAGTTGAGCCTGTTTTTAACGATAAAAGAGACCATTTTGTAGTTTCTGTGCCTTTTGAGGTTGAGGCTAAAATAATGCAGCATTATAAATCTGTATCCTATAAACGAAAATATTTTGATAATGACTTTTTTGCCGATTTTGTTGGTAAAACAAAATCCGATGATATTTTGTTATCCGCATATATGAAAAAACAAAATATTAAAAAAATAGTCATGCCTTATGAACATGAAGAAAAAATAGAAAGTTTAGAGGATTGGGAAAAAAAGGGAGGAGTAATTACATTTCCAGTAATAGGAATGTCACACCATGACACTGGAGACGGATGTCGTGATGATAGAGCCATTTTAATAGAGCCTCCTTTTTATATACCACAAGAGTTTATGGATAAAAAATATATTTAAATTTAATTTAAAAATAACATGGAAACTAGAAAGTATTTACCAACACTTAGTGAATTAATTGATAGATTATCAATTGCACAATTAAAAGAAGTTTTTATACCTGAACACAAAAAAGAATATGCAAGTGAAATTTCGGATATTGTCCACGATATACAATTACACTTAAACGATTCAAAAGAACCCATTACTGCTGAAACTATAAGAGCAATTGTGGTACTTTCTCAGATGAATCTACATATATGGCACAATGAAAGTAACTACCGAAAAGGTATAAAGGATGGTAATAATTTAGAATTAACTCATGGTTTAAATGGAGTTAGAAACACTGCCAAAAATAAAATACAAGAAATTGTAGGTGGTAGAAAGGATTACAAGATAGATTGTTTAGCTGCGGATTTTAAAGATTGGGAAATTAGTTGGTAAAATAAAAAAAACAAATAACAAGTCATGCCATTTAGTACATCATATTTTAAAGAACAAACAAAAAATTATATTACTAAAAATTTTAATAAATCAATTAAGATTTTAGATATTGGAGTAGGTTGCGGAACATATTCCGACATGTTAAAACCACTTGGGTACTCAAACATTGAAGGGGTTGAAGTTTTTGAAGAGTATATTGAAAAGTTTGAATTAAATAAAAAATATAATAAAATCATCATTGGTGATATTAGTAAATTAGATATTGAATTTAATAAATACGACCTAATTATTTTGGGGGATGTTTTAGAGCATATTGAAAAATCGGTGGCAATTGACCTAATTAATAAGTTAAAAAATATACCAACAATTATAGGTGTTCCGTTTGAGTCAGAGCAGGGGGAACATTTTGGTAATGTATATGAAACACATCTACAACCTGACTTAACTTTAGAAAATTTTATAGAAAGGTTTGGAGGATTTCACCCAATATGCTTAAGATTTGATTACGGTATATTTGTAAACAAAATACCAAATGAAATTTATTTCGAGGTCGGACAACTACAGATACCAAATAATTATTTAAAATATGTTGTTAGAAACTATCCTGATGCGAATTACATTTATTTAAATTCCGAGTCTAAAACAGAACCAACTAAATTAAAGAAAGATAATAAAGTAACAATAGTTACAGGTCTTTGGGATTTAGGTAGAGGTAAAATTAGTGACTCGTTTAAAAGGGGTTACGAAGACTATAAAGAAAAATTTAGTCAGTTGCTTAAAACAGACATTAGTATGTATATTTTTTGTGACCCGTCAGATGAGGAATTTATTTGGCAACATAGAAGTCCTGAAAATACAGTAATTAATAAAATGTCTATATCTGAACTAAGAGAATGGTTTAATTTTACAAACTTAACTGATGAGATTAGAAAAAAAGAAGAATGGTTATCCCAAGCTTCATGGCTTAGAGAATCTCCACAAGCAACCTTAGAAGGATATAATCCTTTAGTTATGAGTAAAATGTTTATGTTAAATAATGTCACTATATGGAACCCGTTTAACAGTGAATATTTTTTCTGGATAGATGCTGGAATTACAAATACTGTACATTATGGGTACTTTACACATGATAAAGTTTTTGACAAACTTCCAGAATTTATATCTAAGACAAATGATTTTACATTTTTAACATATCCATATGATGGCGGTGGAGAAATACATGGATTTGAAAGAACCGCAATTGCCAAATATGCCAATACTGACTATGTTAAATTTGTATGTAGGGGAGGATTTTTTGGAGGAAAAAAAGAAAGAATAAACGAAATAAATGGAATTTATTATGCCTATTTGAATTCTTCATTAAACGAAGGTTATATGGGTACCGAGGAAAGTATATTTAGTATTATTTTATATAATCATTTTGATTTAATTACCCAATACAATATTAAGGGTGATGGATTGATATGGCCATTTTTTGAAGATTTAAAAAATGGAACTTTTTTAGATAATGTACAAATTAAAGTTGCTAAAGAAAAATTAGATTTTAGTAAAACTGCTCTTTATGTAATATCATTTAATAGCCCAAATCAGCTTAAAACACTAATTGATTCTATGTTATCATATGATAACAATTTTATAGAAAAACCTATTAAATATTTACTAAATAACTCAACTGATAGGTCAACGGATGATGAATATAAAAAAATTGCCAAAGAATATAATTTTGAAATAATTTGGAAAAACGAAAATTTAGGAATTACAGGTGGAAGACAGTTCATTGCAACTCATTTTGACTCCTTGGATTTAGATTTTTATTTCTTTTTTGAGGATGATATGTTTTTCTTTGATAAGAAAGAGGGCACTTGTAAAAATGGATTTAATAGATATATTCCAAACCTTTACAATAAAGTTTTGGAAATTTCACAAAAAGAAAATTTTGATTTCCTCAAAATGAATTTTACTGAGTTTTATGGTGATAATTCTACTCAGTGGAGTTGGTATAATGTTCCACAATCATTTAGGGAAACTTATTGGCCAAATAATAAAAAATTACCTCAGATGGGTATAGACCCAAATGCCCCAAGAACTAAGTTTGATGAAATAAAATCACATAAAGGGGTTCCATATGTAACTGGAGAAATATATTTGTGTAATTGGCCCGTATTATTCACTAAAAAAGGTAATTATAAGTGTTATTTAGAAACGGTATATGCGTCTCCATTTGAACAGACAATAATGTCACATAATTTCCAAGAAATGATTAAAGGAAATTTAAAACCAGGTCTGTTACTTATGACACCTACAGAACATAATAGATTTGAACATTATGATGCTTCTTTAAGAAAAGAGTGTTAATTCCATATTTATATATATGGAATTTTATATAACTCAGAATTCTACTTTGCCAGTTCTAAAAATGGAATTGGATTATAATGGAAAATCTTCAATGGAAGAATTTAACTCAATAATTGAGAATTCTTCCATTTTTTTTTCTATGAAAAATGTGGTGGATGGTAATTACAAAATATTAAATAAAAAGGCGGGATTCACCAATAAAGTTTTTATTGAACCTAACAGTAAAGTAGAGTATTATATTTATTATAAATTCAATCTTCGTGACACCAATAAAGTTGGTAGATATGAGGGCGAATTTGTTTTTATTAATGATGATGGTACTTTGATTTTACCAATAAAAGAAAAACTTTATATAAACATAGTTGAAAACTTTATAAGAGGATAATGGAATTTTATATTAAAAAAAATGCCACTCTTCCTGTTCTAAAGGTTGAGATATGTAGGGACGGTAGAAGCGATTTTAATTTGAATTCATTTTTAGATTCAAATAATACTTTTTACATTTCATTGTTTGATAAAACAATTGATAAAATATTATTTTCTTCTAAAGAGTGTTTTGTAACTACCGAAGTTTCCCCATTTGAGGGGAAAACTTTATATTATTTAAATTATCAATTCACTAACAAAGACACAATAAAAGAAGGCAGATATGAAGTTCAAATTTCCGTGACTTCTGAAAATGGTGTAATTATTTTACCTTTACAAGAAAAGTTTTATGTTAATGTCATTGATTCTTTTGCGGCCGATAACTCATCATTCTCTGATTTATATTCTTTAAATTTACCGTGCTGCGGATTCCAAGAAACTTTTGATATAGATGGATTAATCTTAGAGGCATATTATTATCCAGGTTCTTTAATTGTTGATTATATATTAACAAGTACAAAAAGTTATGACAAGGATATAACAGTTAATTTTACAAATACTTTAGAAGTTATTACGGGTTCGACAATAGAAATATTTACAGGTGTTACAATTTCATCTGGCGAAACAAGAGGTACATCACAGATAGTTTTTTCAAATTATGATTATAATAATTTATCTCAGATTTCTTATATATCATCAGTAGAATTTATCGATGATATTCCAAATACTGTTTTAAATTTCGAGGGAAGCTCAATTTTTAATACACCTCCTCCTTCAGTGACTCCAACAAAAACACCAACCCCTACTTTAACATCAACACCGACTTCAACTAACACACCGACTCAAACATCAACCCCTACAAATACTCCTACGGGAAGTGAAACACCAACACCAACTGTAACACCTACTAATACCCCTACACCTTCTGTGACTGAGACATTGACTCCAACACCTACTAATACACCCACTGAAAGCGTTACCCCAACCCCTACTAACACACCGACAAATACTCAAACACCAACGGTTACACCTACAATGACTGAAACTCCTACTAATACTCCAACTCCTTCAGTAACGGAAACTCCTACTAATACTCCTACATTAACTCAGACTCCAACTAATACTCCAACACCATCAGAAACACCTCCAAGTGTGACTCCGACAAATACTCCAACAATGACAGTTACACCGACAACTTCAACTACAGGTCAAACCTGTCCTTATATTGTTGGTTATTTTAATACAACAAATGATGTGTATAAAGTTATTAGTCCAAATAATGGTTATATATATGTTGCAACAACTGGTGGTACAGAAGTTTACGATTCAAGTTATTCTTATGTTGAGACATATCCTAATTCATTATCAGGAGGTCCAGCAACTTACTCGTCTATGGTTTATGCCAATGACGGAAGTAGTGAATTTATCTATATAGGTAGTGATGCAAGCATAAAGGCTATAGATTTATATGACATTACAAATACGACTTCATCAACAATTGGTTCGGGTATAGTTACAGAGACCATGTCAGTGGATAGAACTAATAGTTTTGTTGGATTTACAAATGACGATACTAATTATGGACAAATTAACATATCAACTCAATTAATAAATGCAAGTATTAATGTTACCGCAACTACAAATGGCGACATTACTTATTCAAGACTTGATAACAAATTCTGGGTCGTTTCTTCAGGAGATACCATTGTTAGAATTGACCCAACAACAAAGTTAATTGTTGGTACTGAAACAATACCATCAGGTGGTTACAGTGGTGAGGTAAAAAGATTAGTTTATGATATAACCAATTCGTACATGTACTTATTGGTTAGTGGAAATGAATTATTTGTTTATGACGGAGTAGGTTCAGTTGCAACTAGTTTTGATTTAACCCCATATAGTGGAACTAATACAAGTATGACAATTGATGAAGTAAATAATAAACTTTATATACTAAATGTTCAATCTCCAGACATATTTGGCTTAATAAAGATTGATATTGGCACATTAACCGACGAAGGTTTAATTGGTCTTGGACAACAAACTGGATTTACTAACGCATATATAATTTACGAACCAAATAATTCTGAAATTCTTTTAAATTACATTCCTTTCTCTGCCAGAATTAACAGAATTTGTACATCTTAATATATTTGATTTCCAAAATAAGTTGAATTATACTTATCAAAAAAGGTCAATGTCGAGACAGTTCGGCAGCTAATACACCAAAAAATTAAGTATAATGATATCAAACGAAGAAATTGAACAATTCCTTCAGGGGAATGACGATGAAAAATATATCATCGGTGTAGAATACGATTATGTTAAAGATTGTATTTGGAAAATTATAGAACATCCAATTCACGGAAAACAAATTAAAAAAGACACTTTCATTCCATTTGCTTGGGTCGGTGATTTGCGTGGATTAAACTTTTACCAATCATCAAAGGCTCTTCAAAAAGAGGCAATGACAAAACATAAAATTGTCATTGAGAAACTCCGAACAGACGGTAATGATAGACTTGAGAGAGGTTTAACTTATATGGTTAAGTCCTTAAATGGATATCGCTCACTTATTCAGTTTTTCCGAGAAGGGGGACTTGAGCCATGGGGAGATAAAACAAAAGGTCTTGTTTTAATATTACCTCCAGTCGAACAGTTTCTTGTTGTTAAAGAAAAGAGAATGTTCAAAGGTTTTGATGAATATGATAGTATCACAAGATTTGTATTCGACTTAGAAACGACCGCACTCGAACCAAAAGACGGTCGAATCTTTATGATAGGTATGAAAACCAACAAAGGTTTTAGTGAAGTTATTGAATGTGCTAATGAAGACCAAGAAAGAGAAGGGATTGTTAAATTCTTTAACAAGATAGATGAATTAAAACCAAGTATCATTGCCTCTTACAACGGATTTAACTTCGACTGGCACTGGATATTTGAAAGAGCAAAGGCATTAAAACTTGATATTAAAAGAATTGCAAAAACTTTAAATTCCGCAAACCCAATTAAACAATCTGAGTCAATGCTAAAGTTAGCAAACGAAGTAGAAAGATTTAATCAAACATCAATGTGGGGATATAATGTTGTGGATACACTTCACGCAGTTAGAAGGGCTCAGGCAATTAATTCAAACATTAAGTCGGCTGGTTTGAAATATATTACTCAATACATTTCAGCCGAAGCTCCTGACCGAGTTTATATTGACCACACAGATATTGGTTCAATGTATGCTAACAAAGAAGAATATTGGTTAAACATTCAAAACGGAAAATATAAGAAAGCTGGTGTTGACCCAAAAGTTGATGAAGCATGTTCAAAACATTCTGACATCTATATTAAAACTACAGGTGATAATATTGTAGAGAGATACTTGGATGATGACTTGGAGGAAACATTAAAAGTAGACGAGGAATTTAATCAAGGTTCATTTCTTCTTGCTTCACTTGTACCTACAACATATGAAAGAGTTTCAACTATGGGAACTGCAACTCTTTGGGAAATTCAAATGAGAGCTTGGTCCTACAAACACAAACTTGCAATTCCTGCTAAAAATGAAAAGACAGAATTTGTTGGGGGATTATCACGACTACTTAAAGTAGGATATTCAACTGATGTGTTGAAACTTGACTTCTCCTCTCTTTATCCGTCAATTCAACTTGTACATGATGTATTTCCAACTTGCGATATTACAGGAGCCATGAAGGGAATGCTTAACTACTTCCGTAACACTCGTATCAAATATAAAAATCTTGCAAAGGAATATGCATCTATAGATAAAAAACAATCTTTGTCATTTGATAGAAAACAACTTCCAATTAAGATATTCATTAACTCAATGTTCGGAGCATTATCGGCTCCACAGGTGTATCACTGGGGTGATATGTATATGGGTGAACAGATTACTTGCACAGGGCGACAATACCTTCGTCAGATGTTACGATTCTTTATGAAAAGAGGGTATACCCCACTTGTATGTGATACCGATGGTATGAACTTCTCACTTCCTGAAGGTGGTGTTGATGATAGAAGATACATCGGTAAGGGTAACAATTGGCTCGTAAAAGAAGGTAAAGAGTATGAAGGATATGACGCAGATGTTGCCGAGTTTAATGATATGTTTATGAAAGGTGCAATGGGTCTTGACTGTGATGGGACTTGGAAATCCTGTATGAACATTGCTCGTAAGAATTACGCAACAATGGAACACAATGGTAAGATTAAACTAACTGGTAATTCTATTAAGAGTAAGAAACTCCCACTTTATATCGAGGACTTTTTGGATAAAGGAATTAAACAATTACTCGAGGGTAACGGACAAGAATTTGTTGAGTGGTATTATGAATACTTACAAAAAATCTATGACAAACAAATTCCACTTATGAAAATTGCCCAAAGAGCGAAGGTTAAATTGTCTATGGATGATTACAAAAAACGCTCAAAGGAGAAGACCAAAGCTGGAAATGAAATGTCAAGAATGGCCCATATGGAACTTGCAATCCGAGATGGGATTGCGGTTAATCTTGGTGATGTAATTTATTATGTTAATAATGGATTAAAAGCGTCACACGGGGATGTTCAAAAGGTCAATAAACCTAAAAAAGGGTGGTCCCAAGAACAATTAGATTTACATTTCAAAACTAATGAAGATAGAAAAGAAAAGGTAAAATTTTTACAAAAAAATGGATGGGAACAATCTTGGGATGAGGATAATTGGGTCCGTAGCGATGCAACAAATAAGGAAGCCAATACAGGAAGGTCAACAGACTTGGCATATCAAATAGCATTTTCAGATATCGTTGGTTCTGTGGTCCAACTTAATTGTTACAGATTAAATCAAAGTGAGTTAGAATCTAATCCTGATATGTTAGGTGATTATAACGTAGCAAGAGCAGTTGTTACATTTAACAAAAGAATTGAGCCATTGTTGATTGTATTTGGTGAAGAGGTTAGAAATAATTTGATTGTTGATAATCCTGAGGAAAGAGGTATTTTTACAAAAGAACAATGTAAATTAATTAACGGAGTACCTTTTGAGCCGGCAGACCAAGATAGTATTGATGACCTTTTGACTATTACAGACCAAGAAAAAATATATTGGGAGAAAAGAGGAATTGACCCTGAGTACATTTATGGATTAGCTGAAGAAGGATGGGAGGAGTTAGTTTAACCCCTCCTCCTTAATTCCATCAGAGGCAACAATATACCAATTACCGAAGGCAAAATATAATTCAACACTTGCACCCTTACCAATATTCATTTCACCATATTCTTCATCGATTAATCCCATAATTGGTATAATCTTAGTATTTGTTAAAGATTTTATAATTATATGGTCGGTGGTGTAAGAATTTAATTTTATTGTGATATTTTCTAAAGTCTTGGTGATGATTACAGATTCTCCTCCGGTTACATATGATTCATCAGTAACGAAACAAATTTCTGAAGTATCAACTACTTTACCTGCGATAATTTTTTGAGAAGGAATTGAGCGTTGTATTGCCATTAGATTACATATAAATTTCTTGGGAATGCTCTGAATTTGAGCTGTTTATTTAAATTTTCCGCAATTAATGCTTCCCTTTCCATTACCTTTTCAGGTTTTAATCTTGTCAATTTACCTTCGGCGCCTATTAGTTCCTCAACTAATTTTGTCTTTTCATCTTTTCCTTCAGTTGCAAGAGAGGCATAATCCATAGTAAGTTCAGAGTCAGGAGTTTTCAAATTTCCTGAGTATTTTCCTCTTACCTTTGATAGAGTTTCTTTACAACTTGCAATAAAATATCTTCTAACCCACTGTTGTGACGGTTCATTTAAATCGGCCCAACTCATTGCCCACATTGGCACATCTGACGGTAGTTTAACAATATCAGGATTTGCTCTCAAACATGCATCTCTATCTTGACCTTCAGTATCATAATACCAATACCAAACTTTACCGTTCATAAGTGAAGAATTACCAAAGTCAAATTTTCCACCTGGTGTTTGCATCAAATGTATTGCTTTTTTTCCATCAGGAAGTGCGGTTACCCTATAAGTTTTATCACCAGCAACAATTCTTCTTTGAATGTTAATTTCTTGCATTCTTAACATCATATCAAATGCTGGCATCATAAAATATGAACCAGTATATCCCATCTGAGAGTAACCTGCAGGACCTCCCATTCCATAACCACCAAGAGCGCCAAAGCTCCAAGGGTCAAAAAGAATATTTGTTAATTCTGAAGGAGTGTACCAAAGAAGTTCATTTATCTCTCGGTTAGCGGGTATTTCATATATTTGTCTATTAGGTTCTAAAGTAATGTAATCTTTTTTTAATACCCACGGACCATTGTTCTGAAGACCTACAATTTTTGAATACGAGTATTGGTATCTTTGTTCATAATCAAAACTTCTTGTAATAAATGCTTGAGATAATGATTGGGTATCCAAATTTAAATTATATAATGAAGTCCATTGAGATTCGATTAGCCAATCTTGAATATATTGAGAATAATCTCCTATTGCAAACTCAAGTATTGTATCCATTTGCTCATCCTCAAGTTCTATTGAGCGGAGAGGCGCTCCAAGTACATGCCTAACTTTAGTATAAAGTTGACTTCTTTGTGGTTCTGCAATTATTGCCATGTTGATATTTTATATATAAATATCAAAATGAATCTAATTATTTTTCTTGCTTGTTTTTTGAATATATAATTGATTAACAAAATCCCAATTAACTACTTCCCAAAAATTTTGAATATACTCATCTCTTTTATTTTGGTACTTTAAGTAGTAAGCGTGTTCCCATAAATCAAGTCCTAAAATTGGAAACCCTCCTTGTGATATGATATTCATAAGTGGATTATCTTGATTTGGTGTTGTCATTATTTTTAGACTTCCATTTTCTTTTGCAACTAACCAAACCCAACCCGAACCAAATCTTGATTTTGCGGCTTGTTCAAATTTTGTCCTAAAACTTCTAAATGTTCCGTATTGAGTTTTGATTCTATCTAAAACTGCCCCCGATGGATTTTGAGATTTTGGTGAAAGCATTTTCCAAAAAAGAGCGTGATTAAATGCCCCACCAGCATTGTTTCTAATATCCGTACTATACTTTGAAATTTGTTTTACAATATCCTCAAGTTCCACATCTCCATAATCTTTTTTACGGAGAGCCGAATTTAATTTTTTAACATAAGTTTTGTAATGTCTTCTATAATGAATCTTCATTGTCTCAGGGTCAATGAATCTTCTAATTGCGGAATATGAATATGGAAGTTTATCAATGCCAATGGTCTTTGCCTCATTGATAAAGAATTTTACTTCATTTGGTTCATCACCATTAATTTGTTTAACTAAACTTTCTGAAATTAATTCAAGTCTATTCATCAATAATAAATACTCATCTATTGCTGATTTTAGAACCCTTACTTAAATTGTCTTTAGCCCATAGTGGTTGTAAATTACTATAATGACATAATTTAATAATTTCTTCTTCAGTTTTAGCCGAAGATAAAGGAATTATGTGGTCAATATGCCAACCATAAAGTCCGTGGTTATCCCATGTCATCCCTTCTTTGAATTGATTTTCAAGATGTTCTTTTAGTTGCTTCGGCTCACACCCAATTATTTTAAAGGTCGTATTTTTTTTAGATAATGATGAGTTTTTAAAATATTTGTTTAATCTATCTCTCATTAATATTCTTAATTTAAATAAATTAGAACTTTTCTTTTTTTCTTTATTATAATTATTTTTATAAAAATTTACCTTTTTTTTATTTTTTTTATTATAAATTACTAACTTTTTATAAATTAATTCAGAATTTTTTTTATAATATTCTTTTTTATCCTCAAGTAATTTTTTTTTATTTTTCTTATAATAATTTCTAGAGTAATCAATAAGTTTTTGTGTGTTATCTTCCCTATATTTTTTTGATTTGTCGTTTATTGATTTTTTGTTTTTTTTATAATATTCCTTTTTTTCTATTTTACGACATTCATTACAACGGCACTGTAACCCATCCTTGGTTTGAGGGTGTTTTACAAACTCACTAATATTTTTTATTAATTTACACTTACTACAAATTTTTGTTTTCACAATATTCATTGATAATTCCTTCAATTATTCGGGAAACCTTTCCTCCATCTTTCATTATTTTGTTATATAGTTTTTTATCTAAACTAATACCTATTTTAATTTTTTTATCCTCTTCTTTTTTTGGTGGTCTTCCCATAATAATAAATATCTTAATACATAGTAAAAGTTATACTTTTATCTTTTATTTGAGTATGAATTAATTTCATTAAGTATTTGCTCAACTATATCTGTCTCCGAATCTTGGGTATCCCCCATAACGGTTCCTATGATTTGTTTCTTTCTTGATAAAATATTATAAATTTCCATCTCCAAAGTATTTTCGAAAATAGGGTAGTAGACCAAAACATTATTTTTTTGTCCGTATCTGTAAGACCTATCCTCCGCTTGAGCGTGGTCTGAAGGTAAAAATGAAAGGTCATTCATAATGACAGCTTCGGCGGCAGTTAATGTAATTCCAACACCAGCGGCTTTAATATTCCCACAAAAAACTTTTACTTTATCATTTTCTTGGAAGTCATCCACAGCCTTTTGTCTTGCTGGTTTTGATGTTGACCCGTCCAAATAAACAGATTGTTTTTTAAAATGTTCATGAATTTTTTGAAGGGGTTCTGTAAAGTTTGAAAAGATTATAACTTTCTTTCCTTGTTCAATAATGTTTTCCGCAACCTCAATTGTGGTCGCAATTTTTTCTTCAGCAATTACCTGTCTAACTTTTGTTAGTTTTGAGAACTGAATGGTCAAAGATTTTGACTCTTCTTTTTTGTTTGTGTACCAGTCATAGTATTCACCCATAAGTTCTTCATATAATCTTGAACTTAGTCTTTGGTAAAGTGGTGTAATAATTTTATCAGGTAAATCCAAGACCTCAGTTTTTAATCTTCTAATCACATGACGGGAAGTTCTGTCTCTCAATTCTTCGAGATTTGATGCCCCATTAACATTCCAAACTTTTCTTTTTCCAACTGAGAACTGATAACCCGCACAATATCTAATGGCGTATGCCATCCAATTTGCGGCAACAGGACTCTCAATTAAATTTAGAAGATTGTAATAATTCATTGGTCTTGAGGTCATCGGAGTTCCTGTTAAAAGCCAAAGTCTTTCAGAATTTCCAACCAAATCGTTTATAATTTTTGTTCTCTGAGCTTGAGGGTTTGAAATATAGTGAGCTTCATCAATTACAACCAAATCAAAATTCTCTTTCATTAAAATAGATTCTTTTGATTTTGGTTCGTGGAAGTTTTTCATTATATCGTAATTTATAATATAATATTTGTGACCCTCCTCCCATTTCTTACTCTCAACAATGTAAACTGATTCATCGGTATAAAGAGCAATTTCCCTTTTCCAATTTATCTTGAGTGTTGCGGGACAGATGATTAAAATCTTTTTGGCCCCACTTTCAATAGATGAAATAACAGTTGAGGTTGTCTTTCCGAGACCCATATCATCGGCAACAATGTATTTGTCATTTTCAAGAAGTTTAATGATACATTCTTTTTGATGATTAAGAGCGGGTCTGTGAGAATACTTATCCCAATCAACTTCAGCAGTTCTTGTTTTTGCTTTATGGATTGCCGTTTTAGGAATCCAAAAGTCGTGAATTGTATCCCCACTAAAAATCTTTCCCCAAATGTGATATGACTTATCTTTTTCTACAAGAAGTTTTTCAACATAAATTTTATCAGGTTCCTTAATGAATGGATTATCATCCACAAGTTTTTTTGCAAAATATGAATCAATATCAACCCACTTTTTTGCAACTTTTGGTTCCACCTGATTGAACCCAATTATATAATCACATTGGGCTCTTGTTGGGATAAATTTTTGGTTAACTGCATGCTGTTGTTTTAACTTTAGGATATAGTTATTTGAGCCCTTGTATTCTTCTAAGATTTGTAGGGCTTTCTGTTCAATACTTCTAATGTCAACAGATTCTTGCACTATGTTAATTATAATTCAAAATTAGATATTTATCAATATGTCACAGAGGAATATCCCAATTACAAGATTAAATAAATTCTTTGGAGCCGAGGATTTTAACCTTGATGTGAATATGGGTAAGGAGTGGCTTCATGGGGATATGAATTTCACTCTTGTTTTATACAAAGTTGATAGGGCCAAAACAAATACTGATGATGTCTACGGTGAAACTACAAAAGATTCTATTAAGTTTCATCCACCAATAGAATTTAAGGCATTCGTTCAAGTATCAGCACCTGAGAATAAGTTTTTGGGTAATTCTAAACTTGACCAAATGGAACCTGGTAATATTAGAATTTCAGTCTACCAATCACATCTTGATGAACTTGGTATTGAAGTTGAATTTGGTGATTATGTTGGTTATTATGAAACTGAAAAAAGAGTTAGGTATTACTCAGTTGCAAATGATGGTCGTGTGGTGTCGGACAACAAACATACTTATGGTGGTTACAAACCATTTTACAGAACCATTATTGCGGTTCCTGTAAACGATAATGAATTTAGAGGATTATAATGGGATTTGGAAAGAAAATAAAAAAACATATTAGATTGACTCCTGAATTATATGGTCCGTCAAGAAGACAAGAAATGCTCGACCAAATAAATCAGTACGGAACTTTTTTACCAAAATCAATTTTACATGAAGATTTAGACAGAGGTTTTTTAGATTTTGTTAAAAACGAACTAAGAGTTGTAACCGATGGTAAAGTAGTTCCTGTTGTTGATATTTTAATTACAACCCAGAATTGGGCTCAGTTTACCCAAACTTGGAATATCAATGATTTAGATAAAAATGTTAGTGTTCCTGTAATTACGACAGTTAGAAATCCTGAAGTAAAATACGGAACACTTCCATCCCTTCAATATACAATACCAAATAGAAAACAATTTTTTTATGCAATGGTCCCAAATTGGGATAATGGAGTTAAGGGAATGGATGTTTACACAATTCCACAACCTGTTCCTGTGGATATTAAATTCTCAATAAAAATCATTTGTAACAGAATGAGGGAGTTAAATGCTTTAAATAAAGTTATTATAGAAAAATTTTCGTCAAGACAAGCATACACTCAAATTAAAGGTCACTACATCCCAATTATTATGGATGACCTTCAAGATGAATCTGTAACAGAAATAGAAAAAAGAAAATATTACATTCAAAGTTACAATTTTACAATGATGGGGTTCTTAATGGATGAAAATGAATTCCAAGTAAGTCCTGGTGTTAGCAGAACTTTTACACTTTTAGAAACAAATGAAAAATCGCCTAAAGTTAAAAAAAATCGTAGGACAACTGACACGAGTTCAAATTTTGATTTAGTGTTTGATTTTCCATTTGGTGATACGAGTTTTACACAAGAGTTTAAATACAACGCAAATTTACGACTTGTTGGATTAGATAATATCGACTCTTATACTTTTACAATTAATGGTTTGTTTTATGGGGATGACATCCTAAATCAACCTGATTCAAAATTATCTGTAAATTCAGAAGATGTATTATTAATTAATATTGTTAAAACTGATAATACAATTCCTTCAAAGATACAGATATCAGTTGAGGTAATTTAAAGTTCTCCGTATAAATCTTTCTTTTCAGAACAGGTTTCAATTATTAAATTCTCTAAGAACTTATGAATCTTTAATCCTTTTTTTTGGCAATACTTTTTTAGTATTGTGTGAGATTCTTCTGATATCTTGAGGTTCTTAATTGACAAAGCAGAAAAAAGTAAGAATTTATTCTTACTTTTAAATAAATAGTTTTGTTAAATAAAAACTTTTGTTTTTTTATATGGTATTTATTGAAAAATAAATCTTTAAAAAACAAAAAAACAAATGGCAACAAAAGTTTTCGTTTCTCCCGGTGTGTATACTACCGAAACCGAACTTTCGTATGTTGCACAAAGTGTAGGTGTTACAACGCTTGGTATTGCAGGTGAAACACTGAAAGGTCCAGCTTTTGAACCTATTTTTGTGACAAATTATGAAGAGTTCCAAGCGTATTTTGGTACAACAAGTCCGGAAAAATTTGTGAACACACAAATTCCAAAGTATGAATTAGCATATATTGCTAAGGCGTATTTACAACAATCAAATCAATTATTTGTATCAAGAGTACTTGGTCTTTCAGGTTATGATGCAGGACCATCTTGGTCATTAACTTCTATTGCAAATGTAAATTCTTCTACAATTATAGAGGGAGCAGCGGCTGCTGGAACAGCAACTTTTACTTTTTCTGTAAACACTGGAACTTCAGTCGTAACTTATACGGTTGGTGCGTTTTCCGCAACTTCAGCGGGACTTGAATTTTCAACACCATATATAAAATTTGATGGAAGTACTTCTTCTTATCAAGATGACTTGGATGCATTTATATTATCGATTGTTGGTAATCCATCTTCTAGTGGTAGTACAATTAGTCTTTGGGGTTCTCTTCACTCTTCAGGTGTAACTGCAATTGGTTCAAGAACAGTTACTAACAATTTTGGAGTTGACGGTTCTGTATACTCAGCAAACACACTAACAGATGCTCTAAATGACCCTTGGTATTACGGGGCATTTGTACCTAATGGTTCAGGAACATATACAGGATATTCTTGGTATGCTACAGTTACGACTTTTGCTTCGGGTGTTACTCCTACTGGGACAATTACTTATGATATTTTCCCATATCTAGGCACCGCTTATACTGAATACGACAATGTTGTTATGGCGACATTACGCTCAAGAGGTATTACTGAATATTCAACCACAAATCACGGTCCTCAATATCAAGTAACTGGGAACACTGTCACATTAGATTTCACAGGAGCCTACTCAGGAGTTCTTGAAAATCCTTATGGAACATTTGGAGTTTCTATTACTGATAAAGATTCTGCGGTTACAAATTTTGAAATTTCATTAGATGACACTAACTCAAACTTTATTAGTAAAGTTTTTGGCACCGGTAACTTCCAAAAAAATAGGGTCGATGTTCCGATATTTGTTGAGGAGAGATTCCCAACATTATTGTATCATGGATATAATAAAGGTTTTATTAGAGGGTTAAATTCTACATTGATTTATTTACCTCAAGCCCAAGGTAATAGTTCAACTTCAATTGCTAACTATTTGGAAAGATACCAAACTGCTTACTCACCATGGATTGTTTCTGAACTTCGTGGTAATACAGTTTATCAACTTTTCAGATATATCACTATTTCAGATGGTAACTCAGCAAACAGAGAAGTTAAATTATCGGTTGCAAATATGTCTTTTGACCTTATGACATTTGATGTACTTGTTAGAGATTATAACGATACTGATGCAAATCCTGTAATTTTAGAAAAGTATACAAGTTGTTCAATGGACCCAGCTCAAAACAACTATGTTGCTAAAAAGATTGGTACAACTGACGGAGAGTATGCAATTAATTCTAAATACATTATGCTTGAGGTTAATGAGGATGCCCCATCAGACGCTCTTCCTGCAGGTTTTGAGGGATACTTGATAAGAAATTACTCAACATCAACTCCTCCTTTCCCAATCTATAAAACTCAGTATAACGCACCTGGTGATGTATTATATAATCCACCATTTGGTACTATTTTGGGTGTAGATGATGAAGTGATTAGTTCGGGTGATAATGTTAGAAGAAGCTACCTTGGATTTAGTACATCTGTTGGATGGGATGTGAACTTCTTTGATTACAAAGGTAAACAAACTCCTTCAGGTTGGACTTGTACAGAACAAACATATTCTAATTGGTCTTATTTAACAAAAGGTTTCCACATGGATAGTGGTGCTAGTGTTGTATTAATCTCATCTATATATTCAACTTCAGGTCAATCGGCCTTTGAGGTAGGTGCTGGACAATTTAACACTGAACCAACAAATTCTAACGAAACATACTTTAGAACTTATTCTCGTAAATTTACCGTACTTCCTTATGGTGGTTTTGACGGTTGGGACATCTATAGAGAGTATAGAACTAATGGTGATGATTTTGTACTTGGTAAAACTGGTTACCTATATGGTGCAAGAGCGGGTTGTCAGCCATATGCAAACGCAACAGGATGGGGTGCATTTAGACAAATTACTGTAGAAGATAACACATCTGACTACGCTAATACTGACTACTACGCATACTTACTCGGTATTGAGTCATTTAACAATCCTGGTATTATTAATATTAATGTATTTGCAACTCCTGGTATTGACCATGTTAATAACTATAAATTGGTAAGAGCTGCGATTGATATGGTTGAAATTGACAGAGCTGACTCAATTTATGTTACAACAACACCTGACTTTGATTTGTTACAACCTTCAGGTTCTATGGATAACTTTGTATATCCACAAGATGCTGTTGTCGCATTGGAAGATGCTAATATTGATTCAAACTACACTATTACTTACTACCCATGGGTATTGACTCGTGATAGTGTATACAACACTCAAATCTATATTCCAGCAACGGCTGAAGTATGTCGTAACTTAGCACTTACTGATAACATAGCATTCCCTTGGTTCGCAACCGCAGGTTACACAAGAGGTATTGTTAATTCAGTAAGAGCAAGACGCAGATTAACACAACTTGATAGAGATACTCTTTACCAAGGAAGACTTAACCCAATCGCAACATTTAACGATGTTGGAACTGTAATTTGGGGTAATAAGACACTTCAGGTTAGAGAAAGTCCTCTTGACAGAGTTAATGTGAGAAGATTGTTGTTACAAGCTCGTAAATTGATTTCTGCAGTTGCTATCAGATTGTTGTTCGAACAAAACGACGCAGTTGTAAGACAACAGTTCTTGGATTCAGTAAACCCAATCTTGGATGCTATCAGAAGAGACCGTGGTATCACTGACTTCCGTGTAACTGTATCAAACAACCCTGAGGATTTTGATTCTAACCAAATGTCAGGACGAATATTCTTAAAGCCAACTAAGGCTCTTGAATTTATCGACATCGAGTTTATTATCACTCCACAAGGAGCAAGTTTCGAAAATATCTAATATCGAAAACAAATAAATTTAAAAACCCTCTGGAAACAGGGGGTTTTTTATTTTTAATATATTTATAGTTATGAAGTTAAAGTTAGTAGAAGGTTTTAAAGAAGAATTGACTCCTGATTTAAAGTATTATGCTTTTGACTGGGATGATAATTTAATGTATATGCCAACTCAGATTATTTTAAAAGATTCTGAAGGAAACGAAGTTGGTATGGGAACAGAAGATTTTGCTGAACACAGGACAAAAATTGGCACAGAAGATTTTGAATATAAAGGTAAGACTATAGTTGGTTTTGCTGAGAATCCTTTTAGAAATTTCTCAGAAGCGGGAAACAAAAAATTTATAATTGATTCCTTACTTGCAAAAACTGGTCCGGCTTGGGATGATTTTGTGGAATGTATTAATGGAGGGTCAATTTTTTCCATTATAACAGCAAGAGGTCACTCTCCCGAGACAATTAAGCAAGCCATCGAAAATCTTATAGAAGTTGGATATAAGGGACTTTCAAAGAAAGAACTTGTAAGAAATTTAAAGAAATACAGGGAGATTTCTGGTGAAGATGAATTAAGTGATTCTGAATTAATAGAACAATATTTAAATATGAACAAATATTATCCTGTTACTTACGGAAAGGGGTCAGCACAAAGTCCCGAACAAGGAAAAGTTGATGCAATAAAAGAATTTTCAAGGTATGTTATTAATATGTCAAAAAAACTTGGGCAGACTCCTTACCTTAAAAATGATGTAAGCAATAATTTTATTCCTACAATTGGATTTTCAGATGATGATTTAAGAAACTTAGAAAAGATGAAAAGTGCATTAAAAGATGACCCTGATAACATCGTACAAATGTATTCAACACATGGAGGAGTTAAAAAGAAGTATTAATATATTTATATGTAAGACTAGTGTAAGTTTGACTAAAAATAAATTAAAGTAAATAGAAAAATTTTTAAACTACACTATTTATAATAAAAATAAAATTTAAAAAAAAACAAAAAAATGGCTGATTTACTGATGAAAATGCCGATACCGTATGAACCCAAAAGGATGAACCGATTCATTCTTAGCTTTCCATCGGAACTCGGCATAAATGAGTGGTATGTTGAATCTACTTCTCGTCCAAAAATTACAATCGGAGCTACTGCAATTCCTTTCTTGAACACTGAAAGATATGTTGCAGGTAGATACACTTGGGGAACCATTAACTGTACTTTCCGTGACCCAATTGGTCCATCTGCGGCTCAAGCCCTTATGGAGTGGGTTCGTCTACATGCAGAATCTGTAACAGGTCGTATGGGTTACGCGGCTGGTTACAAAAAGGATGTGACACTTCAGTTATTAGACCCAACAGGTGTTGTTGTAGAAAAATGGATTTTGGTTGGAACCTTCTTAACTGATGTTGACTTCCAAGGTCTTGATTATGGTCAAGATGGTCTTGCAAAGATTGTTGCAACTCTTCGTCCTGACTATTGTGTACTTGTTTACTAATATTTTTTCAAAATACTATTTACAAATCCGTACTTTGTGCGGATTTTTTTTTATAAAAAAAAATTATGAACGAAATTATAGCAGGACAAGAAAATTTTAATTTACCCCACGATGTGGTTATGTTACCAAGTCAAGGTAAATTTTATAAAAGTAAGAAAAAAAGTGTTAAAGTTGGTTATCTAACCGCTGCAGACGAAAACCTTTTGGGTAGTGTTGGTAAACTATCGGGGGAACAACTTATTTTGAGACTTGTTAGAAGTAAACTTTATGAACCTGAATTAAACCCTTCAGACATGCTTGAAGGTGATATTGAGGCAATTCTTTTGTTTTTAAGAAACACTTCATTTGGTCCTGAATATAATTTCACTTTAACTGACCCTGATACAGGTAATAAGTTTGAAAAACCAGTTCTTTTGGATGCTCTATCGTTTAAAAAACCTGAAGTTGACCCAGATGATAATGGATATTATGAAACAAAACTCCCAAAATCAGGAGCTCAAGTCAAATTGAAACCTCTTAGTTATGGCGAAACAACAGACCTTGAAAGAATGGCCGATGAATATCCATCGTCGATGATTGCACCTAAAGCTACTTGGAGACTTGCAAAACAAATCATTGAAGTTAATGGGAGTCAAGACAAAGGAGAAATTGCTAAGTTTATTGAACAGATGCCAATTATGGATTCAAAGTATATCTCAAATTTTTTGAAAACAAATGAACCAAGGATTGATTTGAACAGAGAGGTAACTGCTCCATCAGGTAAAAAAGTAACAGTGAGGATTGCCTTCGGGGCTGAGTTTTTTCGCCCTTTCTTCTAAATATATGTTATCATTACTTGACCAGTATTATTTACTGGCCAAGTATTTGCATACTTCGTATTCTGATTTCTATAAAATGCCAATATTTCAGCGGAGATATTTGGTTGATAAAATTATTGAGCATAATACTCCGAAAAAATAGATTTAAGATTATTTATTAAGTATGCAAGGTGCTACTACAGGTGACGAGAATCAAGCGTCAAAAGGTAAAGAGATTGAATTTTTAAACCTACAAAAAGGTGTTGAAGGTATTACATCTCTTTTGGATAAACCCATTGAGACTATTGAGGAAGGTATTGTAAATGTTGACCAATCAATACAATCCATACTTAATACAATGGGGCAAGGTAAAAATCTTGCCGAAGGATTAAAAAAGGAATATGCTCAAGCCGCCCTCAATGTAATATCAATGGGTGGAACTCAAAAAGATGCTTTAGCTATCCAACAAGAAACTCTTGAAACTTTAGGTAGAAATGTTGTTTTAAGTAAAGAACAAACAACTGACATATTTGCAGCTTCTAAATTTTCAGGTGTAGTCACAAAAGATTTAATAGCTGGATTCACAAACGCTGGAATGTCCTTAAAAGATATTTCAGCAGAAATGCTCAAGGTTAGAGAAGTTTCTAACAATTTGGGTGTTAATGCCAAAGCAGTATCCTCATTAGTAGTTGCAAACTTAGATAAGTTAAATAGGTTTAATTTCCAAGGAGGAGTTGAAGGACTTGCAAAGATGGCGGCTCAGTCGCAAACTTTGAGAGTTGGAATGGAAGAAACTATGGATTTTGCGGATGGACTTATGGACCCTGAAAAGGCCATTGAGATGTCGGCAACTTTCCAAAGACTAGGAGTTGCTTCAGAAAAACTTTTAAATCCATTAAAACTTATGGATATGGCACAGAACGATGTTGCCGGACTCCAAAAAGAAATTGCAGGTGCAGTTGCTCAATATACAACCTTTAATAAGGAAACGGGTAAATCTCAGATTAGTCCACAAGGTATTAGAATTCTTAAAGAAATAAGCAAGGAAACAGGATTTGCTAGAGGTGAACTTGAAAAAATGGCTTTGGCTGAAAGAGAGATTGGGGAAAAACTTTCCGTAATTGATTTTTCAGGATTTAATATAGATGATGAAACAAAGTCTCTCATTGCCAATGTTGCGACAATGGGGAAGGGTGGTGAATATGTTGTCAAAACTAAACAAGTTGATAAAGAAGGTAAAGAAACAATAGTTGAAAAAAGTATACAAGACCTTTTAGTTCAAACGAAAGGTAATGCTGATGAACTTAGAAATGCTTTAGTTGGGGAAGAAGAGAAACCTACAGACCCAATTGAATTAGCCAAAGACCAACTTGATGTATTATCAAAAATTAATGCTGGAATTGCCGAATTAAAGGCCACACCAGGAATGATGGTTGGTGCTAGTAAGTTAGGTAAAGCGACTTTAGACGCCAATTTATCACTTTCAGAAGGTATTAATGAACCACTTAAAGATATTTTTGCAATCGGTGGAGAGTTAAATAAAGAGTTAGATGGAACAGCTGTTAAATTTCAAGATTTAGTTACAATCTTAAAAGACCCAACACTATCTGGTGCGGACAGACAAAAAGCGTTTACTGACCTAATTAAACAAGGTGAAGAACTGGTTACAAGTTTACTTGGGGCAACTGTAGAGGCAACTGGAACGGCAACCAAAAATGTTTTAGGTGAAGACCAATACAATAACATAATGTCAGGTGTCCAAGAAAAGTTAGAGTCCCTTGAGGGCAAAGACGCAGAAATAATTGGTATTTTAAAAGATAAGCTCGGATTGCCTAAGGACAAAGAAAAGGCTGAAATATTAGATGAGATTGGTAAAATAGAACAAGAACGCCAAGACAGTTTTAATTTTCAAGATACTAAAGGTATTAATATAGACGAGACAAAAGGTCAAAAAGAAATACTTGAAGAAATTAAAAAAATAGAAGAAGAACATTCTTTACATTCTGAAACGTTAAATGGAACTCTTGATAATTTAGATAAGTCGTTAACTGATGGTGTTAATACAAAATCAATAACAACTGAGTCTTTAAGTGTTACTACAGACAAACCAATTAATTTAGTTGCGCCTGAAAAGACGGAAGAAATTACAACCACACCTGTAACTACACCAACTACTATACAGGCAATAAATCCTGAAATACAAAAATTAATTGATGAAGGCATTGTAGGACCACCAACGGCATCATTAGGTACAGAAACATATTTACCAACCACAACTCCATTACCTGTTATTAATGAGACAATTGGTACAGAAATACAACCAATTCCTGAAACAACTGCGGAACTTTCTAAAATTGATACTTCTGAAGTTGATACTTTAAATGTTAAAAATTTAAATATAGGTACTGCATTAGATGAACTTGTGGGCAAAATTTCTGCAACTCCTGAAAACGCTGAAAAAACAAATTTAATTATTTCAGAATTAGAAAAACAAGTTGAATCGGTTAAAGAGGGGGCAATACAACCAACTGCGGCGATTACAGAAAAACCAACAACTACACCCTCAATTAATATCGCTGAACCACAACCAATCACTGAAGAAGAATTACCGTCAATTGAGGAAGGATTACCTCCTATTGAAACAAAACAACCAACAGGACTATTTGAAAAAATCTCACAAAAAGCATCAAGCTTAATTGAGGGACCGAAACCTGAGCCATCGGTATCTGAAAATTATAAGAAATTATTAGAAGAAATAAATAACGCTGAAGTGGTAGGACGAGGAGAAGAATCCTTTTTCTTAACTCCTGAGATGACGGCTCAAGCTAAAAAGGATAGTGAGTTTATAGGACCTGAGAAAGGAATACCCAAAAAAATTGAATCAACAAGAAGTATAACCACCCTAACAAAAGAAGAATTAGCAGAAATAGAAAAAGAACTTGAAATAGAATCTTATGACAAGAAATATAATGAAATTAATAATGAAATTAAAAATTTCAAAAAGGAAAAAATAGGTATTGGGGGAGTAGAAAGGGAAGAGGATATGGGCAAAGATGACCTTGATACTTTGGAAAGTATGAGGAAAAGGCGTGATACATACGAAGAAATGTCTTACGATTTAGATATAGGTGAAGTTGAGTCATTTAATAAAAAAATTGAAACTAAGGGTGTAGAAAAAGAAATGGAGTTGGCTCCGATTAAACCAACTTTAAGTCAAATTCCTATACCTGAAAAAGAAGAAAAACAACCTCTTGGGAAAAGGTTAAAAGAAGGTATTGGTAATCTTACTGAAAAACTTAAAAAAGAAAAAGTTAAAGAACCTACTGTTACAGCGGCAATACCCGAAACCCAAGAAGAATTTATAGTAAGAGATACTCAAGGTAATGAACTTGCAAGAAGTATTGATAGAGAAACTGCAGAAAGGAAGGCTGGAACAAGCGAAGGTATAACAGTTTCTAAAGAAACTACCCCAATAACCCCATCCGTTCCTGAGACACCGGCAGTTGGAATTGAAAAAATTGCGGCGGAAAATAAAGAGGAAAAAATACCATTAAAAGAAAGATTAAAGAACTTAATCAAAGAAAAACCTGCAGAATCTGAAGGAAAAATAACAATTGAAGAACCTGTAGAAACAAAGACAATTACCCCTGAAGACAATCTTAAAATAGAACTTGAACAACAGGAAAAGACTGACAAAGAAAATCAAAGAAAAATGATAAGGGAGGTTCAGTCAGGAGGTAAAATACAAGAAACCCCTAAAATTGAACCGATAGTACCTGAACCTAAGGAAGAATCAGGGTACTTGAAAATGTTAGCGGAAAACGACTCTGAGGCTGATAAATTTTTGACAAGTAAAAGTGGGCTCCCCGTAAATTTAGATAAAATAGAACCCAAAGAAATTGAAGAATCAGGTCCATTAGGAGTTAGTTTAACCTCGATGGAAGAAGAGGAAGGTGGTATTGTAGAACCTGTAACAATTACTCCTGAAGAACCTAAAGAAACTGAAATACAAACTGCTCTAAGAGAAGCACGAGAAAAGCAATTGTCCTATTTGGAAGAATTAAGACAAAAAGAACAAATTGAAACTCCATCTAGAGGTATTGAAAAAATTGCGGAAATTGGAGGAAGAATAGGTGAATTTGGAAAAGGATTATTTGGAAAACCTGAGGTACAAGAAGAAATCCAACAGTACGAAATGCCCGAGGAAACAGAGTATGAATATACTCCGATAGATGAGATGGGTAAATTTGACATTTCCAATCTTAAACAAGAATACTTAGGTCCTGAAGAAATAGAAGCTCCTGAAGCTCCTGAAATTGGCATCCCTGAAATACCTACACCACAAGGAATTAATGAACAAGTTTTTGGAGGACAAACTGCACAAACAGGAGTAGAAGGGTCGACCCAAACCATCAATGTCAATGCTAAAATTGAAATAACAGGTAATCCTGCATTCGCTAATTTATTAGACCCAAGAAAATTACAATCTACAGTTGAAAGTATATTTGTTACTTCTATGTCCCAAAAGACAAATGTTGCTCAAAAAGTTAATGCGTCATCCCAAGACGCCAGTATGGGGATTTCTTCATATTCATCATCTTTAGACCAATAACCTCTAAAAAATAACATTATATCTATTTATTGATATAAGTTTTATAAATGGCGGATACATCTCCAATTAAAAATAATTTACTAACATTTGCAGGTTCTGAGGCTTTTAGAAATGCTTTAATATCAAAAAATCTAAAACCTTACAAAACCGAAGGCTCTTATTCTTACGATGTTAAAAATCAAAATTACCCTATAGTATTTGGTGAAAAAGTTCCTGTTGACACTCCAAACATATCTTTGGATTTATTTGAAAATGCCAAAGCCGCAACAATAGTAAATGTATACGGAGAAACAACAAAAATAGATGGTTCAGATTTAATTGCCGGAACTGGAGCAGTGTCTTACCAACAAGCTGGTACAGGTAATGTACAAGTTTTAACTTCAGAACAACAAGTTGGTTATAGCCAATCAGTTGCTGAATTAGAACTTTTAAGTGAATTTTATATTGATTCGGCAGCGGTTGTTAACAGATATATACCACAAGATGGGTACATTTATAGTTACATTAGTACAGAAAAAATTCTGCCAAAAAAACAAACAGGTGGAAATGAGTATCCAAATTTTGATTTTAAGTTGGATGACGCTCTTGGTACGCTTCCATATTTTGACAATATATTTGCTATCAGTATTGGAACAGGGGTAATTTCATCCGAATCTTATTTACAACAAATCTCAACAGTTTTTTTACAGGACGCATTACAAGAAAGGATAAGTAGAGAAATTTATAGAAATACTGTAGGTAGAGTTAACTTAGCCGCTTTCTCGGACCCATTCCAAGCATCACTCCTAGCGTCAGGACAAGAACCTCTAATATATAAAAATTATTCAATTACAGTACCTGATGGCGTATTTGACCAAGCATCATTCTTGATACAAAGGTTTTCAGGTACTTACATACCAACATCACCAATTGAAGGGGATTACTTTTCAGAACCACAAAGACAAAAAGGAACTGCAGGACAATTAATTGATACTACATCTAACCCTATAAATAAACCGGCAACACCACTAAGTAATCCGTCTATTAAATTTTTAAATAATACAGGTAGCGGACAAAAGAATGTTTTATTTAATAGCTTAGGATATAATAGATTTAAACCTGAGTATGAACAAAATACAACTCAAATAGGGTTAGCAATTGATAATGTATTTGATAAAAATAATACATTAACAAATTTTTATGTTGGAGACTCAACCAATGATGTATCTAAAACAACTTCACCCTCAGATTTAGTTCCGATAGACGCTTACGGAAATGTTACAAGTACAATAGTTTTTGGTCCTGATGAGGTTGGAAAAATATATGAAGGGGAACAGATAGACCAAGTTTATAATTTTGGTCTTAAAACTACGATTAATGGACCAGGTGGAGTTTTCTCTGACATTGCATTAAAAGACCCGACCGGAGGATTTTCTTGGGTTAGTATAAAAAATAACCAAAGTGCAGGATATTACCCAACTCCTGGAGGAGGAATCGGCTCACAATCCCAAAGTTACTTACAAGGAGTTGGTCAAAATTTTACAAGTTCTCAGTCAACAAAATTAAAACCAAGTGCTGATTCTCCTGAAACAGGTTTTAGGGCCGGTTCAATATTAGACGAGACACAAAGAATTATAGATTCAGCACCAGCATCAGGAGCAAAAAGATTGGTCCATGTTGGTAATGCTATGAACCAATTATCTAAAGTGTTTAATGATGGATATAAAGAAATGACCAAAGGTTCAAGGGTTATGAAATTTGTGAATCAAAATGGAACACAGGTTGGAGTTGAATATGGTAGAGTTTTTACAAAAGATATCCCTTATTTAACATATAGTAATCTACAATCTACAATTGCTAATACAAGTGGACTCGAGACCAATGGTAATATAAGAAGGTTTACCAATTCAATTGTTGACTCAACATATAACTTAAATATTGCCCCACTCGCCGGACAAGCATCTACAAATATTAAAGATGGAAAGGTAAAAAAATATATGTTTTCTATTGAAAATTTAGCTTGGAGAGGAACTGCAGAATTTGAATCTTTACCTGATTGTGAAAAAGGACCTAATGGAGGTAGAATAATGTGGTTTCCACCATATGACATAACTTTGGGTTCAGAACAAAGTAACCCAAAGTTTAATTCGACAAACTTTTTAGGTAGACCTGAACCTATATACACTTATGAAAATACTGAGAGAAGTTCAAGTATTTCTTGGAGTATTATTGTTGACCACCCATCTGTTTCTAATCTTATTGTTAAAAAAGTTTTAGAAAATACGGACGATGACACCGCAACACAAGTTGCGGCTTCTTTCTTTGCCGGATGTCAAAAATATGACATATATGAACTGGCTCAAAGATATAATACTTTAAGTAAGACTACAATAGAACAATTATATCAAGAAATATTACAAAGCAATCAAACCACAGATGAAGAGAAGAAAGAGGCATTAAATGAGGCGGGTGATACAGGAGGACAAGGGACTACGGAGTCCCCAACTAATCTTTTAGGTGATTTTGTAAATTACGGGTTCTATTTTCCGTATGTTTTTTCAGGAACTGAATCAACAACTAACTACACTTCAATATACGAAAGTTATTATGACAATAGAAATTCATATATTGGAGGATTAGATAGTATTAAGATGAGTTTATTTGTTAACAATGTTTTACCTGGAAATTATGATAAAATGACACAATTAAGGGAAGAGATAAAAAATATATTAGAAAACGAACAAGGTATTATCGAAATAACTTTAAACGGCTCAAAGATACCTGGAAGAGCGGACAACGCAATTATTTCATTGGCATGGTTTGACTCTGCAGTATTATTTTTTACAGAATCAGTGTTATCTAATAATAAAACAATTAAAAGTTATGTTGACGATGGTAAAATAGTATTTAAAAGACAAAATCTTGGTTCTGAAAATACTGTTTCAGGATTAACAACTAGTGAGGGCACTGGTAATGATATAAATTGTAATCAACCAAACGGTTCGTTTCCACAAACTTCATTTAATTCAGCGGCTTGTAGAGCTGTTAGGATATCTAATATAACTGTTAGCCCAAATAAACCAACACAGTCTTCAGGGCCTGAAACAACAAATGATGATAATATACCAAATCCTGATGCAAAAGTTGGACTAAAACCTGAACAAAACCAAAGTTTACAAACAAAATTAAAGAATGTAAGTAAAAAAATTATAAGAGAGCTTTTAACTGAATGTAATTATTTTGAAGTTATACAGCAGACCGATAAAATAATATTGGACTCGATTAAAAATAAGTTTAAATTTTTTAATCCGGCATTTCATGCTATAACACCTGAAGGTTTAAATAGTAGACTTGTATTTTTGAATCAATGTGTAAGACCAGGAAGAACAATACCCACAAAATCAGAAGAAAATACAGAGGCAAAAATTACTGATTCATTTAATACAAATTTTGGAACCCCACCAGTTTTGGTTTTAAGATTTGGAGATTTCTACAATACAAAAATAATTCCGAATAGTTTACAAATCGCATATGAGAATATGTGGGACTTTAATCCCGAGGGGATAGGATTCCAGCCTATGATTGCAAAAGTTACATTAGGTTTTAGTATGATTGGTGGACATGGACTTGCTAGACCCGTTGAAAAACTCCAGAACGCATTGTCATTTAATTATTATGCTAATACTGAGATGTATGATGAAAGGGCTGATGAAACAGAATCTACTGAAGCTGTGGATAATGCTTTAATTGAAAGTCTAAGAAATGAAGAACCATTAGTAACTGTAAATAATGTGAATGACACCAAACAAAATGAAGGAGGTACACTAGTTGGAAACATAATTTCATCACAAAGAAATGATGCTGGAATAGAAACAGGTACTACAAGGTACAATGAGTTCTTTAATGGATTTGTTGATGTAACAAAAAATTATTTTACCACAATTGGTAATACATATCAAACATTGACTAATGAGTATAACTTAGGAGTTTGGGCTCAAATAAACCACGACAGGTACTATACTAATGGGTATTATGATAATATTTTCAATTTCCAAGGAAGTACATTAAATATTTTAGGTAAACAGGGTAATTGGGAAACAAGTTTAAATGTTATTGGTAATTTTATTAAAACTAATGCCGACAACGGAACCGACACATTAATACAAAAAGTGAATTCTGCGCTAAATATTGATACACAAACTAAAAATAAAATAAGAGAAAATTATAAATCGTTTATAAATGATACACTTATAAATAACTTTACGCAAATTGCCATTTATATTCAACAAATTACAGATTCCCAACTTAATTTTACAAAATATATGGCTAAAATGGATTTAGTTGCCGATTCGGCGGACGGTAAAATTTTAGCAAACGGAGCATCAAAATTATATGTGTTAGGAGGAACCCCTGAAAGTGGCTCAGATACTATAACTCAATTTAGAAATGATTATTTTCAGATAATGACTGATTCTGTAAATTTTTATAATTACGGATTGAATAAAATATTCTTACCCGATTCATTAACTTCAGGCAATACTACTTCATATTCCCCAATAATTCCATTTACTAATAGTAACGATAATTATGTTTATACGATACTATCTAATGTAATTATTAACAATTCAAAAAGAAAAGATTTTTTTGATTATTTAGTTAAAGATACACAATCAGAGTATAAAAATATTGCTAGAAATTTAATAAAAGATTTTGTAGAAAATAATTGGTTATTTGAATTTACTGTTGAAAAAAATGCGGAACAAGAATTTCTAACCGATTTCACTACAACTACTGAATATCAATCTTATATTAAATATAATCCAACCGTGGAAGGGGTAAGCGTAACTACAAGACAAAGAGATTTTACATTTACAACCGACGCCCCATTCAATGCTGTAAATTATTATAGAAGATTAGCTTTAGAAAACATATATAAGACTGTAAATACTGATAACAACATAAACATTTTCAACGGTAAAAAACAATTCGATAATTAATGCCATTTCAATACTATAATAGATACAATAATTTAATAGTTAATGGTAGTCAAATTAATATACCATATGTAACATTGCCGCCCAAAAGTACAGATAAAATGTACATTTATAGAATTGGAGTTTCAAGACTAGATAAGGTATCGCAAACTTATTATGGCTCACCTTATTTTGGTTGGTTAATTCTACAAGCAAATCCTGAATATGGTGGTTCTGAAGTTAATATACCAAACAATACTACACTTAAAATACCCTTTCCTTTAACTGCTTCTCTTTTAGATTATAAGACAGCGCTTCAAACACATTTCTATTATTATGGCAAGTAGTTCTAAAAGAGTAATATACAATAAAGCATTCGATAATGTTATTGTAATTGACCCAAACAAGATTATCAATGAAAATGGATTTCCTGAAGATAGAAATGTCGAACAAGAAAATTTGGTAATGTATGCTAATTTGGAATGTAATATACAACCAAGAAGCAGGTTACTTTCAGGTGAAGATTCACAAACATTGGAAACCGTTGGTATTGCTAAAATAAATTTTTTAAAACCAAATGACCAAGATTATCTAACAACTAATTGGACAGAATTACAGAGTGAATACTCTAATCCAAATACAGTTAATAGTGAATTACTTGGTATTACGAATATTACTTATAGAGCCTCTCAAGATTTCACACCCCAAGTTAATATAACATTAGAAGATATTAAAGGTAGGGCTTTGTTTGAGTCGGGAGACGAATCAGTATACTCGGCATTTTTTAATCTTCCATATCCTACTTTTTATTTAACTTTAAAAGGTTATTATGGGAAGGCTATTAGAATGCCACTAATACTACAAAAATTTTTAGCATCATTAGACCAAACATCAGGTAATTTCATAATTAATCTTTCATTTATTGGATATAAATTTAATGCATTAAATGACATTACCTTAGGTTATTTAATGTCAGTTCCATTTATGTATCAAAGACAACTTAACCAAAGCGTTCAAGTCGACCCAAATGGACCTGAGCAGGCATCGGTTGACCAATTAAATGGAAATGATGTTAGAATTGAATCTTCATTTGGGACAGAAGGTAGGGATACGATTAATCAGGTTTATTCAAAATATAAAGAATTAGGGTTAGTTGAACAAAGTTTTCCCAACCTGACAATTAATGAGTTGGTGTCAAGACTACAAAATTTTGAAAAAAACTACCAAGAATTATTAGGACAAGTATCAACAAAACCAATTACCGACGCTAAGGAATTTGATAATCTTTTGACAAATTACGCTCAAAATATTTTCTTCTCAAAAAACCCATTATCGTGGAAAGAAGAGTACCTTGATACTAAAAAATATTATGTAATTTTAGATAAAGGTAATCGATATAAGGTCTATACATATACTAAAAATATATTTGATAATTTAAAATTTGACGATGCGATAAATAAGTTAAAAACTTTAATTGACGATAACAATAAAACTTTAGATGAGGCACCTACATTTGGTACAAAAAGTAATGGGGATAGACAAATACCCGTCAACATAAAATTTTCATCAATTGCTGCAACACCTTATTATTTACCAAATCCTGGAACTATTGATATTTTAGAAACCGCCAAGGAAAGGTTCGCAACGAAATCACCAACTAACTCTCAATTGAATATAATTGCAACTGAGTTAAGAAGTTTGGATGAAACTAGAAGACAAATTGAGGAACTCAGAAGTAAATCTGAACCACCAAAAAATCCTGTTGAAATTCCTTTTCTATTTAGATTTGATGGGGATGGTTTTTTTTTAGATGAAATTAATAAAATTAAAAAAAGTTTAACTGTACAATCAGAAGATATAGAAAGAAATATTACTGCTCAGATTAATGAGATTATTAAATCTGATAAAGGTATTGGTTTTGAGCCCAATATTAGAAATATTTTGGCAGTAATTTACGCATCAACTGATGCGTTTTTAAGAATGTTAGATAAAGTTCATAAAAGGGCTTTTGAGGCTAGAAATAATTCTAAGAAAAAACAAGCGGTAATAACTGATGTTAAACAAGAACCTGATTCACCAGTTTATCCATGGCCTGAGTATGATAAACAAATATTAGTCGAAGGTGAACCAAAATATGATTTAAGATATCCTGGTGACCCTGATTATATTAATGAAACAGGTGCTGATGATTATGAATCTTGGCCTGAAGTAGAGTTTGTTGAAGAATTTCAAAAGGCTTATTTAGAAAGGTTACCCAAAAATGTTAACTCAAGTAATGCAGTTAGTGATGCGAATTCAATAAAAAGGCTATTAATTTCAGCATTCGATACCCCAAGCAATATTTCATATTCTTTTTTACAACAAACCCCTTTTCTATACGAAATGTGGGAAAGAGTACAAGCAATCTGCCATTATCAAGGGTTCTCAAGATTAAGCAAGTATGGAGACATCCTTAATTTTTTAGAAGCGTTTGAGGCTAGTAATATAAAAACAGCAATCGGAACCAATAGTCCTGAATTGATTGATTTTTTAAAGGAGTATAAATTTACTCCTGATAATTTCTTAGAATTTTTATCTCAGAACACACCAAAGTCATACGAATTGTTATCAAGAGGAATTTACACTACAAGTTATTTAAAAAATGATTTAAATAATAATTCCAAATTTCTTTCACAAGAATTACCAGAAATTGTTGCTTCTATTATTACAGAAACTAAACCATCTGAAGTCGAGGACACAATTAATAAGTATTTAAAATCTACAGATAAAAATTCTTTATATTTTACAGATATATTACCTTTTGCATCGGAAAAATGGAATAAAGACCAACTCTTCCAGGGTAATAATAACTACACTATTGACAAAGTTTTTAGAACTGAAAAATCACTTTTTTATAATAAAAAAACAAAAAAACTTGTAAATTATACTTCAGATTTTGCATTAGACGGAAGGGGGGATAATGACAAGAATAGACCATTTAATTACTTTGTAAGTACAAGTTCAGTAATTCCTTATGAAGAAAAAGTTAAAACTAATATGGCTGGTTTTTTTAGTGAACGAGTATCTGAACCAAAAAAATCATCATATACTGAGGGAAGAGTTACATTTTATACAAGTGAAGTTGATACCAAATCAATTACCACTTCTATGTTGAATACTCCATCTTTTATAAGGGCTATACAAAATGGAGTACAAAATGATAAAAACAATTCACCAAGTCCTTATGTCCAAGCGGGTTATTTGTTTTTAAATAGTTTACCTTTAACTAATTTAAAATGGCCCTACAGAAATTCTGACGATACCACAAATAGTTATATTGCATCAACTTTTAAAAAATATGGGGCGGTTCACAATATACCAAAAATGTGGGCTGCCAAAATAGGAAGTATTTGGCATAGATATAAAGTTTGGATTGAAAATAATGTGGACATTCTAAGTGATGTGGTTGGAGATTTTGACCAAAACTCAAACTATGACCCTCAGAATTCAGACCCAGCAAGAATGTATAAATTTACATCAACCACTGAAAACTTTACAATCAAATTGTCGGCAACAGAAGTTGATACTAATTTACTTAATAATGATATAATTAATGTTGGATTTTACCCAAGGATACTAAATGACTTTTTTTATTTTTTGAATGGTAGAAATCTTTATAGTAACGATGCGACCATCCAAGAAGGAATACAATTAGAGATAGACAGTGGAAACTTAAAACTGATTTCAAATAGAAACTCACAATTTAGTACAGAAACCGGATATGACCCAAATAACCCAAACAATTTGCTTTTGTATTCGACTTTTAGTGTTTTATTTAAAAATATTAATCCTATAACTGATGGTAATAACTTAAATTATTATTATTCGGCACCTTCGTTTGGCTCACAATATAGCCAAGTAAAAAGCGAGTGTATTTCCCAAGGAGTTTTAACTACACCAATAGTCGGAAATCAATATGTGTTTAATGGGTCTGTCAGATTCTTATGGGGTGGAACTCATTTTGGTTACATGCCAACAATAAATAGATTTAGTCCACCTGACCAATATATTTCTTGGACAAGAAATAATGAATGGGCTTGGAATTTATTTTTAAACTCAAGTAATGAAAGCGGACAACTCGACTATGTTGAAGATTTATTTGGTGTATTTACCTATGAAGAATTATCTTTATTTGAAAACGAATTTTTAAATTTTTGTCAATCAGAACAAAGAACTACTTCTAAATTTAACATTCAGTCGATTATAAAAAATTCTATCCAAGTTAGTTTTGATGATTTTAATGATACCGACCCAAATAAATTATTGGAGAAATTTCAAAAGACACAACAAGTTAATTTTAATTCTAACATTAACACTTATATAAATGAAAATATTTTATATCAAAAGGGTAATCCAACTAATTTTGATTATAGAACTTTTAGTTATTTTTCAACCAACCCGCTAAAAGGTGTTGATGATGGTGTTTTAAATTATACAGACAATACACCGGATTCAGTTCCTTATTCGGGAAACACACAATCGTTTTTACAATCACAATTAGATTATCCTGAGGCTTGGGTAACATTACAAACATATGTTGGATTCTCCTCATTAAGTGGGGTTGGATATTATGGAGACAGTTCAGTAATTACTGACTTTTTTCCAGATATGAATATTGCATTTAATTCTGAAAATATTATAAGATTTGCCAATGTAATTAAAATCTATGCGACCCAAAAGTATCTTGGTAATGTAACTAACAAAGAAAGATTTGCAGTTATTATGACCCAATTCATTGATGAAATGAATAGCTTTAGAGATTTAGTATTTGATGGAATGTATACTAAATTACAATACTCACTTCAGACTGTTAAAAATACTACAACAAATGAGGATAACTCAAAAACAACTGGCGAAACTACTAAATTTGAATATTACTATTTGTTTAAGGCACTTAACGATAAATGGGTTGCTGCAAATAACTACAACAAAGAAACCATGTTTGAAGACATACTTTTGTTGGATAGAGGTAGTAAGAATTTAGGAGGTAAAGTTATTGTCGATATCTTCTCGATAATTTCATTGTTAAAAGATAATCCTAAAATGACAATTCATAATCTTACTGATAAAATTGTTAGAGACCATCACTTTGTTCCATACAATTTACCTAGTTATTTAAATTTTTATGGAGCTCCAAATGCTGGGGATTCTAGAAACGATGAAAATGAAGAATCTTTTGCTAATTCTATGTTTGGAACTTTTACCGAAGTGGATTATTCGCAATCTAAAACAAAATTGGTTTGTTATTATGCCGAAACTAGTTCTGAACAACTTAATGTTGTTAATATTAAAAATGGATTTAATGATGATAGTTGGAACTTTGAGCAACCAACAAACAATCCGGTAGTTGAGAATTTATCGTTAAAGGAAAGTAAAAATGATTGGTCTTTGTCTAATAAACCAGTAGGAATTGTTGCCGATTTTGGAGTCCAAAATCAAGGAATATTTCAAACAATACAAGTATCCCAAGATTTGGGTAAAGCAACTTCTGAATCATTAAAAGCTGATTATGAACTTGGAAATGTTATGAGAGGTACAAATACTTTGACACAAAGTGTTAGTTTGTTAAAGATATACAAAACAAGGGCATATAAATCAACAATTACCATGATGGGTAACATGATGATTCAACCAATGATGTATATAATCATAAAACATATGCCATTATTTGCCGGACCATATTTAGTTACTGAGGTTGAACATGTAATAACAAATGGTAGTTTTACAACTAAAGTTGTTGGAACTAGACAAAAAACTTATACCCCTCCGGTCGAAAACAAATTATTAGAAACAATTAAAAGTCAGTTTGTAACTAAGTTAATTAATAACTTAACAACTAAGAGAGAAAATCAAAAACGACTTGAGACAAATACTATTCAGGCTAGAAGTAATGTTGCAAATGCAATTAGCCCAAATTACTCACCTACGGCAAATCCAATTTGTACAGTAGGAGTTAGTTATGCTTCATATTCAGCCGTTACAACTCCTGTTAGTAGTCAGACGCCAGTTAGGAATATGTTTGATTCAATATTAACCAAGGTAAGAGAACTTAATTTTGGAAGTAACACAGGAGATTCAATGACTTATATTGTTCATACTTTATTCTATATCAAATCCTATAAAGGAACATCTTTTGAATATTATGGTAATAATGTTCCACTAATACCAATTTCTCCAGGTACACCAAAATGGGGAGGAGACCTGAGTAAATTCTTCAATAAAGAATATATGTGTATAAATGGACCGTCAAATGAAACCGAATCTTATGCGACTTTCCCAACTTTGGATAATTGTATAGAATTTACACATAGCAAATATAAAAATGTATTCCAAGATTCGGCAAATAATGTATCCGCGGAAAATATATTTGTAAGTGGATTTACAAGAACTTGGATTGAAAAATTCCCATACGATAAAACAAGTACTACTACAAATTTATATGACACATTTAAAACAACAAATCCAAGTGAATATAATGAATTGGAAAGAAAGGTAAGAGAATCCTACAATTTAGTTAAAGCAAGATTAACTGGTTAATTTTATTCATAAACACTATATTTATATATAAATTAATACTATGGATGTAAAACAAATCTTAGACAACTACTTAGGTCGTCAAACAAGAATTACAGAAAGAGATGCCGGTAACGGATTTAAAGAAGTTTGTGATTTGGATACTGGCGATTGCTACACAATTAGAATGAAAGATGGTCTGATTGAAAGAGTGGACAACACCTACAATTCAAATAGAAAAATCAATGTTGAAACCAAATCAGGTATAAAGCAACTTTTAAACGGATAATTAAATGGACATTTCTAACACAATTCTTGAAGAACTTAATAGATATAATAAAATTAATAATTATATATCTGAGCAGGAGGCTGAATTACCTCCAGCTGAGGAATTACCAACACCTGGTGGTGATGTACCACCGGCACCTGAAGGGGCTCCACCTGCCGAGCCAGGCGTAACACCAACTCCGGCATCGGATGATAGCCCACAACCTGTGGATGTTGCGGCAGACCCTGATGTTGAAAAAATTGGGGAAGAGGAAGATTCTACAGAAGAGTTAGAAATCACCGACCTTGTTAAATCACAACAAAACATTGAGTCAAAACAAGAAGAATATTTTAACAATTTATTTGGACAGCTATCTAATTTGGAACAAAAACTTTCAGAGATGGATAATGTTATGTCAAAACTTAATGAGCTTGAGGCTAAAATTGAAAAATACAGACCAAAGACACCTGAAGAAAAACTTGAATTAAGAAGTATTGACTCGGGTCCGTTTAATCAAAAACTTACTGATTTTTTTACTGACAAACAATCTGATATGGAAAAATCAGGAAAAAATGAATATGTTTTAACTACAGATGAGGTTGAGGATTATACTCCGGCAGAAATTAAAGGAACTTTTAACAACTACGGAGAAGAGGGAGATTTTAAAGAAATTAAGTATTAATAGATACGATATTTGACTTTTAAGGCTGACACACTTACTTTTGTTTATTAACTTTTAAATTATATTTTATGGCGACAAATTCTTTAGATGCTGTTCTCGCTCAGTATGAAAAAGCGAAATCAAACACAGGTGGTAGTAAAATCTCACAAGAAGACCGAATGAAGAAGTACTTCGCGGCAATTCTACCACAAGGAAAATCAACAGGGCAAAAGCGACTTCGAGTCCTACCAACCACTGACGGCTCATCTCCGTTTAAAGAAGTATGGTTTCACGAAGTACAAGTGGCTGGAAAATGGAATAAAATCTATGACCCAGGTAAAAACGACAACGAGCGTTCACCACTTAATGAGATTCACGATGAACTTATGATGACAGGTAAGGCTTCTGATAAGGAACTTGCAAAACAATATAAGGCTCGTAAATTCTACATTGTTAAAGTAATTGACAAAGACGCACCTGAGGACGGAGTTAAGTTCTGGCGTTTTAAACACAACTACAAGAACGAAGGTATCCTTGACAAAATCATTCCGATTTGGAGAGCCAAAGGTGATATCACTGACCCTGAAAAAGGACGAGATTTGATTTTGGAACTCACAAAGGCAAAGACTCCAAAAGGTATTGAGTACACAGTTATCCAAACTGTAATGTATGATGACCCAACCCCACTTCACGAAGACAAAGAAACTATGGACTCTTGGGTTAAAGATGAACTGACTTGGAAAGATGTTTATTCTAAAAAGCCTGTAGAATACTTGGAGGCAATTGCTCGTGGTGAAACTCCAAGATGGTCTTCTGAACTTGGTAAATATGTTTACGGTGATGAATCAGGTGAAATGACTATGGGTGGAACAATTTCTGACCCACAAGCCGGAGACGAACCTGATGGTGACCTTCCCTTCTAATTAAAATTTAATATTAACTTGGCTACCCCTGAAATATGGGGTGGCCTTTATACTACTATAAAATGACAACTCAAGAAAAAATCTCAAAAAAACTTTATGATGCTCTTATGAGCAAATATGCTTCTGAAATGAATGAAGCTGAGGCAACACTTTTGGTATATTTTAATAATCCTGTTGGAATTGGAGAACACCCACAACACTTGGAAGAAATGGATAAAATGGTTGAAAAATATGCAAACGCAAAAGATAAAAGCGAAGCATTGCAACAAATTGTAAAATACAACTAATTTAATTTGTAGATAATTTAATTTTAATATATGAAGATTTGGATAAAGAAATTAAAGTATTTTACTATATCCTGTATCTATATATTAATACTTTGGTCTACTAATTTATTAAATAAAATAAAGAAATAATGGCAATCAAGAAAAAAGAATTTTCATTAGATTCTATAAAAGATAAGTACTCCACCAAAACAAAATATAAGCCAGAAACTTTTTATAGTTGTGGAGAATCTTTTATGGACGCATGTGGGTTACCTGGACCTGTTTTAGGTGGTATTAATATGTTTTTAGGACATTCTAATACATCTAAAACAACGGCCATGATTTTAGCAGCCGCTGACGCTCAGAAAAAAGGTCACCTACCTGTTTTTATTATTACAGAAAAAAAATGGAGTTGGGAACATGCTATTGAACTAGGACTACAAGCTGAAAAAAATGAGTTCGGAGAGTATGACGGGATGTTCATTTTTAATGATTCATTTGATGTTATTGAACAAGCCACAGATTTCATTAATCAAATTTTGGACGCTCAAGAAAAGGGTGACATCCCATATAATATTTTATTTTTGTGGGATAGTATTGGAAGTATTCCTTGCCAAATGACATTTGATGGTAAGGGCGGCGGCATGCACAATGCAAAAGTACTTGCCGATAAAATAGGGATGGGGATACACTCAAGAATATCAAAATCAAAAAAAGAAGATTATCCATATTATAATACTTTGGTTGTTTTAAATCAGCCTTGGGTACTTTTACCTGATAATCCATTTGGACAACCCGAGATTCAAGCTAAGGGTGGAACGGCAATTTGGTTGGCTAGTAGTTTAGTATTTTTGTTTGGTAATCAAAAAAAGGCGGGTATAAGCCATATTGACGCCACTAAAAATGGTAGAAAAGTATCTTTTGCGATTAGGACTAAAATTTCTATCTTAAAGAATCACGTAAATGGACTTGGATATAAAGATGGTAAGATTATTGCGGTACCGCATGGATATATTACGGACACAAAAGACGCTTTAGAAAAGTATAAAAAAGACTACTCAGATTATTGGGTTCAAAAGCTTGGAGATTCTAACTATTCTTTGGATGAGTCACAAGATGATTCCGAAGACTAATAAAAGTTATATTTTTTCCACTTTTTCAGATATTTATTAATAATGGGAAGAAAGAAAATTGTAGAAAATTTAAAGAAGGTAAAAGTCGGGGTTTCAATTGACCCCGACCTACCTGAATATTTTAAATATAAATCAATTAATCTTTCGTCTTTAGTTAATAAACTATTAAGGAAATATGTAGAAAATGAAAACCAAAGTTTGTAAAGATTGTGGAGAAGAAAAATGCGAAAGTTTATTTTTTAAAAAACACGCTAATTGTAAAGTTTGTCATCTTTTAAAAAAGAAAAAATGGAGAGAAGAAAATCCGGAAGAGTATAAAAAACAAACAAAAAAATATTATGAATCTACCAAAGAAGAACAATCAAGAAAAAAGAAAATTTGGATAGAAAATAATAGGGAAAAATATAATAGTTATTGGACAAAAAGAAAAAGTGATGAACCTGAATTTAAATTATTATCAGGAATGAGAAGTAGATTATGGTCTTATTTAAAAAAACTTGATATCACCAAAAAAAACAAAACATTTGACATTGTGGGGTGTACTCCCTTACAATTAAGGGAACATTTAGAAAAACAATTCGTTGATGGTATGACTTGGGATAACAGAAGTGATTGGCATATAGACCACATAATACCTTTATCATCCGCAAAAACTGAAGAAGAGTTGTATAAATTATGTTACTACACTAATTTACAACCACTTTGGAAGTTAGAAAATATCAAAAAAAGTAACAAAATTTTGTCAAAAGATTTAATCTAAAATCTGTGAAGAAGACTCTCCTTGTAGACGGTAATAACCTCTTTAAAATTGGTTTCCATGGTGTGAAAGATTATTTCCACAATGGAAACCATATTGGGGGTCTCTTTCACTTTATTAATACTCTTAGAAAATTTATTGACGAGCACAATTTTGATAAGGTAATTGTTTTTTGGGACGGAGAAGACTCAAGGTCAAAAAGAGAAATTCTATATCCAAGTTACAAACAGAATAGAAAACTATCTTTTGAAGAACCAATTTATTTGTCATATCTATACCAAAAAAACAGAGTTAAACAATACTTGGAGGAAATGTATGTCCGACAACTTGAAGTCCAAGGAATTGAAGCTGATGACCTTATGGCTGAGTATTGCAGAATATCTGAGAATGAAAAGAAATTAATATTCTCTTCTGACAAAGATTTAACTCAGCTTATTTCTGAAAAAGTTTCACTTTATTCACCTTCACTTAGAACAACATATGAAAATGGAGACAAAATCAAGTTCAATGATTTTGAATTTCCACACGAAAATGTCTTAACATTGAAGATAATGATGGGGGATAAATCAGATAATATCCAAGGTATTCAATCCCTTGGAGAAAAGACACTCGTTAAATTTTTTCCTGAAGTTTTGGAAAGAAAAGTCACCTACCAAGAAATTCTTGAAAAGGCTGAACTATTGTTGAAAGAACAAAAAGATAACCAAACTTTAAAAAATATTTTGACTGGTAAGACAAAATCAGGTATATTTGAAAAAGAGTATTATGAGATTAATGAAAAGATTGTGGATTTGTCTAACCCTCTTTTGAATGAAGAGGCAATTGAACAAGTAAAACTTATCTTCTCAGAGAACTTAGATACAGACGGTAGGAGTTATAAAAATCTAATCAAGTTTATGGTGGATGATGGGATTTTTAAGTTTCTACCAAAAACGGACGACGCATGGACTTATTTTATCACACCATTTTTAAAGTTAACAAGAAAAGAAAAAAGTAAAAAAACAAAGTAAAATTCTTTATGAAAGAGCAAAATGCAGATTTAACAAAGTTGGAGTTTTTGATGACCGTAAACGACAACTTTATTGTACAACGGTATTTTAATGTGAAAGACTACAACCCAAAGGCTAAAAATTCAGTAGAGCTTTTGGAATTGTTGGATGGATTTGTTGAGACTATGAAACTACATCTAAAGATGAAGAGTGTTTCATATATGTCTGACAACCAATATGAAATTATGGAAAACCCTGAGGTTCTCGAAACATCTTTCACAGATGGACCTGAGGTGTTTAATTTGTATCTAAAATACAATGGTAATGTTATGTACCACTACACTTTTGATGCAAAACCTTACCCCCCAAAAGTTCGATACACAGTCGATATTCGACCATATCTTAAAGGGGTTTTGTCTAATTTGACCGAAGTATTTTCTTCTAAAAATTTAACTTACGATTTGATGGGATACTCCTTAGTCTAATAATATTTAATAAAAAAAGACTAAGATGGCTGACAAGAATTTTGATTATTTAGGAGGTACTTTCCAACAACAACTTATCAATCAGATAATAATTGATAAGAACTTTTCTCACTCGATATTGGATGTACTTGAGGCAAATTACTTTGAAAATAAGTATTACAAAATCATCATACAGATGATTAAAGAATACTACAAAAAGTTTGATTGTGCTCCAACCTATGACACATTACATCAAATTATTAAGTCAGAGATTACCCAAGAGCTGATGTTAAAAATCACTTTGGATACAATTAATGAAATTAAAAATGTATCTGAAGAAGGGTCACTTTTTGTTCAAGAAAAAGCTCTCAAATTCTGTAAGCAACAAGAGCTTCAGAAGGTGATGGGAAAGGCTCAAAAGATTATTGACGGAGGCGAGTTTGAAAACTATGACACCCTTGAGGAGATGGTTCGAGAGGCTCTTCAAGTTGGTGTTATAGAGAAAGATACAGGTGATGTTTTTGAAAACTTGGACCAAGTTCTTCAAGAAGATTATCGTCATCCAATTCCAATGGGGATTCCAGGTATTGATAACCTATTGAAAGGTGGTCTTGCTAAAGGTGAAATCGGAGTGATACTTGCACCAACAGGTGTCGGTAAGACAAGTTTGACCACAAAGATTGCAAACCACGCCTTCAATATGGGATTCAATGTGTTACAGATATTCTTTGAGGACAACCCAAAGATTATTCAAAGAAAACACTTCACCCTTTGGACTGGAATTGCTCCTGACCTTCTTGGCGACCACAAAGAAGAGGTTATGAAGAAAGTAACCGAGGTTCAAGATAAGATGAAAAACAGACTTATCCTTAAAAAACTCCCATCCGATACTTTGACTATGGGTCAAATTAAGAATCAACTTAGAAAGATGATTGCCGATGGAATTAAGATTGACGTTATTATCTTGGACTACATTGATTGTGTTACACCTGAGAAGATGATGGATGATGAATGGAAAAGTGAGGGTTCAGTAATGAGAGCATTTGAAGCAATGTGTCACGAGTTACACATTGCAGGATGGACAGCAACACAAGGTAACAGAAGTTCGATTTCGTCTGAAGTTGTAACAACAGACCAAATGGGTGGTTCTATTAAGAAGGCTCAAGTAGGTCATGTTATCATATCGGTGGCGAAAACATTACAACAAAAGGAACTCAAACTTGCAACAATTGCAATCACAAAATCTCGTATCGGTAAAGATGGGGTAATCTTTGAAAACTGTAAATTTGATAATGAACTACTTGTAATTGATACAGAAAGTTCGATGACAATGTTAGGTTTTGAAGAAAACAAAGAACAAAAAAATAGAGATAGAATTCGCGAAATTTTAGACAGAAAGAAACAACAAACAGTATAATTATTATAAAACAATAGCATTTATTATGGAAAAAATATTGGTACAAAATCCAAATCGTTTCGTTATATTTCCAATTGAACATAACGACATATGGGAATATTATAAAATGCACCAAGCCGCATTTTGGACGGCTGAAGAGGTGGATTTGTCGGGTGATATTCGTGATTGGGAGAACCTTTCAGAGAATGAACAATACTTTGTTAAGAATGTTTTATCGTTCTTTGCGGCATCCGATGGAATTGTTAACGAAAATTTGGCTGAAAATTTTTACCGAGAAGTACAATACCCCGAAGCAAAATTCTTTTACGGAATGCAACTTGCAATGGAGAACATTCACAGTCTAATGTATTCACTTTTGATTGATACATATGTGTCAAATCCAAATGAAAAGGATGAATGTTTTAATGCGATTGACAGACTTCCAGCAGTTCAAAAGAAAGCTAAATGGGCTCTTGATTGGATTACAAACGCATCGTTCCAAGAAAGACTTGTAGCATTTGCCGCTGTAGAAGGAATATTCTTTTCAGGCTCATTCTGTTCAATCTTTTGGTTAAAATCAAGAGGAATCATGCAAGGTTTGTGTAATGCTAACTCACTTATATTTAAAGATGAAAATCTTCACTGTGACTTTGCAATTCACCTTTTGAACAATCACTGTGAAAACAAGCCAAGTGAAAAGAGAATTAAGGAAATTCTTCTTTCAGCACTTGAGATTGAAAAAGAATTCATTACTGAGTCACTTCCAGTTTCACTTATTGGAATGAACTCAAATCTTATGAAACAATATCTTGAGTTTGTTGTTGATGGTCTGTTAGTTAAATTGGGTTGTAAGAAACATTTTAATGTTGAACAGCCATTTAAATTTATGGAACAAATTGCAGTTGAAACAAAAGGTAATTTCTTTGAGTCAAGAACTGTTGAATATCAAAAGGCAAAGTTGAACGAAACATTGTCCTTTACGGATGACTTTTAATTGATTATTTTATAAAACTATGATGTCACTAAAAATTAAAAAGCGTAGTGGGGAAGATGCGTCCTTTAACCCACAGAAAATATATAACCGAATTAAAAGAGCCGCCAAAGGTTTAAACATTAATTCTGACGAGATTTTTATTAAGGTAATTACTTCAGTTCCAACTGAGGGTGAGATTACCACAAAGGAACTTGATAAGTTAATCTATGAAATTGCAGCAGCGTTTACTGGTAGTCATCACGACTATTCAAGACTTGCATCATCAGTTGCCATTTCTGCTTATCATAAAGAAACAAACCCAAGTTTCTCAAACACTATGATGGAACTTTACAAAGAAGGAATTGTTAATCAGGAGTTTATCAATATGATTAGCAGTTACGGACCGTCTAATGTGGATGAAGTTATTAATCACGACAATGACTATAATTTTGACTACTTTGCTTGGAGGTCGCTACAAGAGATGTATCTTTTGAAACTTCCAAGTGGTAAGACAATTGAAAGACCACAACATATGTATATGCGTGTTGCGATATGGGTAACTAAATCATTTGAACAAGCGGTTGAATATTATAAGTCACTCTCAAGTCAACTTATTTCACCGGCAACTCCAATTATGATTAATGCCGGTACAAAGGTTCCACAACTTGCTTCTTGTGTCCTTCACTTTAATGATGCGGACTCAAGAGAAGGTCTTTTAAATACAATGAAAGATATTTCAACATACTCATCAGATGCTGCGGGTATTGGTCTTTCTATGTCAAATATTAGAAGCAAAGAAAGCCGTATTTCATCTTCAGGGGGATTTGCCGGTGGACTTTTGAAGTATTTGAAAATTGTTAATGAATCACTTCGATTCTTTAATCAACAAGGTCGTCGTCCTGGTTCGGCTGCAATTTATTTGGAACCTTGGCACAAAGACATTTTTGACCTTTTGGACATTAAAAAGAATACAGGTGCCGAAGAATTAAGAGCTCGTGACTTATTCACCGCACTTTGGATTCCTGATAACTTTATGAAAGCCGTTAAGAACAATGGTGATTGGTATTTGTTCTGTCCTAATGATATTAAGAAAGCGGGCGTTAAACCTCTTCAAGAATGTTATGGTGACGAGTATGAAGAAAACTATAATAAAGCAGTTGAATTAGGACTCGGCAAAAAAGTTAAAGCACAAGAAATTTGGTCTAAGATTATTGAATCACAGATTGAAACTGGAGTACCATATCTTTGTTCAAAGGACAATGCTAACAAAAAGACAAACCACCAAAACATAGGTGTAATCAAACAGTCAAATCTTTGTAACGAGATTTACCAATATACTGACGAAAACACAACCGCTATTTGTACATTATCATCAATGGTATTAAAGAACTTCATTAAAGATGGAGAATTTAACCACCAGTTATTGTATGAAGAAACCCGTAAAGTAGTTAGAGCCCTTAACAAAGTTGTGGATATTAACAACTACTCAACTGAAAAGGGGAACAAGGGTGGTCGTGAACAAAGAGCAATTGCCATTGGAACTCAAGGACTTGCGGATGTATTCTATTTGATGGATTACATTTTTACATCTGAAGAAGCAAAGAAACTTAATAAAGAAATTTTTGAAACAATTTATTTTGCTGCAATCACTGAAAGTAACAGACTATGTATTGATGGTGAATATAAACCGTATGACTTTTTTGAAGGGTCACCAATGTCAAACGGAATATTTCAGTTTGATATGTGGGGACTTAAAGAAGACGAGTTATCAGGAAGATGGCCTTGGGGGATATTGAAGGAGAATGTTAGTAAGTATGGTGTTTGTAACTCTTTATTCACCGCTCAAATGCCTGTGGCATCATCGGCTAAAATTACAGGGTCATATGAAATGACAGAACCAGCTCACTCGGCAATCTTTAATAGAAGAGTTGTTGGAGGTGAGATTATGATTGTTAACAAGTATTTGATTAATGACTTTGAGAAGCTCGGTATTTGGGGCGAAGACCTAAAGAATGAAATTATTCTTAATGAAGGTTCAGTGCAAGGAATTAATTTCAATAACTACCTTGACCCTGAGGACAAACAATACAATAAGAAAGTTAAAAGAATTGAACACCTTATTCCAAAATACAAAACAATTTGGGAAATCTCACAGAAGGAATTAATTGAAATGGCAGCCGACAGAGCTCCGTTTATTGACCAATCACAGTCGATGAACATCTATATGGGTAATCCAACCCTGTCAAAGATTTCGTCATCTCACTTCTATGGATGGGAAAAAGGACTGAAGACTCTTTGTTACTATGTTAGAACAAAGGCAATTTCAACAGGAGCAAAACATTTGGCGGTTGACATATCAAAAATATCAAAACCAAATGTAACACCTGAACCACCTAAAGTAGATTATTCAAATTTAAACTTACCACCAAAACCGGCAAATAGTGAATTTGATTGTTTTGGATGTTCATCATAAAAAATGGCAACATTAAACACAAGTGTAGATAGTTTCAAATGTTTAGTGAGACTATCCCACTTTACTAAAAAAGAAGAAGACAATAATAAATTCCATAACGCTTATGTATTTGGAATACAGTCTGTTTCTGGTAAAATCTTAACATTCCATATAATGACTGATTATGGAATGTTAAGGTCAAGAGTTCCAATATCTGAAATATTTTTTAAGGTACCAAACAAAGATATTCCATTTCATTTTAAACAATTATGGGATTGTTTTGGTGAAGAACATTCAGTTACAAAATTTGAATTTTTAAAAGGAAAAAGATGTGAGATTGTTTTAAAAGATAAAACCAAAGTATGGGCAACTTATCTTATGACAATCGATTGGTTTAATAATCCATATTCTGATGAACCGTCTGATTATAAATGCGGTCACATATTAGTAGCTGATGATGGTTACTTATTATGTCAGCCTAATAATAGAATATTTTGGAAGGACTCAAATTGGGTTACAATTGAGTTTCCGCTCGAGAGAAGTAAAATAAAAGTTGACGATGATTTACCATCAGTTGAAACTAGCTCTGATAGATGGGTTTCAGAAGATTCCAATTCTTATTATTATAATATAGATGAAATTTAATATTTCTATATTTATATGATATGGCAAACGGAAAAACATATGGTATAACATTTCCATTTAGGGATTCATTTGATGGAAAGTATTTAGACCTTACAGATTTTGAAGATGAGGAAATAAGAAGTTCTTTGATTCATTTGCTTTTAACGAGAAAAGGGACTAGATATTTTTTACCTGATTTTGGAACAAGACTATATGAATATATCTTTGAACCTTTGGACGGGCCAACATTTAATCAAATTGAAGCGGAAATTAGAGATTCTGTCCAAACATACATTCCCAATTTGCAAATAAATAACATTGCTGTATATCCAGCAACTGATGACGAAATTGGCGGTACGGAAGGAATAAAAACTTTCGATATGCCAGGGAGGACATCCGTTGAGTATACTGCAAAAGTTAGAATTGATTATACTGTAACAAATAATGTATTTAATTCTAGTGATTTTATAATTATTAATTTATAAGAAATGGCAAACAAACAAATTTCATATACTACAAGGGATTTTCAAAGTATAAGAGCTGAACTTATAAATTTTACAAAAACCTATTATCCAGAGCTTGTTGCAAATTTTAATGACGCAGCAATATTCAGTGTTTTTATGGATTTGAACGCAGCTGTTACTGATAATTTACACTATCATATTGACAGAAGTTTACAAGAAACAGTTTTACAATATGCGCAACAAAGGTCGTCAGTTTTTAATATTGCGAGAACTTACGGATTAAAAATTCCTGGGCAAAGACCATCGGTTGCATTATGTGAATTCTCAATTGTAGTACCAGTTCTTGGGGATAAAGAAGATATAAGATATTGTGGTATATTAAGAAGAGGTAGTCAGGTACAAGGGGCTGGTCAAATATTTGAACTTATAAATGATATTGATTTTGCGTCAGATTACAGTGCTGAAGGATACCCAAACAAGAAAAAAATTCCAAATTTTGATGCAAATAACCAACTTGTAAGTTATACGATTGTTAAAAGAGAGGCTGTTGTTAATGGAATAACAAAAGTATTTAGAAAAACAATAACTGATGCGGAATCCAGACCTTTCTATGAGATATTTTTACCTGAGAAGAATGTATTAGGAGTCACAAGTGTACTTTTAAAAGATGGAACTAATTACACAAATGTTCCATCAGTACAAGAATTTTTGGGGACTAACAATAGATGGTATGAAGTCCAAGCTCTTGCCGAAGATAGAATTTTTATAGAGGACCCAACAAAACCATCTGACACTCCCGGTATCAAAGTTGGTAAATATTTGCAAACAAATACAAGATTTATTACTGAATTTACTCCTGAAGGATTTTTAAAAATGACATTTGGAGGTGGTAATACATCTACTGACGAATTATTAAGAGAATTTGCAAGAAATGGAACACCGTTAGATTTGGCAAAGTATCAGAATAATTTTTCTCTTGGTTCAGTCTTAAAACCAAACTCAACTTTATTCGTTCAGTATAGAATTGGTGGAGGTCTTGGAAGTAATTTAGGTGTGGGAATTATTAAAAGTATTGGAACAGTTAATTTCGTTGTGACCGGACCATTAAGTAATATTAATACCGCAGTAATTAATTCACTTTCGTGTCTAAATGTTACTGCGGCAATTGGAGGTGCTAATATACCAACAACTGAGGAGGTTAGAAATTATACTACTTTTAATTTTTCTGCTCAAAATAGAGCGGTGACCATTAATGACTATGAGGCATTACTTCGTAAAATGCCATCTAATTTTGGGGCACCTGCAAAAGTTGCAATATCTGAGGAAGACAATAAAATAAAAATAAGTGTACTTTCTTACGACACTAACGGTAAATTAATTCCTGTAATATCGGATACTTTAAAAAACAATATTGCAAATTATTTGTCAAATTACAGAATGATAAATGATTATATATTTGTTACCTCGGCAAATGTGATTGATTTAACTTTTGATATTTCATTGGTTTTAGATGCAACGCAAAATCAAGGAGTTGTAATTTCAAATGTAATTGTTTTAGTTGAAAATTTTATGAGTCCAGTTAATAGGGAGATGGGACAAAATGTTAACATCTCAGATATAAGAAGAATAATCCAATCCGAAAACGGGGTAATTGCAATATCTGATATATCAGTATTCAATAATGTTGGAGGACAGTATTCATCAAGTGAAACATCACAAAGGTATATAGATTCAGCAACTAGACAAATTGAATTAATTGATGATACAATTTTTGCCGAACCGACTCAAATATATCAAGTTAGATTCCCTGGGCAAGACATTAGAATAAGAGTTAAAAACCTGTCAACGGTTAACTTCTCTTAGTGGTCTTTCATTTATTTTTTTAAAATTTTACTTACACTATTTATAAAAAAAATAGTTATGCCCAATTCTTATAGAATACGGACACAAGTAGGTGTTGACAAAGTTTTACAAGTAAATTTAGACCAAGATTACGATACATTAGAAGTACTATCAATGGCATTGTTTCCTAATGATGTTTATACTAGGAACTGTGCGGACTTTGGAGTTGTGTGCGGAAGAGTATTTGCAAATAAAGGATTAGGGTTAGTTAACGCCAGAGTTTCAATTTTTATCCCAATAGACCAAGTAGATGAAAGTAATCCTGTTATCTCTACTCTATATCCTTATAAGAGCTTTGATGACTTTAATGAAGATGGGTATAAATATAATCTATTACCATATTCACCCTCACATTCAGGGCATGTTCCTGTTGGAACTTTTCCTGACAGATTAGATGCTCTTACTAATAAAAATGTAATTGAAGTCTACGATAAGTATTACAAGTTTACCGCAAAAACAAATGATGCTGGTGATTATATGATTTTTGGAATTCCGATTGGTGAATATGATTTGTTTATGCAAGTCGACCTTTCAGACATAGGTGAATTTTCACTAACTCCCCAAGATTTGATAAGAATGGGACTGGCAACTGAAAATCAAGTTAACGGTGTTAAATTTAAATTCTCGGAAAATTATAGTGAGTTACCTCAAATTGTTACTTTAAAAAAGGTAATACAAATTGCACCATTTTATGGACAAGATGGAATTTGTCAACATTATATCACAAGAGCGGATTTTGACATTACTTCAGAGGCAAATGTTGAAATTATACCAACATCAGTTTTTATTGGTTCATTAATTTCTGCCAAAGATAGAAAAAAGTTAAAAAGAAGATGTCGAGTACCTTCTAAACAAGGATGGCTTTGCGATATGATATCGGGGCCTGGTCAAATTGAGACCATAAGACATACGGTTTTTAGCGACGACCAAGGGCTCCCTGTTTTAGAACAATACAGACTTCAAAATGACGGAAAATTAATTGACGAAAATGGGGCTTGGATGGTAGAGTTGCCAATGAACTTGGACTATGTTTATACAGATGAAAATGGTATTAGACAAATATCTCCTGATGGTAGTGTTGGTGTACCAATAAGAGCTAGATATAGGTTTAAGATTAAATGGCAACAATCACCATCACTTAGAGAAGAAAATAGGCGTGGGTATTTTTTAGTACCAAATATTAAAGAGCAAGGATGGGTAAATAATACTGACCCAAATTATTCTTTTTTCACTACTCAATCTTTTACTTTACCTCATGTTACTCCGGCAAATAATGAACCACCAAGTGCTGGACCATTTGATTACATATTACCAACAAATGGTTCTTATTATAATTTCCAAGATTCTATTAATATTTCATCTTATATAGTATTAGTGGACGGAGTTGAAAGACCGGATATGAAGGATACCATTCCAATGAACCTTCTACAATCAAGTGTTGTTGCTATAAGATATACTTTGGTTGACCCATTACTGGATGGTGAATTCATTGTCCAAGTTTTAGAAGAGTCTGAATTTAGAATGCAAAGTTCATATGCTTTTAGTGTTAGCTGGTCAGACTACGGGACACCCGATATGATACAAGAAGCTGTTAATTGTGAAGATAGATTTTATGAATTTCAGTATAATAAGGTATACACTGTGTCACAATTAATTGACAGATATTCAAATAGGTATTTTCCACAAAAATCAATTCAAATTAAACATGTCACAGATAATAAGTGTGAAGGTCAATTTAATACATTTCCAACTAATGATGTTTATTATCGATATGATTTTCTTTTCATTGCGATTAATTTCATATTAACACTTTTTAAGCCTGTTATGACCATGATTGTTATATTTCTTCATGTCTTGGCATTTCTTTGGCCCGTAATTGCAACTCTTCTTATTTTAGTTTGGGGTATACAACAATTAGTATATGGTATATGTAGGTTACTCGATAGAATAAATCTAAGGGATAAACCATGTAATGAACCTCGACCACTAGGTGAATTATTACAAAATCCTTTTAAAAATATTGCAGTCCCATTATTTCTATATACTGAAGACGGTTGCGAAAGGTGTAGATGTAAGGTTGAGGACCAAGAATTAGATGAGGCAAATAATCAGACATTATATGAATTAGTACAAAATCAACAACAAATTGATTCTGTAAATGTATCTTATTTGGCAGATGTTGCTTTAATTTCTTCTTACAATGTTGCAACAAATGGAAATGCGTATAGTTCTTATCAACCATATTATATAAACAATGATTTACAGTATGCAGATGCTGTTGGGGTGATGTTGGCAGGTAATGGTGCTAACGACTACAGAACAAGGAAACTTCCTGTTTGGAGAGGAAATATTAATGGTGTTAATACAACAATATTTTCACCACAATTAACTTTTCCCGAAAGGATGAATTTATTCAACACTAAAGCAAAATATTTTGACAATTTGACTGAAAATCAAGGGTCAGAAAGTCTTGAAAATAGAATCGGCGGTAGTTTAAGTCCTGGAAATACTGGATGGAATCAAGTAAAGGTAACTTGGAATCCTGATGCTAATGACCCTGACACTACTTTTCACTTTGATAATTTAATAGTATTGTTAGTTGATAATACAGGATTCACAAGAGGCGACATTTTAACATTTCAAAATCCTAATGACTCACTTGACCCAAATGTGAATGTCTCTAGAGGATTCAAATCTTACCCTAGTTCAGCTATTGTTAGATACGCAAATCCAAATACTGCTCAACCTGACATACCTTTAAAAACTACAATATATGATATGTCTGATGCTTATTCTAATAATTCAGGAGTTGTAGGAATAGGACCAAATGGAGTAGTTGTTAATCAATTACAATCATCAGAGGGAGAAAGTGTAACATCCTGCTATCCAATGGACATTGAATATTTTCAAGTAATTAAAGAAATATCTTATCAAGATTTTAGATATTATACAAATACAGCACCCCCAACCTCAACTAGTGATAGAAGGTTTTCATTACCTTGGAGATTTTTAAGGTCAGATACTGCGGGATATAAAGATAGTTATACCTATACTAATGGGACCCCAACTTTTGGAAATGGAATGGGAGTATTTAGACATTATCAAGTTAATCAAAATGAACAAACTTGTTTTGATGCTTGTTTTAGTACAACAACTCACCCTGTTGGAAATTATGATATGGTTAGGTCATTTACCCCAAGTCCTGATGTTGAACCAATTCCATTTGAAGATAGACCAGACCCAAATCTAAGAATTATTTTTCTACAAAGAGGAGTTGACCCAAATGCCCCAGATATTGAAATAAGATATGATTTAAGAAGATATTTTGGAGTAAGTAATGTATATTCTTCACCTCCGACACTTGATTTAGGATTACCACTTGGAGCTTCTTATGATATTACCGGCGAGTGTATTGTACAAGGAAGATTTAAACCAAATCAACCAATATTACCTGGAGGTGATATACAAGTAGGATTTAACGCCAATAATTCTAGTGGATGGGCAATGATTGGACAAGTCACAGCAATTGCTCTTAATGGTCAGCCGATTATCAATCCTGAATATCAATTTTTAGCATTATTGTCGTCAAACATAACACTACCTTCTGGAGTAATTCCTTTGGGACCTTTGGAGGAATCACCTAGTATATTACCCGATAATAATGATATTTTTAATGGTGGAATTTTAACCGCGCCACTAACTGGGATATTTAGAATTCGAATAGTTTTGAAATATAGCGGAAATGTCAATAATCCTAATGGATTAGGTATTTTTATAAGAGACCTTACAGATGGAGTATATATTTTATCAGAAACTACCAGTTTAAATACTAATACCTCAAACTATTCTGAGTTTTTTAATTTAAATTTAACCGAGAATCACGAATATCAATTACAAGTTAGAGATTTTACGCTACAAGATATTACTTACTATGCTGATACATTAGGCTGGACAGATGATAATACTTTTGGTTTGAAATTACCTAAACACAATGAAATCCAAAATAATTCGGATTTATCAAGTAGAGGCACTATATTTTTTCCTAGTCAATTTTTTACTTACGATGCCAACCAATTCACTGGATTTACTACTACAATGCCAACATATTATTCGGCGCTTGACGAAGATACCTTGTATTTTTCTTCAGAAGAAGGTCATAGATGGAAAACATATACTGTTGGAAATTTAGATTCTTTTATATTACAATCTGAAAGTTTTGCAAATCCTATAGGTATTAAAAGTCAAGACCAAGGAGGCTTCAGAAATTTGTTTACACAAGTTTTACTTCCTATAGTTCCAGCAGCGGCGGCTGGAGGTAGTGATGGATTTAGAATACCATGTGCTTATAGTGATACTCATGGTAGTAACATGCAACTTACCTGCGGTAATGAACCATCAGTTACAGTCTCAACCGAGGGAAATTCGTGTGCTTGTGATGATAATGATACAGGTTGTGCCGGATGTTGTAGATATAGGGTTGAACTTAGAACAAGACTTCATGTTTATCATGATTATTATGCGGCTCATAGTGTAAATGAAGTTGGTTCTTATTGGGGTCAAGAATATGTTGAAGGAGGTTCCGCAATGGGAAGTGAGATTGATGCAAGTAGGGATTATGGTCAGACTTTATTTGGTAGTAATATTGACTGTGTGTATAATGACCCGGCTGGACAAGGATGGTTTGGTAGTTCTAATGACCCACAATGGAATGGTGGGGGTGGTGCTTGTAGTAATGGGTGTACTAGAAGTTATAGAAGATATATTGAACCTGGATTTAATATTGGTTACATTTCCCCATGTTACGCAACATTCCCTGAAAATGTTGACCCATCTCCAGGATTCCAACAGTTCTTTGATTCGATTGAAGATGCTAGAAGATATTGGTATGTAAATCCAAATCATACAATTGAAATAAATAATAGAGTAAGAAATGTATTTAGAACTGATAGATTACCTAGCTCAGATACGACGCAAACTGACAATAATGGAAATGGATATTTGTTACATCAAAACAACGGATTTTCAATCTATAGAATTGACAAGGAATGTAATGTAACACAATTAGGTGGTGGTGATATCGAAACACCTCCTATTAGTGATACGACTTATAGTGATTTACCTGGAGGTGAGGATAGTCCAATTGCAAATGTTGCTAGGTCTTTAAGTGAGTGTTATTACGCAGTTGACCTAAATAGTTACTATACTGATTCTGAGAACAATCCTATGATTTATGATGAGGGAGGTAGAGGATACAGTAGACAAGATGCTAATCTTGGGGCTGATTGGATTTGGTTTAAAAGAACTAGAGGATGTTATAATTTTGTATCAAAACCACTGGCATCGCTATTCCCTCACCCAATACCTGATGACCCAGATGGTAAATTTTATTGGGACATTGCTTCGGTAGTCGAGTGGATTCAAAGATTAAAATTAACTTTTGCTCAATGTTTTGAAATTTTTTCTCACACCTTTTCAAATAATTGGATAAACGGAACACTATATGCATTCCCTTTTCAAAATCAAACAATATTTGATGACCAAAATCAACCAATTAGAAGATTTTGTAGGGATGTAATATACTTCCATAATCCTTTGAACAATTATTATTATCGAAGTAGTCCATGGAATGGTAGTGATTTTGTTGGAAGACCCATGTCAGAAAATGATGATAGAGGAAATAAAAGAAATTTACTATACCCAACCACTATTATGGATATGGGTCCAAAAAATTCTTTCATACAAGAACTAGTATATTCTGACGAATATGATGGATATATTGTGGATAGAATACCTAGTACAACCTATCAAGATACAACTGACTTATTGAATCTTTTTGTATTAAGTCGTCTTATAGATGCTAGCTTTTTACAGTTATTAATACCATTACCTGTAGATGAGGGAGGTAATGAGGAGGGTTCTGATGACCCATCTATTGGAGCTATGTTCTCAAACACAAGATGGAAAAATGGAGAAGTATATGCGTTAAACCTATTACCTGGATTAATCGATGCTGATTATGCTCAGATGATATCTATAAATTCTGAGTTTGGAGTTAATGAATATTCTCCCGAAACTTACACAAATAATGACATATTTTTTGGTAGGGATGAGGGCATACCTGGACAACCGTTTATTTTAGGATTTAGCCGAGGAGGAGTCCAAAGAATAACTCGCTCTAACAAACCAGTATTCGCCATATACATGAGTGGAGATAATCAATTAAGGGATTATATAACTCCAAGAAGAACAATATGGGATGAACATGCTGAATTTGGAGCAATAGTCGATTCTGACTTTACAGACATTGGTACTAAAAGTCAGGTTGTACCTTTTTATCAGTGGAATGTTTTCCACGATAGAGCCGAAGAGGAAAGTGTATTTGGATATCAGTCAAACAATTTCATCACAGAATTTGACTCCAATGAGTATACAAATAGCTCAACATTCCCTAATGGGTTCTTTAATCATAGATATCAAACTTTAGATAGGTTAAACCCTAGTTCTGAATATTTTAGACCTGATGGAAATGATACTTTTTATTATAAAGGTTACCTCATTAATTTTGAAATTCTATTAGATTCTAACGGAAATCCGGTAGTTGATTCTAATGGATATCCGATAAGAGTACCGACCTTTCAGGCTCCACAAAGCACTAATAATAGGTATACTTTTGGGGCTCCATTCCATTTTTATTTTGGATTAGTTCAAGGAGGAACAGCAATGGACCTATTTATACAGAAATATGTTGATACAAATATAGTATATGAGTGATTTAGGTAAAATAGAATTTGTTAAAGGTAGTCTGAGATATAAACAGGCTCCCGAAAAATCGATACAACTTTCAGTGCCTTTAAGTGGGAAACTTAAAGAATTAGATGAATTTAATAGAACTGTTAGTATAAATTTGGCTCAAGTCTATGATGATGAGAGGCAAAAATCGACTTTGTTCTTACCATCGTGTAAATTCCAATTGATATTTAACAATTCTTTTTCAGGTGTTACCCAAACACCTGACAGTCCGTATAGTCCATTTAATAATAATTTATATTATATTAATGCTGAACAATATAAAAGACTACAAGTTCAGAACGATGATATTCCTATACCATGGGGAGGTTTACCTCAATATAATGAATTTAATTTTATAAGAACTGATTTAAATGTTGATGGATATACTACTGGATTGAGTAGACATATAAATGGACAGGCTCAACTGGCATCTTACTATAATTGGTATATTCATTTAAGTTATCCCGCTGAAAGTAACAGTATAAAAACACTACAATATCAATTTGGTGATGGGCAAACAATAACATGGCAACCAATAAATGGTATACCATTTATTATGAATAAAATAAATGTTGACGGCAAAACTTTTTGGCAGTTTACTTGTCCATTTAAACATAACTTACAAGTTGGTGAATATGTTTATTTACCAAGTGTCACAGTTGTTAATGCGGCATCTGTGGTACAAACAGACAGAAATAGATTTGAGGTGTATAGTTTAGGTAACGGATTTTATGGTTCAGAAGAAACTATATTTAATGTTTTGGATATTAATTTTTATGAAACATCAACATCGTTTTTTGAATCAAAAACTGGATTATTTTTCAGGGTTGTAGACATTGACAACCCAACCGAGTCCCAATCTAGATATTATGTTAGAAGACATAGAATTTTAACAACATATACAGATGCGATAATAACAAATTCAGGATTTGAACAAAATGCATTTAGAACTACTAAAAAATGGGAAAGTGCCGATTTAACACCAAATCAGAAATCAAGAATATCTATAAAGGAAGATTCACAATCTTATAATGTATCATTTAACAATACTGTGAATATTAATGGTTTAATGGATAATTTAAATAGACCACTTACCGAGTTATTTTTTACAGTAGTCAATAGAGGATTTTTCGGTTACTTCAACCCCGAGACAGACCAAGGAAATGGGTTGAAAGAAGGTTGGGAATTTAATATTTCAAATGTGACAACAGCTTGGTGGGAGAGGTCTAATACTTACTCAAACACAACAATACCATCTGATGCCTTTGATACTAATGGTAGGACATTCTATAGGAATAGAAATTTAAGTCCAGGTCAATATATTAATGGAGACCTATGTGAATGGAATGAAATAACACAAATAGAAACTGTATTATCAGATTGTTATCATAAATTTGTTTTTAATCCTGAAGTTTTTAATATCGGAACTAGTATAAACAATCCATTGGGATACTATTATAAACCTTTTTTTGGTATAAAGATAAAAGATTTTTCAGATTATATCGAGGAAGGCTCAAAAGAAACTACTGATGGAATACCAGATTATGCTTTTTACTCTAATTATAATAATACATTTTATTGGAGAGATTTATATCCATATGGATTTATTGACTCAGATGGTAATGGAACTGATTTTCCATTTATGAATGGAAGACACTACCCTTATAAGAATTTTATGTTTAGAATAATACCCGAGGGAACTAATATTTCAATAAACACAATAGCAGTTGAAGACCCCACAATAGATGGATGTGAATAGAATTAAAATACTCGACAGTGATTTAACTAAAGGAATTGTAGTTCCGATTGGTATGAATTGGGATTTTTTAGATAGAGAATCCTCAATTTTGGAAGAGCAGGAAAATATAATTGAGCAAGTTATAGGTCAACCGATTAATTACGAACTTTCAAGATTTTCACACGATGCAACAGGACAAGGATTTAGCAGGTTAACATATAGATTTAATTTTTCACCATCAATTGAAGGTCCTTGGGAAAATAGTTATCTATCCAAATTTACTGACGGACAAGTTAGATATGCTTCAGAGGCATTTAATAAATCCTTCTTTAAATTGGATTTTTATAATTCAATGGACCCAAAAACCCAAAGAAATTATTTAACAGTAATTCTTCCAACAAGGATGAGTACTAGTATTAATGAATCAACATGTTTTGAGTATTTTTTCACTTTCTCTGTAAGTGGAAGATTAACTTATACGGATTGTTGTAATACAGAAAAAATATTAAATGTTTCTCCAGGTGTACCTGGCCAAAATCCTACAAGAAGAATTTGTGTTAAATTGGGAACACAAGCCGAATTTAGATATTTGGATTTAGATAGAGACGGACTACTTTATATCTATTACTATATAGCAGTTGATTTTCCTAGCAGTACTAGCAGATACTCCATTTCTGAAATAGGACCATGTGTATGTGATACAGGACTCCCAACAGAAGAGTCAACATCTAGACCACTTGTTACTCCTACAATAATATTAGACCATACTGGAAATAAAGAAGGGTTCTACCTTCATTGGTTCGAAGACGAGACAGTAACTAATATAACTACTTTCTATATGACAGCTAAGTTTTTCAATGCGGCGACGGGACAGTATATAAAATTTATAAATGAACCTCAAACAAGTTACTCAAATTTATATAGAATATCAAATAAAGATTTTTATTATGTAGTTAATTTGGATTACAACGCAAAAACTTATCAAATTCTAAGCACTCAAACTGATAGTTCAACTGATGAAATAACTTGGTTTGAATATATTAACCCCCCTATTGGATAATGGAAACTTTTAAAATTAAAATATCACCTGAGGTTTTAAGGAATGAACTTACAACTCAAACTTATAGTGGGAATACTTTTGGTTATTATAGTGGGTTATCTTATGTTTTAAGTTCAGGTACCGTTAACTTGGGTACTTGGAATATTGCTCAACCGGAATCTGCGGGTAATTTAATTTCTATTGGGTTCGAACCAATTGAAGGACAAACTCCAATAATTTGGATTAATAAAAGCGGGTCAACTGGGTATGATTGGTCTTTTTATTTTAGTAAATTAAAAACAGGGTCAACTGTTACTTTTATTGCGGAAGATGGAAATAGAGTAAATTACATAACGACACAACCAACTCAGGAAGCAACAACTTTCTTTTATTTGTTTTTGGAATTGGTCGGTGATGGTATAACTATCCCTGTTGGTAGTATAGTTGAACTATTAATAACTCAACCAAATACATCACAATTAATTGATTTATCTATACCAATTTTATTAGAGCAAAACTACGAAGATATAGGATATTATTCCGCATGGGACGGAGAAATATCACAATTAAACGACGAAGTTAATTTTACTTTTGTATTCACTAACTCAAATGAGATTACAATATACAACACATCAGATAACAAAAAAACTTATTTACAAGAATCGACATATAGGATAGACTGGGGCGACGGTACACCAATCCAAGAAGTTACAGTTTTTATTCCTGAATCGGTATCTCATACATATCCGACTTTGACCGATGTTAAAAGTTATACCATAACTTTTTATGGTACAACATCTTTAGGGGATTATGTTATTACAAAAACAGTGAATGTACCGTATTCTGCGGTGCAAACAATTGATAGTTTTTTACAAAGACAGATAGGACCTATAAGTAGGGCTTTACAATCTGACCCAACAGGGGATGAATTATTATGTGGATATCAAGAATACCAAGACTCACTTATACAAAATAAAAATACAAAAGAAGAGGTAATTAATATTGAAGAGTTTACTAGAAATGCTATTCAAAATAGAGGAAGAGCCGCTTCATTTACAACAATAACAATTCCTGTAGTTTTTCACATTGTTTATAGTCAAAATATTCAGAATATAAGTGATGATTTAATTTACGCTCAAATTGACCAATTAAATATTGATTTTTCCGCATCAGGACCACAAATCGCAAACACACCCGATATATTCCAACCAGTTGGAAATATGAATCTTCAATTTTGTTTGGCAACTCAAGACCCTGATGGTAGACCAACTAATGGTATAACTAGAAAATTTACAAATGTACCTCAATTCTCTATGGGTAATGGAGTACAATTTGAGTCCTTAGGAGGGGTTAATGCATGGCCAAGGGACAAATATTTAAATATTTGGGTATGTGACATTAATAATTATGCTGGATTTGCACCAGGACCAGGGGGTCCTGCCGCTACTGATGGAATTGTTTTAGATTATGAGACTATTGGAAGTATGGAAAATCCTGGACTAAATTATTCTGTCGGAGTTGGAAGAACTGCAACACATGAGGTAGGACATTGGTTGAACTTAAAACATATTTGGGGAACTGGAAACGGAAATTGCCAAAGTGATGATGTTGATGATACCCCAACCCATGACGGTCCAAATTCAGGGTGTCCCGTTTATCCGCATTACTCATCATGTCCTGGTAATCCTGTTGAGATGACTATGAATTTTATGGACTATTCAAGTCAAAGATGTACATGGATGTTTTCACCTGGTCAAGTTTTAAGAGCAAGAGTATTATTTGAACCCGGAGGACCAAGATATGCATTAGCAAGCTCTACCGGATGTGAGCCACCGTTTTTACCCCCAACGCCAACTGTTGACATCGGTGTTACCCCAACAGTTACACCCACAATCGTAACAACCCCTACTATTACCGTAACACCAACAATAGGTGTGAACTCAACGCCTACCCCTACTCCTGCACTGGGTACAAATCTTACAGTAGAAATAGAAAATCCTTATGGGGAAGTAAGATTTTTAACTAAAAATGGCTCATGGAATACAAGTCCAAAATCTCAAAATTTTATAAATTATTTTGACGCATTGAATACTATTGACGCTCAATCTAGCTGGAATTTTGTAGAAGTACCATACATTATTTCAGGATTTACTCAGTCTAGACTTGAAGAACTGAAAGTTTATGGAATAAATCCATATGTTAATGATTTAGTAATTAATTTACCTGATGGTACTACAGGAGTGGTGACTTCGCAAAGTCCTGAATATACCGCTTATACAATTAACGACCAAAGTTACATAGATTTTTCGGCAGGTACTAGTGTATTTGTTGTACAATCTTATGGATTTTCAGAGGTTAACTTAACGGCAACAACAATTACTAAAATGGAATATCTAATGAATGTAATTGAGCAGCCAATAATCCAATCAAATGTATTTATTGAAAGAGGAAAAATATCAGGAATGGAGAATTTCAGGAGAATTGGTGAAGTTAATAATACGGGTTCACTTAGAACTTATGGTTATAAGTTTTTTGATGTTAGAAATTATAATGATATTTAATAAATTTTAAAAAGAAAAAGTGTGGCAACAGGAAATTATGGAATAGTTAGACCGGCAGATGTAAGTCCAGAAGATGTGGACATAATATTACATTATGTGCCGTCAAGAGACCAAAGCTCGGATTTTAGTTTAACAAGATTAGACTCACAACAATATTTAAGACCTTATTACAGTAATACTAATATAGGTGGGGGAGATACTGAACTATTAGGAGGATTGTATAATTTAACATTACCTGCGGACCAATTTAATGCCCTTGGAATCTACACACTATATTTTAGACCTTCACAAATTAGAACTAGAATTAATGATTGTGGTGTTTTATCATCATCCCCAAATATTAAAGGAATCATTATTAATTTACAAGATGTTCCCTCAAATTATAGAAACAAATTTATAAACCAAGGACTTGTAGGGTTTAGAATAGAGTATCTAAATGACGATGGGACTAAAATTCCCAATTTTTATAGAATAGTAACATCATCATTTTATTGTGAACCAGTAACCCAAAACCTAACTAATACATTACAAAAGGCTGTAAGATACAGATACTCAGAAGGTACCACTAATTTGATGTTTTTAACCCTAACACCTTCATCGTCACCAACCACAAAACCAAATGCAACACCATTTATTGGTAACCCAAATCAAAATATAATCGTTACTAATACTTTCTTCAATCCAACGGTAGTTGAAGTTGAAATAGTTGAACACGATGCGTCTACTTTGGCTATTGCTCTTTATGGTAATCAGACCAAATCAATTGAAGATGGTATTTACACCTTATATGACTCAAATAACAATATTTATAGACAATATAATCTTTATGTTATACGCGACCAATTTAATGAATTGTTATATGAAGTTAGACAAGATAGGATTAATAACATTGATTTCAGTAAAAATTTCCAAAACATAATAACAATACAATAAGATGTCATATACTTGTCCTCCTCAGAAACGATTATCTGAAAGTAGTATTTTTGATAATATAGTTGGATTACAAGTAGTCCAAGGAGGAGGACTTACGCAAGGTAATTTCCAATTAACCACATCTATATCTGAAAAAAGTAATAGATTTTTTGATACTGGAAAATTTTCACAACCTTATACTTTAGATAATTTAAGTATATTATCAACAGTACAAGCACAAGTAATTAATGAAGTTAACTTTAGAATATTTCCTAATTTTGATGAAACAAATGTTTTAAATTTTGTTGCTTATGGACCTTTAAGTAAAAGATTTTCGGCAGCTGTTTTAAATATTATTAACCACTTTCCCGCAGCTATAGAATCTTCACAAATAAGACTTGATTATACCACAGGTAATACTGCATTTAATATTAGTTATGATTCTTCTGAAGATTTTACTTTTTTACAGTTAGATGCGTCAACGGTTAAAAATCCGTTCTCAGTAGATTTTTCAATTAGAGCGTCAATTAATTTATCCTCATTAGAGTTTGAAGTATCCAAATATAGAAATTTTACATCATATTATACAAGTTATATCTTAGAAACACCAAATGGTAGTTTTAGTGTGGTAGATATGACCGGTACTACTTCAGTGACCGCCGGAACCCTATCAATATTGGTCAAAGGAAACCCATTTAGCGGGGTAACAACTACAAGACAGTTACTGGTAATTAGACCAAATGATTTCACAGTTAATGAAGTTTTTAATTTAGAGCTTGACGAGATTGAGGAGTTATTACTTAATAGGACTTCATATCCAATTTATACATCTGAATTCCAAGTTAACACAGAATCACCTGACGGTAACGACTTTATTAAATACCAAACAGTGACCTGGCCACTTGATGGTTCTTGGAATATTGATATTAAAACACCGGCATTCACAAAGTACCTCCAAAATTTGGATGAAATAGGTCAGAGCTATGATGTAAATCAAACTGATTTATTATCTAGATTCTATACTACCGAATCATTAAAAGAATTTGACACAATTGACGGTAAAGTTAATAAGACATTAAAGATATATGGAAGAAGTTTTGATGAGAGTAAAAAATATATTGATTCAATTTCTCACATGGTTTCAGTTAATTATAATGTTGGTGACGATGTCCCATCAAAATTATTAACAAATGTTGCGGAAACTTTAGGTTGGAAGACAAATATATCTCCAGTACAAAGCGACGGATTTCTATCAACACTATACCAACAAAACTCTAGTAATTTTCCAGGACTTTCAAACGGAGTTTCTACTGATGAATTGAATTATCAGTATTATAGGAATTTAATATTAAATTCTGCATATCTATTCAAATCAAAAGGAACAAGAAGGGCTATAGAATTTTTAATGAATAATATAGGCGCTCCCGAGGCTCTTGTTGAATTTAATGAACATGTTTACTTAGCTGGAGGAAAATACCCTATAGCTAACTTTAATGCTTTATATACTACAATTACTGGAGGAACTTTCACAAGTTCTTTGTCTGTTCTTGACCCAAATAATACATATAGATTTAATGGAGCCCCCTATACGGCTTTTACATCCTCAACTACTATAGTTGATGTTACTTTAACTAGAGAAGATTATCCAATCGATAATGAAGGTTATCCAAAAGTTCCACAAGACAATGATAGTTTTTATTTTCAAAAAGGTTCAGGATGGTTTGAATCAACACCACAACACAGAAGTCCCGAGGTAATAGATTCAAATGGAAGTGTGTTTACTGGAGATAGCCCAACTGTCCAAACTTCACTTGAACCTTTTAGTTATGGCGAAAAATATTTAGATAGATTTAGATATTTTCCTTATTTAGGTGATGGGTTTGAATTACAAAAAACAATTGATAATAAAAAATCTTGGGTTGACGGGGAATTTTTAAGGAAAAATTCTTCAGGTAACTTTGATGCTTATTACCAAGTTGCGGACGATAGATTATTACTAAATGTGAAAAATGTGGATTTATTTTTAAATCCGGCCCAAGCACTTGCATATGATGTTTGGTATATGTCCAATACACAAAATTATCCTATTCCTTATAGTGGTGTTACGAAATTACCTGAAACAGAGAATCCTTTCATTTTTGAAAATTATGATTCAACCGTAATTAATCCAAAACCACAAATAAAAGATTTCTTTGAATTTAAAGAAACTTTTTGGAGAAACATGATAAATGTAAGACACAGACAAAACTCTTCTGATGGTAAAACAGGGGGGTACCCAACTTTACAAAACATATATTACAAATATCTTACAATGTTTAATGATGTTGGGATTGAAAATAACAATTTTTCATATTCTGCAATGACCAAATACATTAATGGTATTGGTGATTTTTGGATTAGACTGGTTGAACAATTTATACCTGCGAGTACTATTTGGAACACAGGTACCAGAATAGAAAATTCAATATTCCACAGACAAAAATTTGTTTACAGAATGCAAAGAGGATGTCTACCAACAGATTTTAATGTTGCTGGACCACAAGTATTTGGAGGTTTTGCTCCAAATGACTGTAACGCAACCGATGTAACTGTTAATTTAACATATAGCTCAAACGAAATACAGTTTCAGATAGGTGCTATTTTGAATGAGGTTGATTGTGGTAAAACTGTACCATATGTAAAGTCGTTACAATATGGTTTTGAATTAGTAATAGTAAAAAATTCACAAACATATACATTACAATATAGTAATCCTTCAGTTTATGAGGGTTCTAACTATATTATTAAAAGCGATGCTTGGAATGAATTTATATTACAAGGAGTTGGATTTTTGATGGATGAATTTACAAATATTAGTATAACAGCTAATTATGAAAAAAATATACTTACATTGCAATCACAAGATTGTATTCAGATACAATCTGTGGAATTTAATTTACAATTTATAAACATTCAATTTGGTTGTCTTTAATAGATGGGTTTAATTAATTATAGTTATATATTAACTGGAGATTGTAGTAATACTTCGGCAGGTGCCATTTCTTTAAGTTTCACTGCAACTTCTCCACCCGTTTATATAACATGGACTAACCCTATTTCAGGACTAACATTTTCGTCTCAAACTTTAACCCAAAGTCCTTACTTAGTTAATGGATTAAGTGGAGGTACATATAGTTTTACATTAACTGATACTGATAATCCTCCAGGAGAACAAAGTATCAATTTTTTTGTAACGACCTCGAGTACTATAAATGTTAACACTGTCACTGACTGCAATTGTGGACAACCCAACGGAACAATATTATTTAGTAGCCCACAAGTTTATTCAAGTAGTAAATTTAGATTATATGATATTAACAATAATTTTGTAAAAAGTGCAACTACTACAAATTCTACTTTTGCATTTTCTAGTTTATTTCCTAATTTTTATTATGCAACATTAGAAGATTCAGGTGGATGTATTGGAACAAGTGAGGTAGTTTTAGTTAGGGATAGTTTAACTTTTGATTTTGGTTTATATACCGTTGATAGTCCATTTTGTCAAGTTGGAAGAGGACAGATATATGTAACAGGAATGACAGGAGTACCACCGTATACCTATCAGTGGACTAAAAATATTCCATCCTCATATAATGTAACAACGAGCTCAACAACTTTAAGTGTCACAGGATTAACCTCTGGAAGTTATGGTGTTACTATAACAGATGCCTCAGGTTGTCAAAAGACAGTTAATACCGTTGTTAATCCATCGCCGCAATTAGGATTAATAAATTATGTGGCTCAAAGTCCTTCATGTTTTAATGGTGATGGGTCATTAACTTTTAGTTTTTCAGGTGGTGCGGCACCATATTATTATCTTTTAAGTAATGGTGATTATCAAATAATATTATCTAATCAAGTTACTTTTACTGGATTGAGTTCAGGGAACTATACTTTAAATGTTACTGATTCGGCAATTTGTACTACAACGGCTAAGGCGACTTTACTTTCACCTAATACTTTTACTGTTTTAAACACATATAAAACTAATGCTAATTGTAACTTATTAGGTAGTATAAGTGTAAATTTGGAGGGAGGAACTCCTCCATACTTCTATAGTTTATCTGGTGATAATAGTGTAACAATTAATCAAAATTCACTTATAAAGTCTACTAGTTTTGGTTCTTTAAGTCCTGGTAATTATTATCTTTCTATTAGAGATAGTAAGAGTGCGTGTACCTACAATGAGAGTGTTGTAATTGAGAATTTATATAATTTTGATATCACTACTTCGGCAACTTCAACAAATTGCGGAGGAAATGACGGGACAATTAGCGTGGTTACATCAAACCCATCTAGAGATGACCTACAATTCACATATTCTTTATCCAACGGGTTAACTTCCACCCAAACAACTACAACTAGTTATACTTTTTCATCATTATCATCAGGATTTTACACACTATCAGTTACAGACCAATTTGGGTGTATTAGAACGGAAAGTATTTATATACAACCTTCTGAATTAGTCTCGGTACTTCTTTATCCAACAAGTTGTAATGATGGTAGTTCTGGAACTATTACCGCTTTAATAAAAGATGCTGATGGTCCTTTTAATTTTACATGGAGTGAAAATGTTAATGGACAAACAGGAATTTTTGTGACAGGATTAACGGCTGGTACCTATACACTCACAATATCTAACAATGAAGGGTGTGTACAATCAACATCTACAACTGTTTCTTGTAATCCTTTAAGTGCCTCAAATTACACTGTTAAATTTAAAGATGGAACTGTTAATAATATACAGTCGACTAAGTTTACATTGAAGAATATGATGTACTCGGGATATACATCACTAGTTGCAAATGCGACAAATTGTTCTTTAAGTAGTGCGACTTTTTCATTTAAAATTAATATTGCCGGAACCGACTATCAATTCCCGTTTTACTTTACCCAATCTTTTAATGACATCCCTGACTTAGGATATTTTGCGACCATAATTGAAAGTGCGGTTTTAACTATACCGGACATTGTTAGTTGTATTGTTGATGCCGACACTAATGCCATTAGTATTGTTTCGTCAGGGTCTGGAGGATATAGAGATGAGACTATTAGTTTTACAATTATTATAGATTTTAAAATTAATTGTACATCTGTAAATAATATTATTTGTATTACACCTTCACCAACCATAACACCTAGCATTACACCAACGATAACGCCTAGTATTACACCAACAATAACCCCGACAATTGCAAGATATTCATTTGCGGTAACTTCTGGATTAACTGAAAATGATGCGTGTTTTGGAACAGGAACAACGATTATTTATGGTACCGAATCAATATTTGATACTAACACCGAGTTCTATAATAATAATTACGGTGCGGTTACTATTGTAATGTCGGGATATTATTCATTAAATGGCGTGGTATGTGAATTAGACACTGGTGGAAATGTTGTTGGCTCATTTGGAATATGTCCAACCCCAACAAATACTCCTACGCCTACAATAACCCCAACACCTTCTACAACCGCCACAGTTACGCCTACAGTCACCCAAACAATAACCCCCACAAAATCAGCAACACCTACAGTTACACCAACTAGAACAGTTACACCAACTAATACTGTGACTCCTACTACTACCGTTACTCCAACTATTTCTTACTTCAGTTATATTTTAGGAACTGGGGCAACTCAGACTCTTGCATGTGATGATTATTGGGCCTCACCTCAAACACTATATGCTCCAGTATCTGGAGGTTCGACTCCTAATGTTGGCGAGAAAATTTACTTGGACGCTAGTGCAACACCAAGTTCTCCTGCACCTGACGGATATTATTCTGACGGATATGCTTGGTATCTTGTTTCTGGAGGAACAGGAACTATAACATCTTCAGACCCAAATGGATGTGTTGGATTAATTACTCCTTCAGTAACTCCGACAAATACTCCTACCCCTAGTGTTACTACAACTAAAACACCAACACCGACAGTCACACCTACTATTTCCGCAGTTACACTATGTTTTGATTATGACTATTCGTCTGTTAATTATACCGAAAGTAAAACTCCTGACGGGGTATTCAGTGGAAGAAGTTATTATAATTTAACAAATGGTGTTGTTTGGTCAGATGGAGGAGTTTATTGGTATTGGTCTGATGTACTCGGTAACTCAACAACATATTATGATAGATTATACAACGGAGTACAATTAACTCCAAATAGTTTAAGTTATAGTTGGTATAATCCAAATTCATCTGCGGGTACTCAATTTAACTCATCTTTGATAGGTGCGTGCTAATCAGATATAGAGATTCAAAGTATTTAATAGTATAGATGAGTCAAGTTACTATAAATACCATTAGTGGTCAGTCACCTTATGTAATTTATATATGTGATGGATTTGGATTAAACTGTGAACAGGTTTACTCAGGCTCAACTACAGTTCCGCCACCTCTAACCCTTGATTTACCATCAGGATTAACATATAGTCCTACAGTAATTGTAAGGATTATTGATGCTTTAGGATGTCAAGAAGACCAGACCTTTAGCTGTATAACCCCAACACCAACAAATACCCAAACTCCAACACCAAGTATAACCCCATCAATTACACCTTCAAATACCGTAACTCCAAGTGTAACCCCAAGTTATCAAGCACCTACCCCAACACCAACACCAAGTATTACTTCAACAATTACTCCAACACCTTCAATTACTCCTTCCACTACTCCTCAACCACAACAAGTTGCTTTAATTATTGTTGAGCCTTTTTCCGCGGCAACTCAAATAGGACAATATATGGATAGTGTTGGAAGTAACTTCAAAGGGTTTACTAATGGGACCTCACCTTCAACCAGTTCGACAACATTTAATATTGAGATGAATCATTATTTAAATTTTAGTGGTTGGTCTAATAGTGAAATGTATTGGATTGGTGCGGGTATTTCACCATCATCATCAGGTTTTGATAGTGCTGGAAATCCAAGAACATTAAATAATTTTTATACTACAGGACCAATTACACAAAACTCACTAGGTGATAAGGCTTGGTACACTATAATGATACCTACTGCTCAAACACAAGGATATATTCAAAAACAAATAGGTGTAAGTGAGGGAGATTCCCATTCATTTACAAATGTTTATCCTGATTCAGTTATTTATTCTAATACTTTTACATATTCTGGGTACAACTTCAACAGAACAACTTACAGAGTTTACACAACATTCCCATCAACCGAGTTTCTTTTAGATAATACACAATATCCCATAACCTTTAAGGGTATATGGGTAGGGTTATAAATTATGTCACAACTTCCATATAAAAATCCAATAAGTCCAGTCCAAACTGTAGGAACTCCCTCAGTATCTAATACTTCATTATATGGAACTCATTTTAGTATATATGGTGTTGGTGGTTTTATGGAGGTCTATAATGTATCTGACTTATATTATACTGTTCCTTCAGGAACTTATGGTACTATAGAATACAGTGGAAATACTATTCCAATTAATTTTTTTAAAGGTAGTGGAACATCTTACTCAGTTGACACATTGGTCCTTAATTCTGATTTAATTTCATCAGGTAGAAGACGACTTGGAATGCTTGTTTATGTATATGAGACCGACCAAATATATCAATTTAATATTAGTAATTATGATAGTTTATGGTCAGCGGCAACAGCATCAACTGGAACTGTTGTAACAAATCAATTTGGAACAATTGTAAGAGCCGATTCGTCAGAGAACATAAGTTTTATTTCATCTTGGACTGGAAATACTGTTGAAGGAATAAGTGGGGCGACAAGCTCAACTGCGGTTTGGAAAAAACTAACAACAGGCGGAGGTGGGGGAGGTTCAGGAATTACTGGAGGAACTTATTATCCGAACACATTAACTTTAGATTTAGAATCAACTGGTTCAACAATATCAATCGGTAATGTCACAGGCCTTTATATATCTGCGGGAACTTACACATCAGGAACATCTACACTTGATTTATTTAACTCAACAGGAGGTACAGTTTCTGTAACTGGTATAACATCAAGCTCGGTATTTAATGGGCTTACTCAAGTAACAGAAGCAACAAGGACAGGACTTACCCCAACTATCGGATATATGGTTTATCAAACTGACGGAAGCGATGGAGTATATGTTTATAAAGCTGCGGGATGGGTTCAGATGATATGATACTTCTTACTATTTATAAAATTCCACCGAAAAACCCACAAATCTTTAGTGGTTGGGATGAAAGGTGATTAATTAATGATAATAATATTTTTTAAAAAAAACAATCGCTTTTTAATATTTAGAGATATTTATCATATATAGTGATAATCTGTTAAATGTTAAAATCATACAAATATAAACTTAAACCATCTGAAGAACAAATTGTTTTATTAAATAAACATTTTGGTTCCATTAGATTTGCTTATAATTATTTTCTTAACGAAAGAAAAAAAGAATATGAAACTAACAAAAATACTATTAACTATTATGATAATGCAAGGTCTTTAACTGAACTAAAAAAACAAGAAGAATATTCTTGGTTAAATGAAATTAATTCACAATCATTACAAGATAGTTTAAAAAATCTAGAAACCGCATATAAAAATTTTTTTAGATTTAAAAAAGGATTCCCTAAATTTAAATCAAAACATAATAGAAATTCATTTTGTGTTCCTCAGTTTGTTAAATTAGAAAATGGGAAATTAAAAATACCTAAATTTAAAGAACCAATTGATTTAATTTTAAGTAGAAATTTTTCAGGAATAATTAAACAATGCACAATATCAAAAACGACAACAAATGAATATTTTGTGAGTATTTTAGTTGAAACTGAACATAAAAAATTTGAAAAAACTGGTAAAAGTATCGGTATTGATTTAGGATTGAAAGATTTTGTAATTACATCCGAAGGATATAAATACAAAAATAATAGATACACAAAAACATATCAAACCTTACTTAAAAAGGCTCAACAACATTTAAGTAGAAAGAAAAAAGGTTCTAACAGATATGAAAAACAAAAATTAAAAGTTGCAAAAATTCACAAGAAGATAACCAATTCTCGTTTAGATAATTTACATAAAGTATCCACAGAATTAATCAAAAAATATGATACAATCATACTGGAAGATTTAAACATAAAAGGAATGATTAAAAATTATAAACTTTCAAAACATATTGCAGATGCTAGTTGGTCAAAGTTCATAGAGCTTTTAACCTACAAAGCGGAATGGAATGACAAAAAAATTGTTAAAATTGATAGATTTTTTCCTTCCAGTAAAACTTGCAATTGCTGTGGTTATATTAATCAAAATCTTGATTTAAGTATTCGTGAATGGTCTTGTCCATCTTGTAATACAAAACTAGATAGAGATTTAAACGCTAGTAAAAACATCCTTAAAGAAGGGTATAAACTTATATCGTCAGGAACTGACGATTACAGAAGTGGAGATAAAATAAGACCAGCTTTAGCCGGCACAATCGATGAAACTTCTAAAATTCTGAATATTTATAATTCAGAATCCCACGAATCTTTAGTTCGTGGGTAGTTCAAAATGTCAGATATTTCAAACCAGTTAATAAAGGATAGTTACAATTATGTATTACAATCCGATTTATCTACTGGTGTAGTATATAGAATTGGTGGTTCAATTCCTGTCAATCCTATTTTTCAATCAGGACTTACGGTTAATAGTGGTTTTACATATTCAAATGGAACTGAACAAAATGGTTATGCTCTTTTAACTGATGGAACGGGTTATGCTTATTGGGGTCCTGTATCAGGAGCAACTCCATCTTCAGGGGTTACAAGTATTACAGTTGGTGATGGATTATCTGCAAATTCAACAACAGGAGCGGTTACCATAGTATTAACCGCATCGACTGGTACTTCAGGAGACTACCTTCCATTAAGTGGGGGAACTGTAACAGGAGTAACAATATTCCAAAGTGGGTTAACCGCAAATACATTTTATTCTTCAGGTCAAATTGGTATTGGAACATCAAATCCAAATGCCGCAGCAATTATAGAAATTGCATCAACAACTCAAGGTGTTTTATTTCCAAGAATGACAAAGGTACAAAGGGACGCAATATCAACTCCGCCTATTGGACTTATTCTTTTTGTAACTGACGATAATGAAGGTTTGTATATTTATAAAACAAGTGGATGGGTTCAAATAATTTAAGAAATGGCAAATAACGGAATATATTATAGTTCGGGTAATACTTTAAATTTTACAACAAACAACACGACTTGGGCGACACTTACAAGTGGTGGAACATTTGTTATTAATACAGTATCAGGTGGAACTTATTTGAATCTACCAGCATCAAGTGGAGGAACGACAGGTGATTACTTACCATTAAGTGGAGGAACCGTAACAGGTGCGACAATATTCCAAAGTGGATTAACGGCAAATACGGTATCGGCAACGACTCAATTTATTGGAAATTATTTACAATTTAATACAGGTAGTACAAATCCATCAAATGTTGGAGGTAGATTTTTTTATGATAATTTAACAAACGATGTTGCATTTTATTCATTTGTTGACCCAAATGTTAAAATTAAAATTGGTAAACAATTATATGCTCGAGTAAACAACTTTACAGGTTCATTAATACCAAAAGGCTCGGCAATTGCTATTCAAAGTGCAACAAACGGGATTCCAAATGCGTCTCTTTTAACTTCTTCGGGTAACACAAATAACCAAGTTATTGGTTTGGCCGCTAATGATATTCCTAATGGTTCAATAGGACTTGCAATTAATCAGGGTATTTTATTGGGGGTTAATGTTAGTTACCCAATTGGTACAATTCTTTATTTATCAGATACAGTCCCTGGTGGATATGTATCAGGAACAACTTCTTTACAATTTAGTTCAAGAAGTCACCAGATTGGTTATGTCACAGCGACAGGGACTACAACAGGAGAAATTTATGTTAGTATTAGAAATGAGGATACAAACCTAACATTAACCGACATTGAAAGAAATATATTAGAGGGTAATGTAATATCAACTGGTACTTATGACTTTACTGGATTAACATATACAGGAGGAACAAGTATTATTATTTCACCCATGAAGGGATGGATTGTTCAGAATACTTATCAATATGCAATATTACCTGATGTTATAAATGTTATATATTCTGGAACTTCATCATACCCAATAACAGGAATTTCAAGTTCAGACTCAACATATATATTAGTTAATAGCGGAGGAACCGTTTTCCAACAAGGGACATACCCAACACCGCAACAAAGAAGAGAGAATATTTTTATAGGTAAAGTAGTTCACCCAAACAGAACAACAATACAAAACGTTAACAATACAGTTGATTATGATGTATCACCGATGTCCGCTCTTCGTGATTTATGGGAATCATTTAATTTAATTAATGAAGGTGTTATTGTAACACCAAACGGGGCAAATTTAAATATTAATACATCATCAGGTATATTATGGGGAAATGGTATTAACTGGTCAAGTAACCAATTATCACCAAATAATGTGGTATTATCAGGAACTTCTCCAACAACATTCCAATATAGAACTCAAACAGGAGGAACATTTAGTAATACAACAACAATTGACACCACTAATTATGATGTTAATGGGATTGTCACAAATATACCAGGGAATGGTAGCTACACTACCCAAAGAATTTATTTATTTCCAACAGGGATTGTTAGAATTCAATATGGACAAGAATATTACCCAACACTTGCAAAAGCAATTGCTGCCCTCCCAAGTGAACAATATGTCGCATATCCAAATAATCTTTCAAATGGAATTTTAATTGGTTTATTAACGGTTAAAGATGGCGCTAGCGATTTAACAAACATAAATGATGCAATTTTTACAAATGTATCAAAATTTGGTGAAGCCATTGGAGGTTCTGCCGGACTCTCAACAACAACTCTACAACAAGCGTACGATAATTCTACAGAACCTGAAATTATAATTAACTCAACATTAGATGGTTTATCTATTAAGAATGGAACAGGTAATGCCGATAATGTTACAAGTTTATTACAAGGTCTTAATTCAGGAGGAACTGTAACATCATTTATTAGGGCTGATGGTGTATTTTCAGGGACATCAGTATTTGCGACAACAATATCCGCAACAACAATATCTACAACAACTATAACCGCAACAACAATATCTGCAACAACATATGATGTGATTGGAGGAACTATTGAAAACAATGGTCTACAATTTATCTATACAGGTAATAGTATAGGGATTACCGATACTAATTTGAGTGGTTGGGGAACTAGTGGGAATGAAATTGCAATTGGTAATGGTGGTCCACTTTCTTTAAGTACTGGAAGTCATAATATTGCAATAGGGTACAATTCTTTATCTGCCAATACAACAGGATTAAATAACATCGGAATAGGTGGAAATACTTTACATTTAAACCAAGCCGGACAAGGAAATGTTGTTATTGGTAAAGATGCCGGTAGTAATGTCACATCTGGAAGTTATAATGTTGTTTTAGGATATCAAGCCGGTCAAGGACTAACAACTCAAGACAATAGATTATATATTGCAAACAACTCAACTACAACATTAATTTATGGTGAATTTAATAATGGAAGAGTTGGTATAAATACAATAACACCAATCGCCGCTTTAGATGTTAGTGGAAATACAAGAATAGATGGTACATTGAGTGCAACAACATATTATAACCTACCACAAGTAGTTATAAATAATACTGTAACAGTTGCCTTAACAGGTAGCTCAACAACTAATGTTGACTTTAATACAATAAAAGACGCTGTAAACAGTATTACAGGTGCAACATCGGCAAATACTTATACAGTTAAAGTCGCTGGAGGTCTTTATAATGAAGACCCATTTACAATACCTTCTTGGGTTTCAGTTGTTGGAGAAAGCTCCATATCAACTGTTATTAATGCCAACGATTCATCTCAGACATTAATTAATTTGAGTGACCAATCGGCAATTTTTGATTGTCAAATACAAGGATGTACCGATACAGGAGTTTCTGCGGTATTATATTCTTCGTCAACAACACCACAATCTTCGGCAATTTCTTATGTTGAAAATGTTAGATTTGGAACAAACTACACTCACGCAAAAGTTGTTGCATATGGTGGGGCAAATATCATCATGCAATGTTCAAATGTTAAGTATGGTGGTTACCCGTTCACAATAGGATTTTACGCAACAAATAGTGGTAGTGGTATTGGTAGAATGCAGTTGAGAAATGTTACATCAACTAATGGTGGAATTGTGACAACAACAGGTCTTATTTTTGCAAAGGCGGATGCCGCAAGTTGTGGATTCATTGTTAATGGATGTCTATTAACTAAGGCGGTTGGCGCCGCAGCTGGAACGGGATTCTATGTAGAAAACGGAGGATTTTTAAGACTAACCGCAGTTAACTTCCAAAGATGGGCTGTCGGAATTGATGCCCCTCAAATAGGTTCGGCTCCAAGTATAGATGCAATTGCTTTAAATTTTGAAAACAATACAATTGATGTAAATATTGCTCATTCAGGGGCGACAGGTAAAATACAAGGAACTGATAATTTCTTAAAGACAATTATCAATCAAGACTCTCCTCTTTATGAGGTTAATCAAGACCCAAAAGAAATTACGGTTAGTAAAAAAGGTGGGGATTTTACATCTATAAAAAGTGCGGTCGATTACTTAAAATTATCAGGAAATACATCAAGTTCTAATAGATATATTATTTCTGTTGGACCCGGTGAATTTACAGAAGGTGAAATTGATTTAACGACTACACCTTATGTTAGTATTGTCGGTAGCAATATTCAAACAACATTAATTAAACCATCAGGAAATACTCAACACATAATTAGTATTGGTGTTAATAATGAAGTCTCATTTTTAACACTTAGTGGGGCTCCTTCAGGTTATGCAGGTATATACTGTTACGACATTGGGGATTATGCTCAGGCTCACAAAGTGGCTTTTTATGATTGTGATACGAATATTTGGGTTGAGGTGGATAATCAGGACACCAAGTTTTTTGGTGAGTATTTAGATTTTAACGGAGAGTACACCTACGGAACAAAAGTAGTTGCTAATAATGGATACTTAGCAATTGCTAATATGGAAAACTACTATAATTTCCCAACGGGTACTGGTGTAACATATTGTAATTATGCGACAGGAAGTGGCGCTACCATATCAGTTTTTCTTGGGGATAATGTGAGTAATGGTGTTTCAGGGACAACTGCCTATTACATACAAGACAATGCTGAATTAAACGCATCTACAATAACTTGTGATGGGTTTACTTATGGTATTATAAATCCAAATGTTGGAGGTTCAGTTAGATTTGACGTTGATAATGCAAGTTTTGTAAATGGAGAATGGGATTTATACATTGAAAGTGTAAATACTTTTGGTACTCTTGCCGGTAGTTCAAATCACCAAAAATTATTTACTTTAAGTAGTGATGTGTATTGGTCCATTTTAGATATTAATGATGGTGAATTTGATATAACTAGAAAGGCATCTGTAACATTTGCCGATGGAACACATACCGATTTTACAACTTTGATTTTTGAGGGTGGTTCTATGGGAGTTATAAGCGGTGGGACTTTATCTGACGGAGGAGGAACTACCGTAAGTGTGGCCGCAGGATTTGGATATTTAGAAAAATCTATTAATGATGGAACTGTTAAAAGAATTGATTGGTCAACCAGCACTTTATCACTATCAGTAAACTCTGATTTATACATATATTATAATGAAAATGAAATATTAAGTTCATCGGGTACAAGACCTGATTCTTCATATAATATTTTACTTGGTAGAGTTGTTACAGATGCGTCATCTATATTAATAATTGACCAATCACCATTTAATGCTTCACACACTTCAAATAGATACGGAAGTTTATTTAGAGAGGCTTTAGGGCCTATTTATGCTTTTGGGTCAATTACTACTGAAGGGTCAACTCTATTTACTTTAGATGTTACACAGGGTGAATACTATTACGCAACGAATGAATTTACACCTAGTGGAGGTACTGGAATCACATTTACACAATATTATAGAAACGGGACAGGGTCAACTTGGATTACATCTGCAACAACTTTAGTTAATAACACTCAGTATGATAATAACGGTACATTAACAGGTCTAACATCATCTGCGTATACTAAACATACATTATATGTTGTGGGGGATGGTGTGGACGAACAATTTATGTTGGTGTTAGGTCAAGATGAATATACAACTTTAGTTGAAGCTGAAAACGCACTACTACCGACCCCACCATCATATTTTATAGATTCGGTTGCGCAAGTTGCTTCAATATATATTAGACAAGGCGATTCCAATATTATCCAAATTGAGGACATCAGACCTACGGTTGGATTTAGAGCTGGTGGGGTTAATGCGTCATCAGTTCACGGAAATTTGTTAGGATTAACCTCGGATGACCACTTACAATATCTTTTAGTGGATGGCGGTAGAGCTATGTCAGGTAATCTTGATATGGGTGGTAATAATATTACTAGCGCCGGTACAATTAATAGTGTAACTATTCAGACACATGCCGATAGACACAAATTTGGAGGTGCAGATGCGGTAGGCACTACCACACCAACTGCAAATGCTATACCATATGCTGATGTTAGTGGAAAATTAGATAGTTGGATTACACCTGTTACAATATCAGGAGGAACAGGTATAACAACAGGAGGAACTTATCCAAACTTCACAATAACAAATAGTGCTCCTGACCAAACCGTTACAATATCAGGAGGAACAGGTATAACAACAGGAGGAACTTATCCAAACTTCACAATAGCAAATAGTGATGGGGGTTCGTCTCAAAATATATTCAAAAACATACAAATTGACAATAATACTCAGTTTAGTGCGGAGTCAAATACTGCAAACCTAAACTTTAGTGGTATTAACATAACCATCACTTCAGCTGCGACAAATACACTTGTATTTAGTGCCGGAACAGGAGGTGGAGGAGGAGTTACCCAAATAGTTGCGGGAACAAATATAACAATTTCACCAACAGGAGGTACAGGAAGCGTAACAATAAATTCAACAGGAGGAGGGTCGTCTCTCGGAACTGTTTACACTACAGCAAATAATTTTAACTTTTTATAAAAAAAATAAACTAATAAAACAATAATCAAGTGCCAGCAAATACTCAACCGATATTTTCGATAGCAGGAGAAGCTCAATGGAGTGTGTCAATGATAGCTTTTAACACCACAACTGATTTAACTTCAGGTACAATATATCCAGTTTTTACTGGAGGTACAAATGGAAGTTATGTCCAAAAAATAAGATTTCGTCATCAAGGAACTAACTCGGCAACTGTAGTTAGAGTTTTCATTAATAATGGTGGTGCCACAACAACTGCGACCAACAATACTTTATGGGATGAAATAACTGTTGCCGCAAACACTTTGGTACAAAATGCCGCATCAATAAACTACGAATTACCACTTGGATTTGCACTACCTGCTGGGTATAGGATTTACTGTACATTTGGTACGAGTACAACTGGTGGTATAATTGCGACAGTTATTGGAGGAGATTACTAATGATTTATCATTTAATTTATTTTGAATATGGTTCACCTGTTAGTACGGGTTATGCTGAATATGATAATCGATTTACACAATTAACAAGATATACTGATTTATCAGGAAATACATTAACATTTGATGGGGCTTATGGTGGTTATACAATAGATGAAAATCCACCATTTCCATCTTGGGGTGAGCATTAATTATGGATTTATTTGATTTAGCAAATACTGATTATAGAACCCAAATTTTTTATAATACGGGTGTTTGGAGAAAGCCAAAAGGAATTTCTATGGTTTTCATTACTTGTATAGGTGCTGGAGGTGGAGGTGGAGGAGGATTTAATGGAACTTCAGGAGTTAACAGAGCTGGAGGTGGAGGTGGCGCCGCTGGTTCTATTTATAATACAATATTACAAGCTTCTTTATTACCCGATGAATTATATGTTACAGTCGGAGTCGGTGGTAATGGAGCAACTGGTTCATCGTTTTCTGGAGGTACTGGAGGTAATAGTTATGTTGAGGCATTTTATAATGGAGGGGCTAATTTTGTTATCGCAAGAGCGACAGGTGGAGGTGGTGGAACTTCTGGTTCTACAGCTATAGGTGCTGGAGGAACTAATGCAGTTTCGGCAATTGCAAACCAAAAATTAACGAATATAAGTTTATTTACAACAAGTGCCGGACAATCAGGTGGAGGAGGAGGATTGGCAAATACACCTACAATAACATTTGCGGCTGGAGGAAATACTCCCCCAACCTCAGGAGGAAACGGAGGAGGAGGAGCTACTAATACTAACCTTGCTTCACAAGGAGGTAATGTTGTCGGAATTACTTCTTTTGTTGCGACTAACTCAGGTGGAGCAAATACTGGAGTTAGCGGAACAACAGGTATGTTTAGAATATTTAACCAAGGATTTTTATCAGTTGGAGGTAGTGGAGGTGGGGGTAATCCTACCACTGCGGTTAATTCTGGTAATGGTGGAAGAGGTGGAGATGGAAATATTGGTTCAGGAGGTGGAGGAGGAGGTGCCGGAACATCTCCAGGAATTGGGGCTGCTGGTGGAAATGGCGGAAATGGTTTAGTAATAATAGTTTCATATTAATATGTATAATTTACCTTATAGTTCATATAGAAATCAAATTTTTGTTGAAAATGGTTCATGGAAAAAACCTGATGGGATTGTTATGGTTCAAATACTTTGTATTGGTGCAGGAGGTGGCGGAGGTTCTGGAGGTAGTGGAGATGCTCAATATACAGGTGGAGGTGCTGGAGGTAGTGGAGGGGTTAGTAGAATATTAATTCCCGCTGTTCTTTTACCCGACACATTAACAATAGTTGTGGGAAAGGGAGGAGTAGGTACCGTTAACTCAAATGGCGCCGCAGGAGGAACATCTTCAGTATATTTCAGTACATCGAATGGGGACACAACTGTCATTACCGCAAGTGGTGGTGGAGGAGGTACTAGAGGAACTGGTGGTGGAGCAGGTGGCACCGCGGCTATAATTGCGACCACCACTAACTATAGACTTGGACCATTGGGTATTGTAAATACAGTTGCTGGACAAGCAGGAACTGCCGGAGTACTTTCAGGTAGTGGTACTAATTCAGTAATATCGGCAGCAACCCATGTTTTATACGCCGCCGCAGCCGGTGGAGGAAGGTCTGGAGGTGTTGGACTTAGTGGAGGAAGTGTGGTAGGAATAAATGATATAATACAAACAATTCCAGGAGGACCAAACGGGGACTCAAATAACCGAGGTGTTAATGGTTACACAAATTTTTCACCATTTTACTCGATAGGGGGCTCTGGTGGAGGTGCGTATAATACCTCTTTAGCTGGTGGAGGGGCCGGAGGTGATGGAGGATATGGATGTGGAGGTGGAGGAGGAGGTAACGGAGGCACAGTTTCTAATAATGGACCCGGAGGAAAGGGAGGAGATGGAATAGTAATAATAACTTGTTGGTAATATGGACTTATATAATTTACCTGACTCAAGTCAGAAAGTACAATTTTTTTACACATCTGGTGTTTGGTATAAACCAAGAGGAATTTCCATGGTTTATATTCAAGTATATGGAGCCGGAGGTGGTGGAAGTGGTGGAGGTTCAGGAGCAGCCGGAACCTCAAGGGCTGGGGGAGGAGGAGGCGCAAGTGGAAACATGTCTAAAATTTGCGTACCTGCCGCAGTCATAAGTGATAGTTTGGAAATAACAGTAGGTATAGGTGGTAATGGAGGGGCACCGGCTAGTGCTGGTAATGGAGGGGGTGCTTCAGTTGTAACATTATCAAGAGGTTCTACCTCAAATGCTACAAGACTTATTACTGCTTCAGGAGGTGCTACAGGAGTTGGCGCCACAGGAGGTGCTTCACAGGGTACAAATTCGATTACTAATACAATAATGGCTGGGCTTGGAGTAACATCTTTTATTGGAAATCAAGGAGGAGGTAACGGAGGAAGTGGAGCTGCTGCTGGAACTAGCATAACATTTCAATTATCTCCAATCCCAACTTCTGGTAGTTATGCAGTATTACATAGCGGAGGTGCGGGTGGTGCTGGTGTAGGAACAAATAATATAGGTTTTATAGGTGGGTCAATAGTTGCATCGACATTAACACCTTTAGTCGGTGGCGGTATTGTAGATGGTGGTAATGGAACTGGAGGATACTTATCTTACCAACCATTCTTATCTACAGGAGGCGGAGGAGGAGGTTCATTTGGAACAGGTACAGGAGGAAAGGGTGGTGATGGTGCAATCGCCTCAGGAGGTGGAGGAGGAGGTGCTGGAGTTACAGGAGGACGAGGAGGTGCTGGAGGAAATGGATTAGTTGTAATCATATGTTGGTAATACTTATACAATATGGCTTGTCAAATACAAATAAATTCAATATCAGGAACCTCACCTTTTGATATATACATGTGTGACATAGGAATGGTTGAATGTGTTTTTATTGAAACGGTTACCTCACCTACTTATCCGATAATAATAACATATCCAACAACATTAGAAGGAGCAACTTCATTTATAATAAAAATAATTGATGCAAATGGATGTCAATTATTTCAACCTTATACCCAACCATCACCAACACCAACACCATCGATTACTCCGACCAATACACCAACACCAACAATTACCCCAACCCCATCAATTACACCTACAATAGGATTATCAATGACTCCAACCCCAACACAAACACCTACAAAATCAAATAATATTAATAATATTTGTTTATAAAATATGGCTTTTGGATTTAGAGAATGTTGTAATGAATTTAGTTACTTTACAGTAACAGGGATACCCGCAAGTGTTTCTGAATTTGAAGTGTATTATATTAGAACTCTTGAAGGGTTAAACTTTTGTTCGACATATGTTCAAATACCTACGCTGAATTATCAAGCACCAAATTATATTTTACTTGAATTAACACAACAAATAGACTGTAATACCTGCATTGAATTATACCCATGCCCTGCTGAAGATATTATTTTAGTTAATCAATTTACCGCAGGTTCAGTTCAAATTGACACAGATTGTCAGGTTAACACATTACAACCAATGATTGCACAATGTCAATCAGTTAACCCTACATTTTCAAATACACCTGATGGAAGTGTTGCACTTTTTGTGGTTGGAGGTACTCCTCCGTATACTTTTATAAGTGCTGGAACTCAAGACATACTTAGTGTTATTCAGACCGAGGACATCTATCTTTTATATCAAAATGTAAGCGCTGGAACATACTCAATAACCACAATTGACAGTACAGGCGATTTCTCAATAACAAGAAATTGTGTATTATCAGGACCACCACCGATACCAATTGCAGTTCCAATTGTGACGCCAGCATCTTTCTTTAATGCTCCTGACGGGTCAATTGATTTAAATATTACAGGTGGAATAGGTCCTTATACTGTAATTTACGAAGGTGAGACAATTGAATTACCATTAACTGGATTACTTGCTGGAACTTATTATTTTCAGGTTATAGATTCGGAAGAATATCTAATTGAGGTCGAAGCTGTTGTAACACAGCCAGATTACCCTAATTACCCTACTAATCTTTGTGCGACTTTTACATTTTGCGGAACCGAGTTCAGAATGTCATTCCAATTAACATCAGAATTTTATAATTATAGACCTGTATACAATTGTATAAATCCATCGGTCTTTGGTATGACTGAATTAAAGTTGAGATATGAGTTAAATTTTGGAGGAGGTGCTGGATGGGTAACAACAAATGAATTGGTACAAGTTGAAGATATACAATTTGACACACCTCCAGGAAATTGTAATTTAACAAATAATACATTTAGATTACAAAGAACAGGTTTGGGACCTCTTGCATTACCACAAGGTAGTTTTTTAGGACTCGGTATAATTATTAGCACTATAGTACCCATAACTGTTGGGGGATGTCCTCCTTCTGTAAGAGTTTTAAGTACAGATAATTACTGTGCCGGTCCCCCGGTTAAATTAGGACAAGTAATTTACCAAGCGGTCGGAGGATTTGGACCCCCATATACTTACTTCTACAGTTCGAACGGGATAACATATCAACAGACAAGTGCAACTCAACTTTCTTTAATTGCTGGAACCTATTCAATCAAAGTTAAAGATAGTATTGGAACTGAAAGTTCTGTGATTAGTTTTACAATATCATCCTCGAATCAAGTTGTTGGTTCATCAAGTGTGAATTTTTACTCAAATGTTGCAAGTGCAACAATAACTGGAACGGCTATAGATGGACCAATACAAGAAGGTCAATATAAAGAATTTAATACTGTAGTTGAAAATTATTATGAATTTTCAAATTTTCCAGAAGGTGCTTCATTTACTATAAGATTGAGAACCACACTTAACAATCAAGTTACTACTGGTGATTATGGGTACAATACACCGACAACTGCTCAAATACTAAATTTACAAATTAGTGAGGCTTGGGTGGATAATGGTAGTGGACCACAAAGTTTCTATGCAAATCCTGAATTAAGATTTTCACCTGACACTAGTCCGTATCAAGGAAATTTTACCTATGGACAAGATAATTTAGGTTTTTGGGATATTAGAAATAATCCAGATTTATGTCAGGGCACTTTAAGAACTTCACCAAATTATTGGGTTAGTTGTGATAATCCTTGGAGTTTTAGTAGTTTTATTGAGGGAGACACTAGAGCTAAAAATTTTGGAAATCAAACTTATTTTGATAGTGAATCAATTTTAATTAATACAAATACTAAAATTTATATAAAATATACAGTTAAACTTAGAAATAATATGCCGGAGTTTATACCAACTATTTTACGCGAAACTGATAGTACCACAATACAACCACAGTGTTACACACCCATAGGATGCGCTAAATTAAATGTACCTAACACTAATAATTTTAGAGAAATATCTGCAAATCAATTCTCAATCTCATTATCTTGGTTTTCAAGAAATATAGTGACTCCGCCAACCCAACCATGCGTTCAAATAGATAGTACTGCTAATAATTTAAATAGTGCAACTCCTGGAGGTAATGTTGTCACGACTAAATTTAGATTTGGTTTAGATAGCAGATACGGAGTCAATCAATCCGGTAGTCCTAGTTTACTTACAGAAACTCAAAAACTTGCGGTTTTTGTATCGCAAAATACGACATCAATACCTTCTTGGGCTCCTTAATTTTAATCTTCACAAAAACAAAAAAAAGGTTATTTATAGGTAATGGCTCTTGGATTTCAGGATTGTTGTAACGGTCTTAACTTTTTCTTAATTAATAGTGTCCCTGCTACGGTTTCAGAGTTTGAAGTTTATAATATTCAAACACAAGAGGGGGCGGTATTTTGTGCAATTTATGTTAATCTTCCCGCACTTAATTATGCTCCACCCACATATAATGCAATTTCGTTAACACAGCAGACAGATTGTGAAACATGCTTAACCTCAAATCCTTGCCCAACAACTGAAACAATATTCCACTCTCAGTTTGGAGAGGGTTCAGTTGTTACCACCTCAGACTGTAATGTCACGACAATAAGACAGATGCAAGTTCAGTGTTTTCCAACTAGTCCTACATATGAAAATTCTTTAGATGGTAGCCTTGATTTATTTATTAATAATGGTACGCCTCCCTACATTATTAGAGATTATATAACAGGGCAAGTGATTAATGCATCAAAAGTAGATGATTTTTATGGGGTAAAAAGAAATATATCAGCCGGTACCTATAATTTTTTTGTGACTGATTTTACTAGTGATTTTGGAATACCAATTTCCTGTCTTGTGACAGCACCACCACCATTACCAGTATTTGGTTGTAATACTCAAGATAATACTTTTTACGACAAACCTGATGGAATTTTAGATTTTATTGTATTATCTGCAGGAACCCCACCGTACAGATATTACTTTGGTAATTCACAATTTCAAATACCAATCCCAACTTTAATTAGACAAGGAACATATAACATTAGATATGAAGACCAATATTATGTTCAATATATTCAGTGTACAGTAGGTGGACCTCCTGAAGTTATTTGGCCGGACAATTTATGTATGACTTTTGATTATTGTTCTACTAGTTTTAGACTAAGTTTTACAAAACAAACAAATCCGAGAAAAATAGATTATAGGGCGTGGTATCTTTGTGATAATCCTGAACAAGTAGGTTGTGAAAGATTAGTTTTAAGATTTGAGGATGCTCTTCCTGGAGGGTGGTTTATAGAGTCTCAACCAATAATATTCCCAATTTCGTTAAGCGTTCCAAATGCTTGTGCTTTAGTTAATTTTACTTTTTCGGCGGCTAAAAATGTTAACCCACGCTCAGACCAACCAGACGGAGATTGGAAAATTTTTGGAGATTTAAACGCAAATGCTACTTTAACCTCAGGACCTTGTGGTTTATCTTTACAATTAATTGCTAAGGAAGATTTTACTCCTGTTACTAATGAACAATCAGGAAAGGCTTTATTACAATCAGTCGGCGGAATTTCACCAGTTAGTTATTTGTTAACAGGGGAAAATGATTTTATTTATCAAACAAATACTCCGGTGGTTGAAAATTTAAAACCTGGTAATTATAAGGCAAAGGCTATAGATGCTAACGGTAGTAACAGTAATGAAGTATCTTTTGTAATTAATACAGTTGACCCGGTTGATTTTATTTCAAATTTTAACCCTTGTGTAATTACTAATTACACAAATGAATGGGTAACACAATTACCAGGAGGTTCTTCCACAAGAATTGAAGATGGTGAATCATTATTAAGTACAATTAATAGCACTTCTACTTTTAATTTTAATTTTTTACCTGACAACTCAATTATGAAAGGGAGAATAAAAATTACATTAGATGCTTATGTTGTTGTAGGACCAAGTGGGTTTACTAATCCAGATGTCGTTGCAAGTATTGATTTAAATTCTATAAGTTTACAATCAGTAACTGATGGAATTCCATTTAATTTTATGGAAGGAGTTTGCTCAATTCCAACAACTTATCCTTTGTTTTTAAACGGAAGTTGGTATAAAGATACAAATGGAAATAGTTGTTGCAATGACCCTTCAACCGAAGGAGTTGGATATAAAAAACAATTAGTGTGGATTAGCAACGAAATTACAATAAAGAATAACACTAGTATTAATACACAGATACAGACAATTATTGAAAATTTTATACCTTGGTCAAGATATCAATTAATAGGATGTTCATCTAACGGTACTTGTTCAGGGTATATTGATATTTCATTAAAAATTGAATTAATTAATTTATCGGTAGTATCAGGAAATGTGATACTATCTCAAAATAATTATCAAATATATACATATAATTTCAGAACAACTAGTGATGGAAGTGCAAGTTGGACAACTGGAGGAAAACCAACACCAGCTTGCTAATATTTAAAAATTGAGTATTTATATAACACATGGGATACATTATTAAAGACACACAAGGGTTAGTAATAACAAGACTAACTGATGTAGGGAGAAGAAAAATTTCACAAGGAAATTTTAATATTAGCTACTTTCAAGTAGGGGATAGTGAAATTAATTACAGTGCAATAACTGATTATGACCAAGCAGAGGCTATGGTACTTGAACCGGCCTATAATGCTCAAAATAATGTCGGTATTCCACAATCAACAAAAAATAATGTAAAATATCCTTATTATTTACAAGGTACCTCAGGGGTTACTTATGGAATTCCATATCAAGCCTCATCTGTTGCTGAAGTTTATAATACGGCAACTTTATCTGGATTTTTTAATACAGGAGATACACAATATATTACAAGAAAAACAGGACAGTATACTTATAACTCAGAATATGTATCTAATTTGTCTTCATTTAATGGAAGTAGTTCTAGTGTAACTTTAATAAGCAGTCCATGTGATGGCTCCGCAACTGACACACCCCAAGCCGGAACTTATGTTGCCGTATATATGATTGGTGATGGTACAGATATGTGTGATGCGTATGACCCATTCCACCCTATATTAACATATCGAGTAGTTAGTTTTGCTGGTACAAGTTTAACAGTCGATAGACCTTTCCCTGATTTGAGTTCTTTAGGTTACGAAAATCAGGCTAGATATTACTTTTATTATGGTGATATGATTGGATTTGATTTACCTACACCTGAAAATTATTGGGCAAATAGTGTTATTAATTTTGAATCGGTTTGTTATCCTGAAAGTGGTTATGTTGAAATTTGGAATATGAATATTCCTTGGACTGAAGACCCAGCAGGATTTGCAGCTCAAAATTTACCTTATACTGAATTTGGCTCAAGAAATTATATTGGAACAAAAGAATATTATGGTTACCAATCTTCCATCGGTCAAACAGATACTTCAGGGACTTCTTACTATAATTCATTTGGTGAGGAAGTAATTGTTGCCCCTGAGGACCAAAAGGCCATTGCTATTGTACATTATACCAATAATACTATAATAAATTTCTTTGGTGAAAAGTTCGCCACTGAAGCTTATGACCCTGATAATTCTGGTGCGACAGGACAGGCAAGAAATTTCAGAATAACATTACCCACACTTTTTTGGCATAAAAATTCTGATTGTCGTGACCAAACAAGTTTTTACATTGACCCACCAGGATTTGATGGATTTGATTTATTAACACCTCACTATATACAATCTACAAGAAACCAAGATATGAATAATCCTGGTATAAGATACTATCATTTATATGATACGAATCCAAATCCAATTAATGGAAGACCAAACAGAGTAGGTAAAGTATTTCCTGATGATAGAATTATTGTTTTTGATGACGAAGAAATAGTTGCGGCTATGAGTTATGCTACAAATAGGAACTATACACTTCCAGCGCCAAGAGTAGGACTTGTTGTTCCTGGCAGTTGTGGTGGTGGAGTTGATGGTGTTTTAGACAATGACACTGAACAATTGTGGGTAACATATATATTTGGAAGCCCATGGCAAGGAATGCATTGTAATTATTATCAAAAAATTACAGGTATGTCAGGAGATACTCCAGTTTCTATGAATGTAACAGTTACATTTGGAGGTGATTTTGCAGGTAATGATTGTATGACACAAGGTAACTTTTTTGGATATAGTGCTCAAGAATTTTATGTTTTAGCTCAAAGAGTTGTGACTGGAACTAGACCAAATCCTGCCGAGTGGAGATTAATTGACCTTACATCCGTATTGTCAGATGCAAATTTTATTGATGGAAATGGATTTATAGACCCAACAGGAATGCAGTCACTTAATTTTACTATTAGTAATAATAATTATGATTCGGCTCCTTTATATAACATAAATGATTACCTGTTTCTTCCAGTGTCAGAAAACGATAATGAATTTAATTTTGGAGATGAGTTTTATTTTTATGGTGAGATTCAAACAGACATCGAGGCAACTATATATGAAATGAGATATTTAATTAATCTTCCAAATAATCAATTTGTCAATTCTTCAAACCCGACTTGGACAACAGATTATGATGCGTATATGACAGAAATTGGTTTATACGATTCAGATAAAAATCTTATGGTACTCTCAAAATTTCAGTCTCCACAAATAAGAGAAGGAATCCAACAAGTTGCAGTGAAGTTAGATTTTTAATTTACAAAGTTAATTATTTTATTAACTTTTTTCTAACTTATGGCAAAAAGCATTAAAAATTCGCCCAAGATTTTGGGTTTAGATGTGTCCACCAAAACAATAGGATGGGCATTATTTGATATGTCCTCAAGGGACCTTCTTGAATTAACACACATATCCCCAAGACCAAAACCTGTTCCTGACAACAAGTTGGAAGAGATGTTACTTAAATCTTCTTTATTTAGAAAGAAGCTTGAAGAATATAAAAGTCTTGGAATCGTTAAATGTATTATTGAGGAACCTCTCCTTAATTCAAATAACGCATATACAATTGGAACTCTTTTGAGATATAACACACTTATTAGTAAAGAAGTTTATGATGTACTTGGGATTGTTCCTGAATATGTGTCAACATATGAATCAAGAAAGAAAGCTTTCCCAGAGCTTGTGCAAAAGAATGAAAAGGGTAAATTTGTATTGTTTGGAGGTTACCCAAAAGACTGCGATAAGAAACAAATAGTTTGGGAACTTGTTGCAAAAAGAGAACCACAAATTCAGTGGATGTACACTAGAAACAATACTTTAAAGAAGGAAAATTTTGATATGTCAGACTCTTATACTGTTGTATTGAGCTACTTAAATTCAAAATAAATCAGTTAGTTTTTTTATTTTAACCCCGTTTTTTAACGGGGTTTTTTATTAAATACCAGTATCTCCTACAAATGTCCAAGTATATGCCGATTGTATGTAACTTCTTGCTGCTCCTCCTTGACCTGACAAGGTGTATGTTAAACCATTAACACCAAAAGTAACGCCTGATGTTAATGTTAAACCTGACCAAGATATTAATAAGTTGTCATAATTAATTGTACTAACTGATGTATTTTCCAACATTTGAGTCATATCGGTAACATTAGATACATTCCATCCACTTAACGGTTGGTTGAATGAGTTAGCGTCCTCAAACATACTATTCATAGATGTAACATTTGAAACATCCCAATTGTTAATGTTTTGGTTGAACGATGAAAGTGCAAATATTGCATCCATGTTTGTAACATTAGATACATCCCACCCACTAATTGATTGATTAAATGGAGTTTGTTGGAACACACCATTCATATTTGTAACATTTGAAACATTCCAGTTTCCAATAGGTTGATTGAAATCTGAATTTAAGAACATTCCATACATTGTAGTGGCTGCGGAAGTTGTCCATCCACTTATAGATGAACTACCACCATTATTAAATGATGTATTAGTAAATGTTTCTTGGAAATTAGTCACTTTTGAAGTATCCCAATTTCCAATATTTTGATTGAATCCTGATACACCCTTAAATGTTCTATATAATGATGTTACCTTTGAAGTGTTCCATCCGCTAAGAGGCTGATTAAATGTGTGGTTAGATGCTAGTGTGTGGAACACCCAACCCATATTTGTAACATTTGAAGTATCCCAGTTTCCAATAGGTTGGTTGAAATTAATTGTTCCGGAGAACATTGCATATAAGCTTGTTGCTGCAGATGTGTTCCACCCACTTAAAGGTTGATTAAACGGACTAGAGCTAAAAGTCGATTGGAAATTAGTAACATTTGATACATCCCAGTTGTTGATATTTTGATTGAAATTACTTTGAGAGAACATGAAAGAAATATCTGTAACATTTGAAGTATTCCATCCACTCAATGGTTGATTGAATGAGGATGCGACATAGAAAGTACTATCCATATTGGTTACACTCGAAGTGTCCCAATTTCCTATAGGTTGATTGAAACTAGTTGCACCGGCGAAAGCTTGTTGTAAATTTGTAACATTTGAAGTATTCCATCCACTAAGAGATTGATTAAATGATGTTGCGTTATAAAAAGTCCTCAATAATGAGGTTGCTGATGAAGTATCCCAAGAACCAATTGGTTGATTGAAAGATGTTGCCTGTCTAAAAGTATCTCCAAAATTAGTCACATTTGAAACATCCCAATTGCTAATATTATCATTGAATCCTGTTGCCAAGTAAAACATTGATGCCATATTTGTAACACCTGAAGTATTCCAACTGTTAATGTTATTTATGGTAGTAATTGAAGAACATTGTCTAAACATTGAGGTGAGCATTGTAATACCTGATAGATTTATAGTATCAGTAACCCCAGTCAAAACAAGGTTAGTACAATTAAAGAACATAGTAGAATTACTTGTCGAAGCGCCTCTTACATTACCCCATTGTTTAATCTCTCTTATATTTAATCTACTTGTTGTAACAGTACCAAAATTGAATCCTGTAACGGTTCCATTAATTATTACAGTATATATTCCGCTAGTTGAGTAGGTCTTAGTTCTATTAGCATATGTGTTAGCCGAAGTTGAACCATCACCCCAATCAATTGTTCCACTATATGTTCCAGATGCGATATATGGAAGTGTTATTGACGAACCTGACCAAACACTTACAAATGCTGAAACTGCGTAAGGAGATGGACTTGGAGTCATTGTCATAGTTGGAGTTATACTTGCAGTAATCGATGGGGTAACTGAAGGTGTTGGTGTGTTAGTAGGTGTTTGACTCATTGTTGGGGTAATTGTTGCAGTTACTGAAGGTGTTGGTGTATTTGTTGGAGTTGGAGTCGGACTAGGTGGTATAAAGAAAGGACAAATAATATCTATAGAACTTACACCATTATACAAATAGTATATCTTATTTGAAATTGAATCGAATTCTATTATTGAATTAACTGAACCATTATAAAATCCTTCGTCAAATCCTATTACACTATTAGTTAAACAATCTATTGTTATGAATCCATAGCTACCCGTAGAACTTCTATTAGAAACATAAATGTAGTCTTGAATTGAATCATATGTCATAGAAAGATTAACACCATTGTAACTACTAATTGATATTACAGTACTAACGGATTGAGATGTAGTATCTATTACACTCACACTTCTACCATTAGTTAAAACATACATTTTTGAATTAACAGGGTTGTATAAAATGTCAACATTTCGACCCGTTTCACCAACACTTGTAATTGTATATTCTTCAGCTTGTAAATTAGAATTAATAATTGAAATTGTATCATTTGTTCTACCAACAACATAATGTAAATAATTTACAGAATCGTAAGCAATAGCACCTTGATAGTAAGTAGAAGCGGATGATGTCCCTAAAGATGAGTATGAAATATCATCTATGAATTCAATCTCATTATTTATACCATCAATAACTACCAATATATTATTATATGAATCAAAAGAAGATTTAAAAGGATTAGTTATTGAAGTTGAAATAGTTGTAACTGAACTAAACGATGATACATCTAAAACCTCAATTATTGACTGACTCTGATTAACTAAATATGTATTAGCACTTAATGAATTATATGATATTGAATTAATTCCTTGATAATTTGCTGATTGTGCCGAATAAACAAGTGTTTGACCTGAATTATAAACAAACAAACCACAATCTAATGATGTTATGTATACATAACTTGATTGGTCGGCAAAAACTGTTAATGCTCCTGTGGTTGCACATAACCCTGAAAATACTGATAAATTAATTGAACCAACTTCAAAAGGACATATTGGACTGGGGGTTATAGTTGGAGTAATTGAAGTTGTTGGCGTTATAGTTGGAGTGGTTGTTTTTGTTGGTGTTATAGTTGGAGTTTGACTAACAGTAGGTGTTGGAGTTTGACTAGATGTTGGAGTTGTTGTTGGAGTTGTTGTTGGAGTTGTTGTCGGAGTTACGGTTGGGTATATTATTGTAGTGTCAGTACATAAAACTGAAATAGTCGAACTACTCCATTCTGAAATGTATATTGAATTATTAATTGTATCAAAATGATTTATTACTGTACCACCAGTAAAAGAACCTATGTTAGATTTAGTTGTTAATTGAGAATTAGTAACAACATCAACTACTATTAAGTCAGAGCCACCATTACTTGAAACATAAATCAAATAATTATTAGGGTCGTAAGATATAGAATCTAATGATGATGTAAAAGTCAAAGGTATACTACCTAATACTAATAAAGATGAACAATCAAAATACCATAATCCGTAATTTTGTTCTAATACATAAATGTAACCCAATATCGGAACATAAACTAAATCTAAATTAAATGATGTACCAATTATAATAGTATTGGTTAAGGTGTAAGTATTTGGAGCAACTACAAAAATTTCCGCCGTACTTGAATTACAAATGTATGCCGAATTTAAATTAGTGTCGAAAACTACTTTACTATCAGAAGTTATGTTATTTAAAACTATACTTCCTATCTGTGTTTCACTATATGCGTCAAATATTGTTACCCCTGATAATAAATCATCAACAGCAACTAAGTAGTTTTGGTTTACTGCTAAATCTACTATATTAGATGAGGGTAAACTAATTATTGAACCAACACCAAATGGGTAAGATGTTACATTGAAACTTGTTATCTTGTTATATCCACCAATAAATACCTTATTGTTTAGACTATCAAAAACGGATGAAGTAACACCCGTTGAAATAGAGAATGAACCATAACCAACCAAGTTATAAGAATTGTTATAATATATCTGATTACCTTGATTATCGATTATCCAAATATAATTATTATATAAGTCAGAGGTTATTGTCCTAATATTTTGAGATTCAATAAATGAAGTGATTAAATATGGACAAGATAATATTTGTGTAGACGATGAAGGTGTAATTGAAGGTGTTTGAGTCAGAGTTGGTGTTGGTGTGGATGTTGGAGTTGAGGATGGTATTGGTGTAAAATTAGTACACATAACATTAATGTTCGAATTTAATGTTGACCCATAAAAAATTTCACCATTCGATTGTTTATATGCCATTCCAGCACTAACATATCCGCCTTCAGCCGCATTATATAAAGTACCCACTTGAGTATTAGTTGAGCAATCAACAGAAATCATATCTTTACCATCATTTGATGAGATATAAATGTAATTTTTGTTTACATCATATATCATAGAGAATAAAGAACCTGAATATGATAAATTTACCGAACCTAGTACTGTTTTAGTTGAGGTATCAATATACCAGATTTTACCTGAGTCACCATCTAAAACATAAACATATGAATTATTACTATTATATAGTATATCTAAATTATTCCCGGTACCTGCAGATATTGTATAATCTAAAGTTTTATTTACAGTATTTACAACATACACATTAGTATATGCTGACCCACCTCTATTAGTTATGTATAACTCATTGTTATTTGGGTCTAATGTAATTTTTCCTCTATTGGTATTTGGTATAACTAAAGTATCAATTACAGTTTGAGAAAAAGTATTAATAAATGATATTGTACTATTATCAGAATATACTACACATACTAATGAATTATTAGAATCATGCACTGACGATGTAGGATAACCCCCTACATAAGTCGTAATTGGGGCCTCTAAAGACAAAGTAGATGTATTAAAAATATTTACAATACCAGTGTAAAATTCTGGTATATAAATTTTGTTGTTATTAGAATCAAAAGACATTGACTCTACAAAACTAGTTGTGGTTATATTAAATAAACTTACAAAATTTTTATTTAAAACTGATACATAATTTCCACTATCATATGCAACATAAATAAATTCATTTAATGTGTCAAAAACAATTGAGCTTGGTTGTCCTGATAATTGTATTGTATTAGTTACGAATGGGCACAATTGAGTTGGAGATGGTGTTGGAGTCGATGTTGTAACATTTGACTGACATGGATATAATCCAGTAATTCCATTTCTTGATTGAGTATTATATGATGTAAAATTACCAATACAAATTATTTTATTTTCATTTGTAATTATAGCATCCGACACATTCCCATTAAAACCAGGATATGCATTAATTTGACCATTAACAATTCCACTTGAAGATATTTTCAAAATACCATTATAGTTAACACCATTAAAAGTAGAACCTAAAGTTGGGAATAATAAAATATCCCCATTAACATCCTCAACTATTGAATTACTATAAGCAATTGATAATCCTGAGCCAATGTTCGAGAAAAATGTAACATCTATTCCCCCAAAAGTATCTAATTTTGATATGTATGAAGGAATTGCGGTACCATTATATTCTGTAAAGTATCCTGAAACATAAATCTCTCCGATACTTGAAACTAACAATTCCATTATGTTACCGTTGTAACCTAAAGGTTGACCAAAAGTAATATCTATATTACCTTCTGAATCTAATTTAATTAATCTATACCAAGTGGTTTCATTGTAGGCTGTAAAACCACCCGCAACAATAATTGAATCATCTTCAAGTATGTGTACTCCTCTAACGAAATTATTAAAACCTGTACCACCTGAGTTAAAAGTATAGTCAAATGTACCATCAGTATTAAGTCTACAAATGTTGTTACAGTTAATACCATTATATGAAGTAAATCCTCCTCCGACTATTATTTTACCATCGGATTGAATACCTAAAGTATAAGCAAAACCACTGAATCCTGTACCAGCACTAAATGTAGAGTCAATAGTTGCGTCAGAATTTAATCTACAAATATAATTTAGTGGTACTCCACTATATTCTGTGAAATATCCACAACAAACTATTCTACCATCTGGTTGTTCTATAAAATCTGAAGGTGAAAATGTTTGTAATGGTGATGAAGAAAATCCATTAGAAGTATTGAAACTTGTAACTGGGAATCCTGATGAAGATATTTTTACTAAACCTTTTGCTGGGAAAGAATTGTATGAAGTAAAATCTCCAGCAACTAAATATGTTCCACCTGAAAGTTTTTTAATTCTGTGCATATATGTCACAGAATCAAATCCGGTACTTGTTAAAAACGAATAGTCGACACCAACATTTAAACAAGATGTTAAACTAGGTGTTAGAGAAATTGTAGGAGTTATAGTTGGAGTTATAGATGGAGTTAAACTCGCGCTAGGTGTAACTAATGGAGAACAAAAACTACAATTAAATAAGTTTCCACTTTGAAGAGATGATAAATAGTCAATACCTGGACTAAATGTGTCACCTATATAAGTCACACATACACCTAATCCATTTATAATTGCGTTAAATGTTGCCCCAGTATTAAAAGGTATCGGATAATTTACAACATATTCAACAGAACTCGCACAATTTCTTAGAATTCTACTAAAACTACTAACAAAACTTGCTTGGAATATATCATATGTTGTACTAGCATCGATAATACAATTTTGATAAGTTATTGGAGGGGTTATTGATGGTGTTGGAGTTATTGGGTTGTAGTTAAAAGTTGTCCCATATACTACAATAAATTTAGATGGACATTGGTCATTAGTAATACTAGGTGTTGGGGTTGTAGTTGAAGTTGGCGTGATTGTTGGAGTTGAAGTTGTACCTGTAATAAAACAACTAAAATCTGCTGAAAAATCAAAGGTTTGACAAACTGCACTATAACTTGGAGTTGGCGTTGGACAAATAGTGTTAAAGAATCCTGAGTTAAAATCAGGACATAAACTAGAACTATTTGATGGACCAAATATAATTGCCCCACCTCCTATTGTATCAGATAATATCCATTTAGTGTCTCCTGAATTATAATAAATAAATGAAGGAGACGAACAACTGGCACAATAAAAAACAGCCTTATCGTTGTAGGTTGTTGAAGTATAGTTATAGTATGTTCCGTCGTATTGCGAATAGTTTGAATTATTTGTAAAAATACAAAAACTACTAGTTGGGCAATATTGATAATAAGTTGAACTAGGTGTTTGGGTGTTTGTTGGTGTTGGGGTGTTTGTTGAACTGTTAGATGGTGAAATTGCTGGTAATGGTGTTAATGGTGGGGTTGTTGTTGGGGTGTTTGTTGGTGTTATAGATGGTGTAACTGTTTTTGTTGGTGTTATAGATGGTGTAACTGTTTTTGTTGGCGTAATTGAATTTGTTGGGGTTATAGTTGGCGTAATTGAATTTGTTGGGGTTATAGTATTAGTTGGTGTATTTGTAGGTGTTGGAGTTTTTGTTGGTGTTAATGTAGGTACAGGGCTGGCATTTACTATTTCTGAGCAATCGCAAATTTCCGATGTATAGGCACTTCTACAAATTATACAATTAGATAGTGTACTTGAAAGACTGGTACCGATAACACCAGTTGTGAATCGAGATAATATAATATCTGTAGTACCTGAAGGTATTAAAAAATATAAATAAGGTAAATTATCGGCATCGAAAATATAAATTAATTCGTTTGTTAGGTTTGTTAGTCTAACATAAGTATTACCAGAAATTAAGGTAATATCCAACCCAACATCTGGACAATTTGATGGAGTTCTTGTTGGAGTTGGGGTAACTGTTGATTGAGGAGTTCTTGTTGGAGTTTTTGTTGGGGTTGCGGTCGCACTTTGAGAATTACTTGGACCGGGAGTTATTGCCGGTGTTGTGGTTCTAGTTACTGTGGCGGTTTGTGTAGGTGTTGGTGCTGGAGTATCAGTAGGGGTTATTGTTGGGTAATCTATACAAGGATAATATGCTTGGCAAGTAGATGAGTCACCATAATCTGTTGAATCATAATTAACTAAATTATAAACATTAACACTTGTTGTGAATCCTGTTGATAATAATGATGCGCAGCCTATGTATGTATCTGTTTGTAGATAATATACCCCATTAATTGAAAATCCTGCGGGTGGGGTAGTTGCTTGTGTTTGGAATATTTCTCCATTACAACAACCTGAAAATTTATACCAAACTATTGCGCTCACTTTAACTTATGGTAAAACAATTTGTTATTTCACAATTGACCGAGTCAATGACCTTTAAACAATACCCTGGTTCATTTTGAATTGGTATTGGTGCGCTGAATGTATAGGGCACATCCACAGTATTAATGTAATCAATGTAGTAACATGGGCTACCACCTGAAAGACATAAATAAACCTCAAATGGTTCAGCAGTTGAGTTAGTGTATGATAATGTCACTGAAGTCGGCATATTCATAAATATAGAAAGTAGCAAAACTTTGTGAAGTTGATTTAATCAAAGTTTTTTATTATATTTTTGGGCAAATGGAAGACGAAGAAGTTTTAGTGGATTTATTAAGGGACATGCTTGGGAAAGAAAAACAATATTACCCAAGCAAAGGACAAATTGCATTCAATTGTTATGTATGTGATGAAGGAAGAAATAAAGGAAATCTTGAAGTCAATATTCATCACCATGTTTATAAATGCTGGTCTTGTTGTGAAATAAATGGAACCCAAGGGGCTCTAGGAAAACTTGTTGATTTTGTCGGAAACAAAAAACAAAAGAAACTATATTCCATTTTCAAACCAGCTGAGATAGAAAAAGAAGAAAGAAAAAGAGCTTATTTAAGATTACCAAAGGAATTTACATCATTTAAAGATTACAATCCCCTCCATGTTCCACATAAACAGGCGAGAAATTATTTAAGAGATAGGGGAATAACTGATGAAATTATAGAAAAGTATGGAATTGGTTTTGCAAGTGAGGGTGAATATGCTGGAAGAATAATTGTTCCATCTTACGATAAAGAAGGAGAGTTAAACTTCTTTGTATCAAGGGCTTGGTTTAAAACAAAGAGCAAATACAAGAACCCCCAAGCTCCAAAAGAACTTATTATTTTCAACGAAAGTTTGATTGACTGGGGAAAACCTATATATTTGTGTGAGGGAGTGTTTGATTCATTCTTTTTGGAAAACTCAATACCTCTTCTTGGAAAACATCTTCCTGAGTTATTATTTGGTGAATTATATGAAAGGGCCAAAGGAGACATAACAATTTGTTTGGATGGAGACGCTTTTGAAAACGCAAAAAAAATATATCAGCAGTTAAATGGAGGAAAACTACACGGAAGAATAAAAATATTAAAATTACCTCAGGATAAAGATGTTTGTGATTTGAGGGGTAAGATTGATGACTACTATTATAAAATGAACTATTAATGATGGATTTATATAAAATAAGAGAAGATATTTTAAATATAATATCTGAAAAACAAAAAGAGTTACAATTAACTTTTGAGGAGTCTACTCACAAATACACTATGTTAGATACTGATGGTACTTTACATAGTAATTGGCCTTCAGTTAGTAAAGTATTAAAAAAATTTTACACTGAATTTGATTCTGAAACAATATCATATAATAAGGCTAAGGGTGACCTTGTAGAACAACAAAGATTACTTGCGGAATGGAAAGCCGCTGGAGATTATTCAACCAATATGGGAAGCAGAGTTCACTATATGCTTGAAAAAAAATCACATGAAATTTTTAATATTATTAAAGAAGTTAGAAAACCAGATTTTAATTGTGACTTTGAACAGATATTAAAGGGGGATAGTATGATAAGTGCTGGAAATAAATTCCTCAAAATTATGAAAGAAAGAAATTGTGTTTTATTAGATACTGAAATGGTTTTAGGGCATTCAGAAATTGGGTATACAGGACAACCTGATAAAGTTTGGATAGTTGAAAACAAACAAAAGACGGGATTTGGACTTATTATAACGGATTATAAGACTAACAAACCAAAGAATTTCATGCCAAATCAATTTACCAAAAAAATGAAATACCCATTCGGTGAAATAGATGATACTGCACTTGGTCACTATTACCTCCAACTACCTCTTTATGGTAAATTAATTCTTAAAATGCTTGAAGGAACCAAGTATGAAAATTTAAAATTATATGGTTGTATTGTCACATTACTTAGAGAAGATTCTGAGTTTGAGGAATTTAGAGTTCCACAAAAAGTAATTGATACAATTTTAGAAATGGATATGAAAAATTACTTGAGTTGATTTTACAATAAATTATTACTAAATTTTATAAAAAAATATGAGCGAAATTATTAGACCAAAGATTGAACTAAGTCAGATGGACCAAATTCAATGTGAAAAATGTGGATGTAAATTGTTTGAAGAAGTATCAATGCTTAAGAAGGTTCCAGCCCTTATGACTGGCTCACCTCAAGATACGATTGTTCCATTCCCAACATATGCTTGCAAAGACTGCGGGCATGTTAATGATGAACTTAATCCATTTTTTGAAGACACCCCAAAAATCGAACTTTAATGATTAAAAAAATCGTTCACTTTAGTGACCTTCACGTAAGGTTGTATAAGGACCATGCCCTTTATAAGAGTATCTTGGAAGATGCTTTCAAACAGTGGAGAGATATTGCTCCTGACCGCATTGTGTTTACAGGTGACCTAGTACATTCAAAAAACCAAATGACCCCTGAGCTAGTCGAGTTTATAGCTTGGGTCTTAACCGAATGTTCTAAGATTGCAAAGACAGTATTGATTCCTGGAAACCACGACTTCTTGGAAACCAATATGGAAAGGTTAGATGCTCTTACACCTGTTGTTGATTCACTCCAAAATGAAATGGTTGTTTACTATAAAAACAGAGGTGTTTATCAGGATGATAATATTGACTGGTGTGTTTATTCACTTATGGACCATAATATTCCACCTGATATAGAGAAAAATGATAGAGTTAAGATTGGGTTATTTCACGGACCAGTCCAAGGACTAACAACAAATCTTGGATTTAAGTTTGAAGATGGATTTGAAAGCTCTAAGTTTGCAGGATGTGATTTGGTTCTTTGTGGTGATATACATAAGCGTCAAATATTTGACATACCTGGTGGAAAGAAGGCTTACATGATTGGCTCAACAATTTGCCAAAATTACGGTGAAACAGTGACCAAACATGGATATGGAATTTATGATGTTGAGAAAGATGAATACGTAACTGTTGACCTCCATAACCCAAAACCATTCCTTTCATTTAGAATAAACTCATATGAAGATATAGAAAATGGAACAGAAAAATTTGTTAACTATTGATATTAGTAAACAAGACCATAAAGATTTAATTTCGTTTTGTGAATTAAATGAGATTACAGATATTGATGGTTTTGTTATGTTATGTTTCCGAAAAGGACTGATAATTGAAAAATACGGACTTTTAAATCAAGGTAAATTACCTGATATTATAGAAAGGGAGTTCGAGAAAGAAGTTTTGGTTGAAGACAAATCAAAGATTGAAGAGTTACAAAGTGAAATAGAAAGTTTAAAGGTCAAACTCCAAGACCAAAAAGAATTAGAATGTGGAAAACTACAAGAAACCTTACTTGAGCTTAACCGACAACTTGGAGATAAAAATAAAACAATAAAAGAATTGATTTCAAAGGTTAATGACCTTGAAGGTTTGACAAAAAGTTCTTATGCTTTCTACCTGAAGAATTCAAATTTAAAAGATAGATTATAAACAATAAAAAAATAGAAAATATGTTAATTAAAGTATTAGGTTGGTTTCTTTTGAGCTATGGACTAATGAACATTATGGTTTACGGCTCAATCTTTAAAAGATTTAGAGATTTTTTCTCGAATTGGGGAGATAATCCATATTCACCATTTAGACCTCTCGGAGAGTTCATTTCAGGAATACTATCTTGTCCTATGTGTTTCTCAACTTGGGGTGGATTTTTCTTGTCTTTATTTGTCTTCTCACCTAGTTTAGAACTGTTTGGGTCACCAATATGGATAAGCTGGTTTTTCGATGGAATTATGTCCTCAGGAGCCGTGTGGGCAATAAACGCAATAATCGAATGGTTTGAACAAAACCGACCATCTCAGAATAACAATTAATTTAATATATTATGCCAAAATCAAGACAACGCAAAAACCACAAAGCGAAAGTTCAATCTAGACACAAAAAAGTTGAAGCCGCAAAAAAACTTTATTCTAAATTAATGAATGAAGAAATGCAAAAGTATCTCGATAAACTAAGTGGAATGACCGAGAATCAATCAGCCGAAGAATTAAGTGGACCTGTTCAGTAATTACATAGATTTAACACCAAAAAGAATGCTAAAAGATTTGGATTTAGAAATATTGGATAATCCCCCAATCCAAGTGGTATGGGAAGACTATCCTGAAAACTTTACACAAGAAAAATTAAAGAGTGTAAAGCAATACTTTCAAAAGAAATACAATACAACTTCAGTTAATCTGGTTACAAAACTAAAGAAGACTGAAGATGTTGAAGACAATGTTGATGTGTCCCTTAATATTATGGACAAAAACTATCAGCATGAACTTTTGAAAGGTATTTTAGAATCCAAGAATCAGGGAGACCTTTATGAAGAAATTATAAAGATTGACAACGCAGTTGAAAACAAAATGTTATCAGAACAAGAGGAAACTCCCGCATTTAAGAAGTGGTACATCAAGACAATTGAATTTTCAAACTTCTTATCTTATGGTGAAAATCAAAAATTAAACTTTCAAAAGCTTGGTGGGATTACCGTAATTGAATCGGACCCACCAAACTTTGGAGGAAAGACAGTATTGTCCGTTGACCTTCTAATGTTCCTTTTCTTCAATACCACAACAAAAACAAATAAGGCTGAAGAAATCTTCAACAGATATTCAGACAGCAATAAAGTTATTGTTAAAGGTGAGATTGAAATTGATGGTGAAGACTACATTATTGTAAGGGAACTTGAAAGAAAGAAAGCAAAATCAGGTGAATGGAATGTTAAAACTGAACTGGACTTCTTCAAAAAGTATCCTGATGGTTCACTAGTTAAATTTACAGGAGAACAGAGAAGAGAGACAGAAAATTTCATTAAACAATCTATTGGTAATTACGATGACTTTTTAATGACAATTCTAACAACTGGAACAAACCTTGAAGATTTACTTGAGTCGAAGCCAACGGCAAGAGGACAAGTTATATCAAGATTTTTGGGACTAGACTTTCTTAAAAGAAAGGAAGAGACCGGTAAACAAATCTACTCGGAGTTCTCAAAGTCTATGATTTCAAACATCTATAATACAGAGAGTTTGAAACAAGAGAATGAAACCATTCAAGAGAAGAATAAGGAACTCCAAAATTTAATTACCGAGAGTGAAGGAAAGCTTACTGACATTAATGATAGACTAAAGAAAGGTCAAGATTATAGGGATAACCTCCTTAAATCAAAAGTTTCAGTTGACAGAGAAATATCACTTTTGAACCCTGAGAATACTCAAAATGAAATTAAGCAATATGAATTTCAGATTAACAAAAACACAACCGACCGAGACAATGTTAAAGTCGTTGAGCCAAAGGAATATTATCACGAGGACCAGCACGACAAAATCAAAGATGAATACAACAAACAGTTCCGAGAAAAGGTTGAAGTTGAGAGTAAAATTAAAGAAATTGAACGACTTAAAAGTTCAGTTAGTGGGGGAATAAAGTGCGAACACTGTGGAATTGAACTTATGAATGCTGCAATTACTCAGTCAAAAATTGCTGAACTTGATGGATTTTCCGAGCAAAAAACCAAGATTGAAGGGGTAATGATGGAACTTTCCAGCAAAGAACAGGGTTTCGTCCAACTTAAAAAAGACTTTGATGAGTATGAGAAGAACAAACTTATATTTGAAAAGTATCAAGCAACAATAGAAAATCTTGAAACAAAGAAGCAAAGTTTGGAAGATAAGTTAAAAAGGTATGATGAAGTTCAAGACATTATTCAAAAGAATAACAACACCGATAGTTTGATTGTTAAAGCTGATTTAAGACTGAATGAACTTAAAACTGAACTATCTACGGTTGAAAGAGCAATATCTAATTCAAATTTTGAAATATCAAAGAACAACGAAAAGGTGATTAAAAACCTTGACCTGATTGATAAGATTAAAGAAGAACAAACCAAAGAAGGTAAGTATAAGGTCTATTTGGAACTTTATGGTAAGAATGGTATTGCCAAAAAGATTATGAAGAATATGATGCCACTTATCAACTCCGAGCTACAAAGACTACTTCAAGACTCTTGTTACTTTAGACTTGAGGTTAGAATATCTGAAAAGAATGAGGTTGAGTTTTGGATGATTGATAACAATACCCAGATTGAAAAACTTATGGTCTCTGGTTCGGGATATGAAAAGACAATCGCATCACTTGCTTTGAGAGCGGTCCTTTCTAAAGTTTGTTCGCTACCTAAACCAAACATAGTTGTATTTGATGAGGTATTTGGTAAGATATCAAATGACAATCTTGAAATGGTTTATGAGTTCTTTATTAAGATTAAAGAATATTTTGAAAATATTTTGGTTATTACCCACAATCCACTAATTTCGCAGTGGGCTGATAACACAATCAAAGTGAAGAAGGTTGACAACATTAGTAAAATTGTTAATTAAAAGATTTGGCAGATAAATAAATCAGTCGTATTTTTGTAAAAAATTAATTATGAAGTATCTACTTTTTGTTTACGGTAATTACAATGAACACCCATTTATTCTCAAAAACATAGCAAAATTGTTAAGCGAAGTATCCTCAGTGGATGTTAAATATCAATTTGGAGACTCAGGGGCAATTTATCACTTTTCTTCACTTATGAAGACCGGTGAGATTAAGAAGAAAATTGCTGAACCATTACAACAATTGACCGCAATGTATTTTATGGTTCCGTTTAATAGAAATGTTAATTTCTATATTGATGACAAGAAAATCCAAAATCACCTGTTCAATGAGACAGTAAATACTGACAATTTGTCAGATAGTATTAAAGTGGATTATAATTTGGATGATATCCAAAATGACATTATAAGTGTTGAAAGTGATGAATTCATCAACGGACTGTCAGAATTTCTTGGAGTTGACCTATCACGATTTATGAATGAAGAGGAAAATTGCGAGGATGTTCCGACTCTTGATGAGATTTTGGACAAAATAAACGAAAATGGAATTGAATCATTAACAGTAACCGAAAAAATTATATTAGATGAGTATTCAAAAGGATGAGAAACAAGAGAAAAATTCTTCACCAATTAATCAAGATGAGATTCAGTATTATCTGAAAGAACTTCGTCGTATTAAGGTGATGACACCTGAAAGGGAAAAGGAACTCTCAAAGAAAATTCAAAGTGGAGAAATTTCCAATTTTGAAAAGGAGGAGATTAACCGAGAATTATTGGAAGGTAATTTGCGATTTGTAATTACAATTGCAAAACAATACCAAAACCAAGGTCTTGACTTATCCGACTTGATTGCAGAGGGTAATATTGGACTTATGAGGGCTATAAATAGCTTTGATTGGACAAAGAATTTGAGATTTATCTCTTACGCAGTGTGGTGGATTCGTCAATCAATTCTTCAGTCTTTGAATGAGAATTCTCGTACCATTCGACTTCCAGTCAATGTTGTACAGGACCTTCATAAAGAAAGAAAGCGTGTTGAAAAGACTGGTGATGCTATGGATGGTAAATTTGCAAACCTACCAAATGTAATTAATTTGGAATCACAGATTAATGAGGATGGAGATACTTTGATTGACCTTATTGAGAATAAGGATTCACTAAGACCCGACCATTCCTTTAATAGTGACAAACAAGTTAAAGAAGGTCTTATGGCGATTTTGGATGTACTTGATAGTCGTGAAAGACAGATTATTATGGACTATTATGGATTGTCAGGAACGCCAAGAACACTCGAAGATATCGGGGAGGACTTCAACCTTACAAAGGAAAGAGTACGACAAATTAAAGAGAGAGGACTAAGAAAATTGAGAAATGAGTCATCAAATTTGTTTGATTATCTTTAATTTAGTATTTATTATAATATAATATATTTTTAGAAAAACTTTAAAATGGAAAAGATTCAAAAATTTTTATTACCAGTGACACTGGCACTTGTTTTCATCCTTTTTATTAAAAGCTGTGGTACTACAACTCAGTTGAAGACAATTAAGGAACAAAACACTGAATTAAAAGTTAAAGTAGATTCGTTAACTAATATAGTTTTGACAGAACAAGAAATGAAAAACATTCTTGAAACTACAACACTATGGCAGACTTTGGAAATAGAAGAGTTATCTGACAAGAACAAAATGCCAATAAATCATTATAAGAGTGAATCTAGAAAATGAAAAAGTGGATTCAAAGAAACCTTAGAAATATCATAGCGACGGCATTTGTTATCCCAATCTTGTTGGTTGCATTTGTGTCTATCTCACATGTTACTTCTTTTTATGGTCTTTCTAATCCGATTTCATGGGCAATTTACCTTTCAGTAGGTATTGAAGTTGCAGCACTTTCAGCACTTGCGGCGGTATCAGTAAGGATGGGAAATTTTATATATTTCCCATTCATTATTGTTACCATAATTCAAATGGTTGGTAACATATTCTTTTCATTTTCTTATATTGATGAAAACTCTGAGTCATTTAAAGATTGGATTTCTATGGTAGGAGGACTTTTTGAGAATATGGGTGTGGATAAAACTGATATTAATTTTCACAAAAATATTCTTTCATTTTTAACAGGAGGACTTCTTCCGATAATTTCTTTAACTTTCGCTCACATGCTCGTTAAGTTCTCTGAACAGAATAAAGTAATTGAAGAAACAAAGGTAAAAGAAGATGCTACTAAAAAGAATGAGGACCTATCCCAACAAATGAGTGAAGAAGAATATGATGAGATGAAACAAAAATTTATTGAGAAGAAACTTATGGAAGAAAGGGACTTGAAGTACAAACCAACCATGAGTGACATCGAAAAGTTTGAAAAATTTCTAAAGGACATTCAATACGAAGGACCAAAGTTCACTGAAAACGAAGTCGAAAAGTTCACCCCATATGAAAAGGAATTAGAAAACATTGAAAAGATATTAAACCAATATGGAAAACCTGAGGTGGTTGAAATTAAAGAAGAACCTGTCGTTGAGGAAGAAAAACCAGTTGTTGAAACTCAAATTGAGGAAGAAATAGGAAAAGTATTCTTTGAACCAGAGGAAACTGAAAATTTATATTCAGGTGATGAAACCAAAGAAGAGATTGCCGAAGAAATTCCACAAGAAATTATTGAGGAAGTAAAACCTGAACCAATTGAGATGGGACCATCTACTAAAATATTAAATTATTTTAAACGTAATGACTAACATTACCAAGTTTGGTAATTTCAATAATTTTGAAAAAAACAAGAACAAAAAACAAATAATTCTTTGTAATTCTTTCAGGGGACACAATCAGTATTTAAATTCTCTGAAATATAGAAACAACGAAAATTATAAAAAAGTTCCAAATTATTTCATTGCAAGAAGCGGTGAGATAATTGGACTTATGCCTGATGACTGTTACTCTAACTTTTTTCCGGATTATGAAGTCAATAAAAATTCTATAATTATTTCACTTGAAAATCTCGGGTGGCTTAAAAAAGTCCCACTTTCTGAGGACCATTATAATTGGATTAATGAGAAAAATTCAGGCGAAGTATTAGAAAGAAAATGGAGAGAAAAGATATATTGGCAAAAATATACAGACGAGCAATTAGATTCATTGACTGAACTTTGTAAGAAACTTACAAAAAAATTCTCAATTAGTAAAAGTTTTATTGGTCACAACACAAAAGTTGATGGTATCAAGATATTTAATGGTATAGTGTGTCGTAGCAACTATAGTAATAAATACACGGACCCAAGTCCGTCTTTTAACTTTGAGGAGTTCAAAAATAGAATCGAAGATGAATGAAATTGAAATTATAAAAAACCAAATTAAAGCGATAAGGGACCTTGCTCAAAACTCAAATCCTATCGTTTCAGAACACGTAAAAGATATTAAGGAAAAATACCTTATCAAGGAAGAGGACAGCCCAAGAGATACCCAAAGGTACAATGTGACAAAATCAACAGAGGAAGAAATTGAGGATAACGAGGGTGTACCAGATGATATGAGTCAGGGATATAGAATATCTGGCGGTGTTTTGGTAATTCATGGAGATACCTCAAAAGAAGTAGAACTCACAACCGAGGACAAGGCGGCATTTCAAGAGACTATGGATGAATTTGTTAATGAGGTTTCTGACCTTGCAAATTTTGGTCAATTGAATGTTTATAAAAACAATGTTGAATGGTCTGGCGTTGTTGTGGATTATGATGTTGAATTTTATTATACAATAGGTGAAAGCAACGGAATTTATATCTCAGGAGAAATGATGAAACTTGATGAAAACCTTTTGGATATGATTACAAAGCTTCAGACATATTATGAAAAGTTTAAATCAAAGTGGGCTAAAGTTTTAGCTGCTAGAAAGAAAACCTCACAAATTGAACAGTAATGGCACTTACAGCAACTGAGAAAAAAGAAATAGAAATTTTGGTGAGGAAAGAAATAAAAGACTTTCTTGGGTCCAATACCATGCGTCAATTTGAGGATAAGATGATGGATATGGTAATTAAGGAACTTAAAAGAGGAAAACTTGGAACTGAAACTAAAGATTTGGTAGCCAAGATGTTCAGTGAGTTTTACCAATTCATGTGGGTACAAAGAAGTTATTGGGAACCAAGAATTAAAAATGTAAGGTAAGATGGATTTAAAGAAAAAAATAATGAATGCGGTATCCACCCAATTTAATAGTGCTGGATTATCTGACCCTGAAAGTATGAAAACCATGGGTGACTATAAATCAGAGATAAAGAATAAAATGGTTAATACTGATAATATCATAAATACTGAAACTAAAGAAGCAACTGCTTCAGGGTCGGCAGGTGGTTTTGTGCCGGCATTATCAGGAGAGATGGAAGAGAAGTGGTCTGAAAAATATAAGAAAAGTATAGATTGTAATAATCCAAGAGGATTTAGTCAAAGAGCTCATTGCCAAGGAAGAAAGAAAAAATTAAAAGAAAGTATTAATGAGGCGGTTAGAACAGAACTTGCTCAATTGAAAGATTTGGCAAGAAAGTTTGCTAAGGAAAAGTCAGAAAAACAGGCTGAAAAAGACAAAATTGAGAAAATGTTTGTGACCCTTCAAAGACAACTAAAAAAGGGAATGAAAGTAGAAATGGAACATGAAATGGGTTTAAAAAAAGCAAAAGAAATTGCTTTAGACCACCTCAAAGAAAATCCATATTACTACGATGATTTAGAAAAGGTAGAAAATCCAAAGAAAACCGAAACAAAAGAAGCGACTAGTACCTCCTCTTCAGGACAATATTCAGGACCAGCATTTGGGGCAAAATCTATGAGTCCAAAACATTGGAGAGGAAGGTCAAAAACTCAAATACCTGGTGGAGCTTTCGTCCAAGTTAAGAAGAAGTGTAAAACATTCCCTTATTGTAATCAGGGAGACATAAATGCAGTTGAATTAACAAGAAATCCTATAGTTAAGAAAAAAGCTAAGAAACTTTCAGAACAATATGGAGTTAGTGAAGAATTAATTATAAAACTGGTTTTAGAAGATATTTATAAAAAAACAAATTCAAAATGAAATATATTGATAAACTTGTAAAAAAACTTGTTTCTGAGTCTTTGAACGAAAAGGCGGATGAAATTGCAAATAAAATCCATTCAAAGATGGGGGAGGAAGTGAAAGAAGAATGGGGAGATATGGACGATGATTATGAAGAAGATGATGTAACATCTCACAAGAAATTCTTGGCAATGCTAAAAAAAGCAAGACGCAAAAAAGGTTATGAGGATGATGAAAAGTTGTCTGATGTTGAATTGGAGGAGGAAGAAGGGATGACTGATGTGATGTCAGGAGAGTTTGATTATGTACAAGAAAAAGAATGTATGGAAGGTGATTGCGGTGAAATGGAAGAGTCAATGGCTCGAGGTGAAGGAGAAGAATACATGTCAAAAAATCGAAGAGGAGTTTTAAAACAACTTTATAATCTTTTTCCAGATGATGAGCACCTCAAAAGCGAATTAGGAATCGAAGATGAAGATGGTGAAATGGAAGAAGAACTTCACGGAAATCAAAAGAAAATAGATGTTGCGCCACCAAAGGGTAAGATTACAAAGGCTGATTTTGAGAAGCTTAGAAGTATGAAGAAAGAAACCGATGAAGAAATGGAAGAAGGAAATGCTTTTACTGAAAAACTTAAACAAACCAAAAAAGGAGAAAAGTTTAAGTTAGGTAACAAAACATATACAGACACTTCTGATTTAGAAGAATCCTATTCATATTCAATTTCTTTTGGTAAAGATACACTAAAACTTACCGAAGAAGAGTTGATTTCAATGATTGAAGAATTGGTAGTTGAACAAAAGGCAAAAGCAAAAGGAACTGTGGAGTATGATAGAGTTCACAAGAAGGATGAAGATATTAACCAAAAGGCGAATAAAGAGTCCTTCAAGAAAATGAGGGATTATGTTAAAGCTGGTTCAAAAGGTAGTTTTGAAGAAAACGCAAAACATTTCCCAAAGGGTAACGGAGAACTTGCTAAAATGGATAAAAAGGCATATGTTCCATCTGAAGCTGTTGAAGAATATGTTGCTGATTTTGCTTATCCTGGAATGACAAATCTTACATTTGATGAAATTAAACCTGATGATGAAAGAATTAAAAAGTATCTTGAAGGTGATTCGACAACGGGTAATTCATCAGAATATGCAAACGCAGTAGAAACAGAAGTTGGTAAAAAATTCTTTAAAAATTATAAGGACAATGCTTATGGTGCAGAACAAAAGAATGCGTCATACAAGAGACAAACTCAACCTGTAGATGTTGCTGGTGAAAACAAAGGGGCTAAGAGTTATAAGAAAACTAAGGGTCAAAAAGCTTTAGATAAGTTAAGTGAAAATGTTGAAACACAAGAAAAGAAAAACATTCTTTCTGAAGAAATGGTTAGAATGAAAGAAATGATTGGTTACAACAAGAAATCACAATAATAGTTACAAATTAATATTATTAATTATATTCTCCATATGAACATCTCATATGGAGAATTTTTTTTCGTACATATCAAAACCTGTTGACAAAGAGGATTTACAAGTTTGGATTGATGCAAATGATATTTGCTTCAATAAATTTGAGCTATTTGAAGATTTTGTAACTTCTTTAGTTAATTTGGTGTACGATACTTACTTAGGTGATGACACCTACAAGACCACAAACATTAGACTCGAAAATGAGGATAATGAGAATCATTTTGACTGGTGTTGGAGTAGGGTGGTCGATAATTTTAAAAAGGAAGAAATATATTTTGAAAAAGACGGAGAACACCATGTTTTCTTTAAAGGGTTTATAATCGAAACTTTTTATAATCAAAAAATAGATGAGGTAAAATATTCGTTAAGTCGTTTTTTTAATGAGATTTTTAATCTTGAGGGTCCTCATACAATGTCTGATTTGGATTTACTTAAACAGATTTATGTGATTCTCGATAAAAATTTGATTAATAATAATTTACAAAACTAAAAAAAATCCTTATTCTTGATATTGTAATAAACATTTTTTTATATAGGTTATAATGGAAACTGTAGGAAAAATCAAAGAATTGACTGAAGCTTTGTCAGTAGATGCTGAAAAATTCTATAAGGGTAATAAGAGTGCAGGTACAAGAGCGCGTAAAACGGCCCAAGAATTAAAGGCTTTGCTGCAAACATTTAGAGTTGAAATCCTTGAAGAAAGAAAAGAAAATGCTTAATATCGATAGTATTTTCATCTTTCTACTTGTTTTCAACATATTATATGTTGTCAATGTAGTTTTTAGATTTATAAGAGCCCTCATCAAGCCTGAGAGATTTATTTTAAGCTTGATGGGGCTTTTGTATCTAGGGGTTTCAATATCCTATATCGTAACTTATTTAATTCAAACATGAACATTAATATACAACTCGGCCCAATATTAAACTATCTTCATCAGATTAGAAAGGTGGAGGATTATTTGGTGATAGACATACATTTCCCATCTACCTGGAAAATATTAAAGAAATTTATCATTGAGGATAGATTTGTTAATCTTGGAACTGTTGATGAAAATAAAATCGGAATGTCCTTTGTGTGTGAAACTAACGAGGATTCGATTACGGTAACTCAGAATAATATAATTGGAATCATTAATTATAATTTAGAACGAGAGCAAAAAGAGTCACTACTTGAAACTAAAATTAATGAATTAAAAAATATTTTTGAAAAACAATCACTTGATAGTTTGAAGTCATTAAAATTTGATATAAATAACCCTTTAGATATTCCTATTAGTAAAAATGGAAAACCAAAGAATGTTAAAATGGCTGGAGAAGTCACGGAAGAGTGATGAGTCGGAAATTAATCTTCACAAAAAACAGTTACTTGACGAGATAAGTAAATTGACTAAAGAAGATGTTTTACCAAAAAAACCAAAAATGACCCTATGGCAGAGAATCAAAAAAACCTTGAACTTCTAAATAGACTGGCTCTTTTAACCGAGGGAGCCCAAGAACTTGTTAAAGGTAAAGTCAGTATCGTGTTTGAACTTCAGAGGGAAGAGTTTAATCAATACTACCTCCAGTTTGAAGATAGTATTGATGAAAACAAAACTCAATTCAAAGTAGATATATCAGGAACCGACTTTATCTTTCTCTTGGATGAGTAGTCTTAGTACGGTAAAGAAAATCAATATCAAACCCCTTCTCAATTAAAATGTCATATAGGTATTTTCTTTGAGGGGAGGAGTAATCTCTTACAATTATAAAATTTTTCTTCTCAGCCTTTGACTCAACTAGATTTAAAAATCTTGTGCAATCATCTTCGTTTTTAAGAGAGAAAAGTAAATAATTGTCGTCTTCTTGAAGAACAACTTTGTTATTTAATTTTGAAAGCATAAATGTTTTATCCTTACTAAGATATTTCTTTAAAAAATTATTGAAACTAATTTTTTTGTTTTCTTGAACATCGTAAAGTTTTTCTTCTTTGTTAAACATATTTAATTGTTTTATATATAAGTTATCAGAAATTTTCGGGTCCACCGATATATTTCTTCCGAGAGAATCTATATAATATATTTTTTCATTCTCACAATTTTTGGATACAAGTGCTAACTTATATGTACATGGCTTTCCACTTTCATACTCAACTGAAAATATAATTTCACTTGATTCTTTAAGTTTTTTTTTGTAAAATTCTATAGCTTTTTGTTCTCGGACAAAAGATTTGAGTATCTTTCTTTTTTTGTTGTTTTTGAATAAAATTACATTAAAATTAGGTTCACTCATATTATTAATTTAATAATAAAATTTAAAAATTATAGTGTTGGAAAATTATTATCAAGTACTTGGAGTTTCTGAAGATGCAAGCCAAGATGAAATTAAAAAAGCATTTCGTACAAAGTCTAAAGAATCACATCCTGATAGGGGAGGAAATGAGGAAGAGTTTAAAAAAATAAACGAAGCCTATTCGACACTCTCAGACGACAATAAAAAGGCTCAATATGATAACCAAAGGAATAATCCTTTTGGTGGATTTGATATGGGTGGAGGTAATCCATTTGACATATTTGCAAATATGTTTGGTGGGGGAAGGCAACAACGAAGAGCTCCTGATAAAGTAATGGAAATTAAAATTGGGGCAGTTGATTCATTCCTTGGAAAACAGGTTGATATTAATTTTACGAGGAAAACAAATTGTGGAAGCTGTGATGGTAAGGGAGGAGAAAGAATATCTTGTACACACTGCGGAGGAAGTGGACACATAACTCAAAGAGTTGGGAATGGGTTTTTCCAAAATATATTCCAAAGCCCATGTAATCATTGTTCGGGAAGAGGTTTTAATTTTAAAACTACTTGTGGTATTTGCAATGGTGAAGGTAAGGTTAATGAAAGTCAGAAAATAACAATGACACTTCCTGTTGGAATTTCAGATGGTCAGATGGTAAGGGCTGGTGGAATGGGGGATTTCCATGATGGGATGTTCGGTGATTTAATTTTAAAAGTTTTAATTGTAACACAAGATGGATTTGAAAAATCTGCCGGTGACCTCATATATACAAAGTACCTTTCAATTGACGAGCTAGATATGGATGAATTAAAAATTCCTCATCCTCACGGAGAGCTGAATGTTAAAATGCCTGAAATATTTGACTCAAGTAAGCCTCTTAAAGTTGGTGGAAAAGGGTATTCAAATGAGAGAGGTGACTTCTATATTAAACTTCATGTTAAACACAAAAGAAAAGTTGCCGTTTAGTCTCTATTTATAATTAATGGCGGTTATATGTTATGCTTGGGATGACGCTCCTTACGCTTGGTTAGATACACCATTTACATGGGCTGAAGGGTGTGTCATTGAAAAACTTCTTGGCAATGCGGGAGGTGCGGTTCCTTCTTATAAAATAAGAGAAAGATTAGATGCATTAACTGAAAAAGACAAAGAAGTTTTAATTGGCCTTTTTGTTAGGTTAAATGTTGACGAGATTCAATTTGAAACAAGGGCAAATAAGAACAAAAACACAAAAGTAAAAATCAAATTAAAAGATGTAGAAGTTTCTTTAAAAGAGCAGAGAAATATAAAAGTCAATATATTTATAGATTGATATGGCTTATAAATTATATACTGACAAGGCAAACAAATTCAACTGTAACATTGAAGTTGAAGGAACATCACTAGCAAAGTCTCAAGTAAGACTGGTGGTAGAATCCGATGAAATGAGCTACATGTTTAAAGGTAACATTCAATCAAATGGGGAATGTGAAGTAACAATTCCTAAGACAAAGAATTTCTTACCTGAAGGAACAGTTGGTAATATGAGACTTGAAGTAATTGCCGATGATGTATATTTTGAACCATGGTCTTCAGATTTTTCAGTTGCAACAAATAAGAAAGTAACTGTTCAGATTGCCGAACAAGAAGAAGATACGCCAAAAATGAAGGTTCAAGTTGTCGAACAAAAGGAAGAGCCAAAAGTTCAAAAACCGGTGGCCAAAGAAGAAAAGGTAGTTAAAAGACCTTCTAATCTTATAACTAAAGAAGAATTAATTAAGAAATTAATTGGAAAATAATCCAATTAAGTGTTTTACGAATTCATATACACCATAAACAAAAAAAGTAGTAAAAACTATAGTTGTAATTATTACTGGTAAAAGTTGTCTAATTGCCTTATTACAGGATTTACAAGGTTTCTTTTCTTTCTTTGGTTCATTTATTTTAAACTGTTTTTTTTGATTACATGTCGGACAACTTTTTTTAGCTTGACCACATTTCTTACAAGTAGTACCTTGTGTTTCTTCTGACATAACTTTCTTTTTTGATTAACTTTTGTTATTATTACTCAAACTTATTAAATACTTCAAACTATTTAATATTATAATAAACAATTAAAAAATGAAGATGAAAAAAATTTTAATTTTAACTATTTTATTTTTAAGTTCTTTGGCTACATTCTCACAAGTTAAGTTTTTAACCAAAGACACGGCTTTTGTTGATACAACAAGAGGTAAAGGAATTTTCTATAAACCAAAGAAAAAACAAAGTCCATTCACTGCTGAATTTGGTCTTGGTTCGGCTAATATTTGGAGAGGCGTTGATGTCGGAAAACAAACTGGTGTTTACTTGGATGCCGAATATGAACCATGCAAATGGACAACTTTTGGAATTAAGAGTTATGTTGCCGCAAACCAATACAGACCAGGTTTCGGAAATCAAATCGTAACAAGTGCCAAAGTTAACATATATAATATATCACTCGGAGTACAGGACATTTATTTTGAAAATCAAATCCTTTCCTCAGATACTGATTATTTTGTTTACGATAAATCAAGAACAAATCACTTCTTTGAAGCGACATTTAATTACAAAGGAGATGCTAATACAAGATTAGACTTCTTCTCAAGTATGGTTTTCTATCAAAATCAAAACTATGACAGGGGAGCATTCTTCTTTCAGTTCAACTATCACCCAACTTATAATACAGAAATGTTTATGGGATATGTAACTGGTGAATCACAAGTTAACTTCCAAAGTAAGGGTGGATTTACAAATGTCGGAATCACAATTAAAAGATATATTGAGTTCTCATCAAAGTTTGCGGCAAAGGCAAAACTTACAGTGAGTGTTAATCCAAGTTATAAAACAATAATTCAGCCGAATACAGGTGTGTCAGGAAGACCTCTTAACACCTCGTTGTTGTTGTTATTCTAATTTGATTTTTTTAATTTTTTTATTTTAGAAAAGGACACATATGTGTCCTTTTTTTATTCTTACTATTTATTTTTTAACGCACTTTTACTATATTTAATTATATTTATATAATATGGGTAGACCAAAAAAAGAGGAAAAGGATAAGAAAATTAAATACGGAATTAGTATTGACAAATATCTTTTTGATAAAATGAGATTGGAAAAAGTTAGTGTATCCAAGTTCATACAGAATTTGGTAAAGGAGTATTATGAGAAAATACAATCTAAATGAAAATTTTTTTGATGTTTTAAATGAAAAGTCAACTTACTGGTTAGGCTTTCTATATGCCGATGGGTATGTTAGAATGAAAGACGGTAAAAGTGGTCAAATCAAATTAAAATTAAAAGATACTGACATCAGTCATATTGAAAAATTTCTTAAAGACTTAGAATGTGAAAAACCTATAAAATGTGGAATAGATGGTAAATCTAAATTTTGTCAGGTAAGTGTATATTCAAATATTATGGTTAAAAAATTATTTGAATTAGGTTGTGTACAAAATAAGACACAGAAAATTAGATTACCTAACATATCTTTAGATTTGATGAACCACTTTATAAGGGGATACTTTGATGGTGACGGGAGTATTTCTAAAGTAAAAAACAGACCAAATTCATTTCAGATTAGTATATGTTCAAATAAGAATTTTATAAATGATATACAAAATTTTTTTTCTAAAGGTTTAATTTATAATTACAAAAACTATTCTATTTGGAAAACTTCTAAAATAGAAGACATCAAGTCATTCAAAGAATACATTTACAATAATTCTGAAACATTCTTAAAAAGAAAATTAGACATTTTCAACAAAATTAGTTATTCATACAAAAGAGATTATTCTCAAACAAAAAATAAGAAATGTTACAGATTGATAAATCCGAATGGATTAGTTATTATTACTAAAAATTTACGTAAATTTTGTGACGATAATAAACTTAAATACTCCACTATGTCAAATTTATCCAGAGGAATAGGAAAAACAAACAAAGGGTGGAAGTGTTATTTAAATTAAATAAATAATATTATGTGTATATCATACATCGGGGGAAAGAAACGCATGCAAAGTTGGATAGTTCCATTTATACCTAAAGACATTGAAACATACGTAGAAAGTTTTAGTGGTCAATTTTGGATTTTTTTCGGCATGAATTTAGTAAATTTTCCAAATTTAAAGACAGTTGTTTACAATGACTTCAATCCTTTAAATTATAATTTATATAGATGTATTAGTAATCACCAAAGATTACTAAAAGAATGTGAAAAGATAATCGTCCAACAAAAAGATATTCAACCAACCAACCCAATATGTAAAGAAAATTTTGATAATTTTCAAAAAGAACTTTATTCTGAAAATTTTAATATTGGAGATGAGCCAAATTATGAAGTTGCTGCAAAATATGTATACGTATTAACCCAAGTTTTTTCAGGGGCAAATCCGGCAAAATCTAAATTCATTGATTTAAAAGGAAAATATCATTCTAAATTTACTTCATTTAAAAATAAACTCAAAAATCCTGAATGGCAGAAGATGTTTGAAAAAATTACTTTTGTTGAGAATATGGACTTTGAAGACGTAATAAAAAAATACGATTCCCCAACAACGTATTTTTACAACGACCCTCCCTATTTTGTAGTTGGAGAAGGTGATTATTACTCAAATCACGACTTTGACCGAGATGACCACGAAAGACTGGCAAATGTGTTGAAAACTATTGAAGGAAAGTTTTCGTTATCTTACTACGATTTCGTACTTTTGCACGAGTGGTTTCCTGAAGACCAATATAGATGGGAAAAGAAGGAATTTGCTAAAGCAGCCGCAGCTAAAAAAGGGAAATCCCAAAATATGGGGGAAGAGCTGTTAATTATGAATTATTGATATATTTATATAAAAAAGTTTAAAAATGAAATTTACCAACATTTTAAAATCGATTATCTTAGAAAATTCAAGATTTAAAATCCTTTATGACAAAATGGTTGCACCGGCACCTGGTCGTGAAGGAGATGGCAGAAAACCAAAAGGTTTGATGGACTTTGAAACCCTAAAGGCTATTATTCTAGCTGACCCAACAACAAGAGTACCGCAAGGTAAAGATATTGACACGTTGAGCGTTGAAGATATGGATAATGTTAAAGTTGGTAAATACACTCAGTGGTTATTGAAGAATTTCGTAGCTCCAACATTTAATGACGAGAGAGCTAATGTGGAAAAAGGAACTCCCGAATATAAAAGAGTTGTGGGAGAGTATCAAAGTTTGTTCATGGAGGATTTGTATAAAACAACTGAGGACTTAAAAAAATACGAAAGATTTAAGAATCAGTTTCCACAAGAACAGAGAGATATTAATAAACTTACACCCGCTAGTCTTTTTGAACTTACAAAAGATTTAAGTCTTGAAAAGGCAAAGGCTTCAAAAAGCGAAAAAGAGGAAGCAAAGAAAACATATGAACACCCTGGAGCTAATGTAGTATTCAGAGGTAACGAGTGGACTGTAATTAAAATCGAAGGAACTGGAGAACTTCAAAGAGACGCCGCTTGTTTCTACGGAGGTAATCAAATGTCTGAAAAAGGTGAATCAAGATGGTGTACATCGGCACCTGGTCTTAGTTATTGGAAAGGTTATCTAAGCCGCGGACCTCTTTATGTAATTCTTCCAAATGAATCATCAGAACTTGGACAAATATCAGGTCTTCCTGTTGAAAGATATCAGTTCCACTTCCAAGACGAACAGTTTATGGATAGACACGATAGACAACAAGATTTGGTTCAATTATTAAATGGAAAACTTAAAGAACTTAAAGATTACTTTAAGCCTGAGTTTGCCAAAAACCTTGTGAAGAGTAACGAAGATAAATTAACTATTTCAATTCCAAGAAGCGCGGCAGGTAAGTTCGTTGCAATTTATGGATTTGAAGAAATTTTTGACAATATTCCAGATAATCTGACCTTATTGCACGTTGAAAATAATGGAAATGAAGCATTATCTTTGGATATTCCTGAAACAATATCTAGATTCCAAAATCTTGAAAACTTAATGTTATCAAAAATTGTTAGAAAGATTCCGGATTCTATTTCAGAACTTAAAAATCTTGAGTTTTTATCACTTCCTGATAATCCAAATCTTGAAAGACTACCTGAATCAATTGCAAACATGGAAGGTCTTTCATTTATTGGACTTGCCGGTTCAAATCCTGAGAGAAATTTACCTGAATCAGTTAAAGAGAAGTTCTCGGATTATGGAAACGGTTTGTATTTCAGAGAAGACTAGTTTATATTTGTAACCTAAAAAACAAAATAATATGAAAAACAATGTAGATTGCGAGATTTATATTTCGGGTTTCATTGGTTTCTTTGATAAAAATCCAAAAGATTTAAAAAATCTTATTGGTGAAATCAAAAAAGAAAAATTCTATATGGAAGTCAGAATTTGTGTTTATCAAAATTTTGACAAAGGTGAGGAGATTACTCTTACACAAAAACAACTTCTTGACATTTTAGTTAAACTTCACAAGAGTGCTGAAAAGGTTAAAGAGATTGAAGTTATGGTCCCCATCCATAAGACAAAATGGGGTGAATTTATTTTGAACTAGTCAAATTTTTTTACTATCTTTGTTGTATGGAAACAATTGATAAGATTGTGCATGAAAGAATTTGGGTGACCGAATATGAGGATAATTGTCCTTTGAGAGAGCCGGCAACTATTAATCAAGATGCTGAGGACCCTTTTACGGACCAAATATTAAATTATGGATTCCTTCTATATAAACAAACAGAATGGGTTTTCAAAAGACGTTATTTAGATGTTAATGCTGAATTAAAAGACTTTGGTAATCCCCTTTGCCGCATTGAAATTTTAAGACATACTTTATGTCTCGAAGAAGATGAAAATAAAGTTTCATTAAAACTCTTCCTTACTAGTAAAAACAGAAAACCTGGTGTTGTATGGTTCACAAGAAAGAGCAGTGTATTTTTTCTTACTTTCAATAAGAATACAAAAAACTTCTATTCGGGTCATATTACAGGATATAACAAAAGGAAAAAAAGTAAAAAAATAAATTGTAATCACTTCTTCAATCATTTGAATGAGATTTACAGACAAGTAATTCCTTTAACTACTACTGTTGAGAATCCAGAGTACCCTCAAGCTCCGATAATTGATATTAATAAAGTCCACGAGATTTATGGTAAGTTTTATAGTATAATCGGTATTTCACCAAGAGAGAGTTATTATGACTTATCCACCGACTTTTACTTTAAGTATTTGACTGACAGAGGTATTAAATTTCCTGACAACTTCCTTGCATATAAACAATGTGGAACCAAACCACCACAAAGATTGTTTAAGAAAAACGGAATGAAACTGGTGGATACCTACATGCAACACTATGGACTGAAAGGAGATAAGTTTAGAAAAGTTTTACATACAACAAACAAGATTGATTTTTATGAACTACAAGGACTTGTTAAACTATTCTCCATTGAATTTCTAATTCAAAGACCCGAGAGTGAGATAAGAACATTTATTCAAAATAACGGAGGGGTTTATATTGGCTCAATCTCAAAAAACAACGTTCATTTTTATGAAGTCCTTAGTAAAAAAGAAAAATTAAACTTCTATCTTACAGTACTTGCTCACTTTGAATCAGAACTTGGTCTTCATTCGATTAATGACCACGTTAGATTTTATACTGAAATCAGCAAGCATGAAAAAGTTAGATGGAATGCAAAAGACATCAAAAGTTTCAGAGAGGAACACGTAATTTTTACCGAGAAATATGATTTCTACACTCAAGGACACTACGACAGAGAATATGATAGTAATTTTGTTGAACACGTTGAGAAACCATTTATTGTTAATGGAGTGAGATATACACCAGTACTTTTCCAAAAGAACAGTCAATACATTGAGGAAAGTGCTCACCAGTCAAATTGTGTTAAAACATATTGCTCAAACATTGCTTCAGTAATTATTTCACTCAGAAATGAAAATGGAGAAAGACTTACAATGCAATTTACCCCAAAGAAACTTGAAAGTAAAAAAGTTATCTGGAGAAATGCTCAAACAAGGGCAAGGTTTAATGAAAATCCAAAGGAGGAATGGAAAGATGCGATTGAGATTTTAGAAAATAAAATGTCAGTTGTAAGCGATTTTTCTCTTCCAAAAATGTGGTTTATCAATTATAATTCAAGAACCCCTGTTGAATTGATATGGGGATTGAGTGGACATATTACGTCATTAACATCAATTAATTTGGGAATTTATGGACTTATTGAATTTTGAAAAAGAAAGTGTTATTTATAGTACTAATCCAAATGCGAGTATGTTAGAATATAATGATGTTCATGGATTCACCCCTGAAATTTTACAGAATAAGAAGAATGTATGGGGGATTTACCAAAATTCTGTATTACAAGATAAAAAAGAATTGATTTTGGAGTATATTTGTAAAGTTCAAGGACTATACTACATATATTTGTCACTTGATTCAACAATTAAGACTGAATCATCTGATAATTATAAAATGAGAATTTATTATAATTTTGAAGAGCGACAACAAATAAATTTATTATTAACCAGTTTAAAAAAATGAAAGAAATATCAGTTAGTGAATTAAGAGAAAAAATTGCAAATAAGGAAACTATGTTAGTTAGTTTCAGTGCCAGCTGGTGTGGTCCGTGCAAAATGCTTAAAGAAGAATTAAAGAAGGTTGAGTCAAAAACACCAATCTATAAAATTGATGTTGAAGAGGATGTTAACTTCTCAAGAGAATACATGGTTCGCTCGGTCCCAACTATGAAGATGTTTAAAGAAGGTAGTGTAGTTAGTACAACTGTAGGACTTAGAAGTGCTCCTGAAATTAATAAACTTATAACAGAAAGCGTATAATGAAACATTTAGTATTGTACACGATGCAAGGTTGTCACTTTTGTGGTCAATTTAAGGATTTACTAAAACAACAACAACTTGAATTTATGGACCGAGACATTAATGAACACAATGAAGAGTATGAACTTTTCAGAAGTGTTAAAAATGATTTAGTACCTGCATTTATGGTCGTCGATGATGAAAACCCAACCAGTTCTGAATTGTTTGCTCCCGATATGGATTTTAGAACCCTCGAAGAAGCAATTCAAGTAATCAAAGAAAGAATTTGAAAAATTTAGTTTTTAATAGAAAAGGAGTAACACATAATCCTGTCAATTATTGGACTTTAAGTGACGGGATTATTGTTGTTATTTATCAGGGGTCAAGAGGTGCAAGACCAGACCTTGATTTTGTTGTAAAATACAAAAAAGAAGGTAAAAGACTAAGAGCCCCATCTCACACTCACTGGATTGTGGACCTATTAATTAAATGTCAAAGTGACTCGTCTCTTGTTTGCGATTATATCAAAGAATGGATTGATAAGTACGAAGAGCTTGAACCATTTAATTCAGTTGAGCAAAGAGATAATTACGATTTAATTTATAATCAGCCACATTCAGAAAAGTACGGAGAACTTAATTCATACGGAGATTTTTCTGTTGAATTTTTATCTTCACTTATTGAACTTTTTATTCGCTGTGAAAAACAAACACCTGGTGCTTTCATGTTTAAAAATCTTTTAATAATGATGCAAGATTATTGTCTCGGAAAAAAAGATTTTTATCAAGTAATTGGTCACTCAAAGAGAGTTTAAATAACTCTGAATTCTGAATTTTCTTTTATCACAAGCCAAGGTGAATTCATAATTCCATTTGGGAGCTCTCTTATCAAATCTTGTTCTTTAATGAGGTCATTAATTTCACCTACATTCATCTCAAAGTTATCTAAGATTATTGATTTGAGTTTGGTTGTTGAATAAAAAGAGTCAGTAAGAATTTCGATTATCTCAACATCTCCCCTATTATCTTGCTCAACTGTAAGTTCTATGAAATTATATCCAAAGTGGTCCTGAATATTATAAATTATATGCTCAAGATATAGATAAAGATTCTTTAAATAATTCTTTGAATATCCGTAAGGAAATTTTGAGGATACAATAGGAGTGTTAACTACGTTTACATCAAATTTTGGAATCTGAACATCTCTTTCAAATCTAAATTTAAGTGTCTTATCTTTGAATTTCTTTTCCTCACCAAAAGTAATCATATCAAGTGTTGAAACTTTCTCAAGGTTTATGAAACTAAACTCAGACCAGTATGTTGAAATAAATTTGTTTATTATTTCTTTTACATCTTGTATTTGTTCTTTTTCAGTATAACCTTTGATTAATAAAAGTGTTTCACAATCGACAACTGAAATGGCTGTTTTATATTTTCCGTTTTCACTTATTTCATTTGAAATATATTCTGCAAAGAAATTGCAAAGACCTTGACGACTATTAAGTTTGTATCTTCTCATAATTCAAATTTAAATGAGAAAAAAATAACTATAAAGAGATTTTTAAATATAACTATCTATATTATCGTTAAGACATTGACGAACTTTTCTATGGTCAGGATAATCATCTAATCTAACTCTCAAATAGTCTAATTCACCATCATTTAACATGTCGTTCATTAAACCAACATAACTTCCAAAATATTCGATTGTATCATTATATTTGTAGTTAGATTCAATCCAAAGTTTTACATTATTAAAAATGGCATTGGTTGCTTTATATCTTTTGGCGTACATTGTTTTGGTTATTCTTTTTCCGTCTTTATCCCAGCCTTCTCTCTTATATGTATACTCTTCACCTGCCGAATCATCAATAACGAATCCAACAAGTTCATCCATTATTTCATCATACCAGTCATCGGTTAAAGTGTCACTGTAACACATGCTATATAGACTATAAAGTTCACTTCTAACGTCGTCAAACTGAAGGTTAATTAAATATCTTATTGAATCTTCATCTTGTAGTAATCTTTCAATTATATTATCATCAACTGTAAATTTTTCTTCAGTTCCTTGCTCAGACGATATCTCACCAAATAATTCAGGGTACTTATAATCAAATTCTATTTCACCAGAATTTTTTAGTTCTTGTTTTAATTTATCTTTTACTTTATTTTTATTTTCGGGAGTTAGTTCATCATATATATCTCTGTATTCATCATCTGTTAAATCATCACTCCAGTAATCAAATTCAAAATCAAGTATTGAAGCGATAGTATCTTGACTCACATCATTTCTTCCATCGTAAAAATACTCACTTAATTCTTTTGAATCTGTATCATAATAATAATCATTACCAATTTTGGTAACATCAGATAAAAGGGCATCAACTATTCTCCATATAAAAGATGAATCGGACTTAACAAATGCGTGAAATAACTCATTTTGAATATCCGAATAAACACTATCAAAAGGGTCAATCTGACTAAGAAGATTTCTTTTAGAAACGATAGATATGAAATTTTCCATACTACCAAATGTTTTATTAATATAACTTACATCAACATCACCTTCTTGTATACCTGAAATTATTTTTAAAATACTTCTATCTAACTTAGATTCTTTTTTTTCTTCCTCTTCTTTTATATTTTTCTTTTTCTTTTTTAAGTATTTTAAAAAAGGTTTTTCATTTGGTAAATCTGCGTTACGAGTGAGTTTTAAGAATTCACCAAATTTTGATTTGTATTCTTTATGACCAGGTAAATCTTCAGAATCAATGACTTTATCATAAACAACATCATCACTTAATGGAATCAAGTCCAAATCTGGATGAGCAATATATACACCTCTATTACCAAAATCCCAAACTCTTGTTGGTTTATTTAATAACTTTCTAAAATGTTTGTCAGAGAAAAAGTTATCTTTATTGTAGCCCCTAATGATTATATAATCACCTGTCTGTAAATTCATATTAATAAATATTAAAAAAGGGGGAAATATTCCCCCTTTGATTTCAGTTTAATTTGTACGGGGTGAAATTATTTTCCACAACCGCAACCACCACCTTTTTTCATAGTACTATTTTTTGTTAATGGTTTATTACCTATAAATATAAAAAAAAGGGGAAATAATTCCCCTTTAATTGATGACTAGTCGAAATATACAAAAGGTTATTGGCCTTTTGGTTTTTGGTAATACTTTTCGATAGTCTGTTTCACAGCATTTGTTACATTTTCTTTCTGTAACTGTTGCTGTTGTGCCTGCTGAAGCAACTCATCTTGTTGTTGCTTTGCTTGTTGGTTGTTCTTGCATCCGCAGCCCATGGTAATAAAAATTAAAAAGTTTATTATTTATATAAATATTTCTATTTGTATTACAAAAGGAAATAGTATCTTTATAAAGATATTTATTAATAAATAAAAAATATGAGTCCGAAATTACTTAAAAGTATTGAGAAATTAATAAAAGAGATGACAGAGCAAGAAGGTGTCATTTCTATGACAAATGATGAAATTAATCAATATTTAAAAACCGTCTCATATAACATGGATATTTTGTCAAAACTTAAAAAGTTTAAAGACAAAAAAATAATCATTACAAACAGACTTGATGTTTCTAATACCCCTATAAAATCACTCGGACCTATTATAAAAGTAATCGGCGGATTAGATATATCGAGAACGGAAATATCTGATATATCAAATGTGGAAGTTCAAGGGTATGTACACGATGGCGGAACCCCTATTGCAAGAAAAAGAGAAGCTATACGAAGAGCTGAAATTTTAAGAGGAATTGAACAAAGAAGAGAAGATAAAGCATTTGAAATGACTGAAAATGCTGGTGAGTTGGCAATTAAAGCAAATGCCCTTTTTGAGTTTCTGTTAAAAGAATATAATGTTGAAGGAAAAAGTCCAGAAGACCAAGAAGAGATTCAATCACTAAGAGACCAAATTCAAAAGTTGGAATCAAGAATGGAAGATTTACCTGAAGAAGATAAGGAAGAATATCAAGAAGAAATAGATGATATGGAATCAGAAATTAGTGAGATAGAAAACAAAGTTGATGTTTATTTCCTTGTACCTCAAAGATATACTCATTACGGACTTACTTGTTTTATATCAGAAATTGAAGACCATGAAAACGAAGAATGGTGTATTGGTAATGGAGATGAGATGGATGAGGCCGCGAAAGAATACTGGGATAATTACGTTGATGAAATGGGAAGTGAAGGATTTTATAGACGTGTTTTAGAAGACCATTTGGATATGGATAGATTAAGAAGTGATATTGAAGATACCTATGAAAATGATATAAGAGATAATCTCGATTCATATCTTAGTGATGATGATAGGGAATTAAGTGAAAGTCAAGAAAATGAAATTCACTCATTAGAAAGTGAAAAGGGTGAACTTGAATTAAGACTTCACAATATGGAACCTGAAGATGATGATTATGATGAGGTGACAGGACGAATTGAAGAAATTGATAGTGAAATTGATGAAATTAAAGAAAGTCCTGAAGGAGAGTATAAGGAAGAAGCTATAGAAGACAAAATATCTGATACTGTGGATTATTATGTTGATAATTACAATGAATATTTAAGTAATATGGGTAGTGATATTTCAGATTATCTTGACAAAGATAGTTTAGTTGAGTATCTTGCATCTAATGAAGGTTATGGAGCGTTATCATCTTATGATAGTAACTATGAATATCTAGAATTTAATGACGAGACTTATTATATAATCAGACAGAGTTAATGGAGGAAGCTACAACATATAAAGTGAGAAAGGAAAAATCAATTTTTAAATTACCGACAGACTGGATTTTCTCGGACCCGATTGACCTTGAGCACAAACAATATGTTCTTTTAGATTTCTTAAAATACTGCGACAAGAAAATAGATAAGTTTGAAATTTATCCAGTCTATACAGAACTCTCAATACATCTTGCAAATCTCCAATCAATTTCAAGTGATTTCAAAACATTATATTTTGAAAAGAAGTTACATAATTTGGATGACGAAATTCTTCTTTCAGATTTAAAATTCAAACCAGTACCGATTACAGATGAAAAAGAATACGATGAGTTTTCAGAAATAGTTAAATTTGCAGGACAAAAAGTATTAGACTACTTTAATATAGTTAAAGCAATATGGACAATAGTTTATGATTCAATAAGTCTCAAAGTTATTAAAAACGAAAGACACTTCAATGAGTTCCAAGGATATTTTTATTTTGACAAAAATGGAAAAAGAATGGTGTGGAAATACCAAATAGAAAATAGGGGTAGACTAACGATAGACTCAAAGATGAACATAATATTAATTAAAACAATAGAATCAACTGACGATAATATTATGGAATACTTTGACTTTCAGAAAAAATTACCTATATTTGAACTACAAACCACAATGGATTACCCGATGGAGTCTTCACTGATACCTGCATTTAAAAGAAAGATTCTAAATTATACAATACAGAAAAATACAATATCAAATTTAAAAAATAATGGGACTAAATAAAAAACTAGTAGGAAAAGAAACAATTGAGGAATTAAAATCTCATCCAGCAATAATTGAGTATTTTATTCGTCAAGATGCTCTTATATTTGTGGATGATGAAATCAAAGTCGAATTTGAACAGCTCAAAGATGAATTCCTTAAAACAAACCCTAATCTCTAAACTTAGGAGACCTGTACACATAACGTATATTGCTCAACACTTGACTAAAACTACAGTGGAGCAAACAAGAATATACTTGAATGAGTTAATTGAACAAGGTCTTGTTGAAGAAAGTAAGTACGGGAAAGATTATTTTGTAAATACAAAGAAGTGATTTGGAGGCCTAATCTATATCATGGTGTAAATTAATCCAACAGCACGCCAAGTTACTTCAAAAATTTAAATTATATGTCAAAAGAAATGGTAAATAATCCTGACCATTATGGCGGGGCGACGAATCCATATGAAGTCGTAAAAGTATGTGAGGCTTGGGGACTTGATATGGATGCTTATCTATTTAATGTAGTTAAATATGTTGCAAGAGCGGGTAAAAAGGACTCCGACAAAGAACTGCAAGACCTAAAGAAAGCTCTTTGGTATTTGGATAGAAAAATTAAAAATCTAGAGAAATAAAATGTTTTGGAAAATTTATTTATCTTTTGTTATATTTGTTTTAAGTATTTTTTACTTTGACGGATTAATACCTGATGAACCAAAAAGTAGATTTGGAAAGTGGTGGAGAAGAAATATATTTGGAAGAGAAAATGATTGAAAACTATATAAATAAAGTAATAAATGGAGATTGTGTAGAGGTTCTCAAAACATTTCCTGAAAACTCAATTGATTTAGTGGTGACTAGCCCACCCTACAATGTAGGAATAAGTTATGACACACATATTGACGATATCCAAATGAAAGAATATTGGATTTGGACTGAAAAATGGTTAACAGGAGTTTATAGAGTTCTTAAAGATGACGGTAGGGTTGCAATAAATATACCATTGGAAGTGAATGTCCAAGATAGGGGAGGTAGAGTTTTTTTCGTTTCCGAATTTTATCAGGTAATGAAACAAATTGGGTTTAAATTCTTTGGAATTGTTGATTTAGAAGAAGATAGTCCACATCGAAGTAAAACCACTGCTTGGGGTAGTTGGATGAGTTGTAGCTCGCCATATATTTATAACCCGAAGGAATGTGTAATTCTTGCCTACAAGAAACACCACATCAAGAAAGTTAAAGGTCAACCACAATGGAAGGGAGTCCCCACTCAAATAGAACAAGAAGATGGGACTTTCAAGACAAAGGTGGTTTATCAAGAAGAAGATAAAAAGGAATTTATGGAATTAGTCTTTGGACAATGGAAATATCTTAATGACTCAAGACCAATGACAAAGGCAACATTCTCAATGGATATTCCAACCAAAGCAATTAAAATTTTGTCTTATAAGAATGATATTGTGTTGGACCCCTTCAATGGAAGCGGAACCAGTTGTGTGGCCGCTGAAACATTAGATAGAAGGTGGATAGGTATTGAATTATCTCCAAACTACACTGAAATTGCAAGACAAAGAATACAGGCATTTGTTGACCAAAAAAAACAACAAGAAATCGAATTTGAAAACGGAGGTCTATGACCTCCTTTTTTATTTATTGTAGTATTTATAAAAAAAGTCTATAATGGAAAATTCAGAGATAATCAAAAAATTAGTTGAATCTCAAATACAACTAAAATTTTTACACTGGCAAACAAAATCTTACGCAAAACATCAGGCATACGGAAATCTTTATGGTGATTTAGATGAATTAATTGATGATTTTGTTGAAGCATGTATGGGTAAACACGGAAGACCATCATATCAGGGTGGATACACAATACAAGGACAGGACATTTCTGAAATATCCGTTCAAAACTTTATAGATGGAGTTTGTATTTTCTTGATTGAACTTACTGAAGTATTTGACCCACAACTAGATTCAGACCTCTTAAATTTAAGAGATGAAATGTTACATGGATTTAATAAACTCAAGTACTTACTTACATTAGAATAATTTTTTAATTTTCATAAAGAATTAGATTGATTTTTACTTACAATGATATATTTATATAATATATTAGTTGTATGATTAAGTCTGTTTGGAAGCCCTATTATTTAAAATCAAAGCCTGTCTACTATGAGTTAGTTGACTTGGAAATACTGAAAGAAAAGAAGGGAAATTCTGCGTTAAAGGTTATATGGTCTTGTGATAATCCGAACTGTAAAACACCTGATAAATTACATTCTATTAGTGCTTGTCATTTAGTTAAAGACAAAATGTCTAAAGATATTCAAATATGTAGACCTTGTCAGTGTACTGGTGAAGGAAATGGAAGATATGGGGATAATAGAAAGTGGGATGATTTTTTAGGTGAAGATGAAGTAAGTAGATTAAAAAAATTATATTCCCAAAAATGGAAGGGAGATTTAAACCCATCCAAAAGAGAAGAGGTTAAAATTAAAAAAAATCAAAATATAATTAATGAAGAATTTTTAAACAAGGTAGTAAGAGAAAAAAAATTTAAATTAATATCAATTTCAGAAATTAATGGTAAGAATAGTAAATTTACTGTAGAATGTGAAAATGGTCACATTAGTAATAAAACATATGTAAATTTTAACAAAAAAGGTAAAAAATTTATATGTGAAAAATGTTTTTATGAGTCAATACAAATTTACTTAACCGAGGAAGAAATTATAGAATATGAAAATTTCAAAAAAAAGGTGAGAATGATTACTGCCAAAAATTATAAAAAATATAAAGAAGTTATAAATCCTGAAAATTTAAAAATAGGTAGGGGATATTATCATATAGACCATAAATATAGTATTCACGAAGGATTCAAAAACAAAATATTACCTGAAATATTGGCGGCTAAAGAAAATTTAGAAATAATATCTGAGTATGAAAATTGTTCTAAACAAACTAAATGTTCTATAGAAATAAATGAATTAATACAATTAACTAAGTATTTATTTAAAAAATAAATTAATGACTTCCAGAAAAAACAATATAGTCCTGGTAGAAAGTGGATTGAGAGATATTAAATCTCTCGCGAATCGCTACAAAAAAGCGAAAATCTACTTTCACCAGGACCTTTAGCTTGACGGAGTAACTACCGCAATAGCAATGAGAGATTATCTTCAGTCAAACGGAATTGAAGTTGTTGACACTGAAGTAATACAATATGGTGACAGGGAATTTGCAGTTAAAAAAGCCGACGCAAATGGTGAAGTGATGCCAGTCCTTGTTGACTTTGCTCACGGTAAACCAATGTTTATAATTCATACGGACCACCACGACAGACAGGCTGGAGCTGAAGAAACTGGTTCAAAATCATTTAGACAGTCAAGGTCAAATGTGGAGACACTTTCTCAGATTATACCAAAGTCAGATTTATTTCCAACAGAAGATGTTGCAACAATTTCAATGGTGGACAGTGCCGATTTTGCAAAGAATGAAATCACACCTGAAATTGTGATGAATTACATTTATAAGTTTGATAAAGATTCTTCAGCTAAAAGGAATAGAATGATGCTCGGACTTGTAACAAACAAATTACTTCTGGCGTTCAAAAACAAACCAAATTTCTTGGAAAGACTGGTTATGGAGTCAAGACCTTCTCTTTTAAATTTATTCCTTAAAATAAGGGAGATAATGGAAGATGAAGGATATGCCGGATTTGAAGCTCTTGAAAAGAACAAAGAAGCTTATGTTGAAAAGATGAAAGAATACCCTGAAGTTAAGGGTAATATTATTGTTCAATATGGTGGAGGAGTAATGACAAAACCAGGTTCTTATGATAGATATACTCCATTTAAGAACAATCCTGAGGCAGACTTTTTAGTAATTGCTTGGCCTTTAGGATTACTTCAGGCTTCTTGTAATCCATTCAAAAAAGAAAGAGAACTAAAGGGTGTTAATCTTGGTGAGATTGCCCAAGAGGTACTTGGTAAGTGGGAAAAACAACTCAAAGATAGAAAGGTTCCACTTTCTACGATTAAATATATTTCTGAAACTGCGGCTAAAGAAGGTTCGGTGGGTTTTACATTTAAAGATTTCACGGCAATTTATGGAGAGAAGTTTTTGGATATGAAAGATGGGGCAAAGTATCTTATGGAGATAAAGGCTCTCATGGCAAAACCAACTTCAGAACTTTCTGAGGAGGATTTTGAAAAACTTGATAGTATTCAGATTCCAGCTTGGGATATAATCCAAGCAAACAGTGGAGGACATAAGTGTATTACAAATATCTCAGGGCTTAATTACTTTGGAAGGTCAAGCAGACCACCAAAAGGGAAATATAAGTATGACCCAAACAAAGAGGATTCGGCTTATATTAAATTCTTGAAGATGTTACAGACAGAATTCGTCAGAGTTTTGCAAGAGAAAATTGAGTCTTCAAAGAATCCGGACCAACCCACTGATTAGTAAAATCTTTGGTACTTCCGCAATACTTTGCGTAACCATTCAAAACTGGTTTACCTGTATTGTATGCCCCACAAGCCAAAGCCCAGTTGTTATAGGTTTTATAATGTTTTGCAAGAATCTTCATTGATAACCAAACATTGAGCTCTAAATCATTCATAACTTGTTTTCTTGATACATTAAAACCGGCAAAGTAAGATGCATATCTTGGCATAATTTGCATCGCTCCAACAGCTCCGGCATTTGAAGTTCTATAAGGATTATATGTAGTATCCAAAGGACCCCTATATGTTGTCTCTTTAAATGCTACATTATATGCAATATGCTTTGGAACACCAAAACTATCTGAGTAAGTCTCAATTAAGTAAAACATCCTGTAAGAGGGAATTGCTCCTTCATCCTTACCAAGTTCATAATATTTGCTCCAAGTGGTTTCAGTTTTTGCGTTGAAAGCAATTACACTTACACAAAGTAAAATAAATAAAAAAGAGTATATAATTTTAGTTTTCATAAGTACAAAGTTACGTAAAAAATTTTAAAATTCAAAAGTAAACATGCATTTATCTCCTTCTAAGATTCCAAGAGACTCGCATGAACCACCTTCAATTTCCAAAACATATTTTGCCTCACCACAGTACTGAGTGCAATTATCATCTGTTCCGCAAGGAAGACAATTATCAAAAATTGTCTGAACAGAGAAATCTTTATCAATTAGAATAATATCTAACGGGATTATACAGTTCTTCATATAAAAACAATGATAATCCTCACCCATAAAAAACAACATCCCCTCAAAGCCCTCGAACTTTTTGCCCATCATACCTTCGGCTTTTTCTTTTGCTGAATTACAGACTTTGACTTTAAAAACATTGTCGTTTATAGTTACAAACATATTTATAAATATCAATTATGAAAGAAAGTTCAGGTGTTATAGTAAAATTTGAAGACAGAGTACTTCTTTGTCAAAGGTCGGATAGCGGAAAATGGGCAATACCAATGGGGGGAGTTGAAGAAAATGAAGACCCTAAAGATGCGGCTTATAGAGAATTTTATGAGGAGACAAACCTAGAAATAGTTGAACCTATAAAGTATTTGGGTAAGATTAAAAGATATAAGTCTGGAAAACTAAAGAATGTACTTAACATTTATTTGTTTGAGGTTAATGATGAAATTGAACCAAATTTATCGCATGCTGAAGATGGATTTGAACATACAGAATGTGGATACTATACTAAAAAAGAAATGTTAAAACTTAATATGGATAAAAGTTTAAAAGATTTTATTTGTAAAATAATTTTTGATTTTTAAGAAAATAGTTGTATATTTGTAAAAGATTTGACACCTATAGGTGATGAAAGATACTCGGAAAGTTAAATCTAAAAAAAAATACAAATAAATTTGGCAGATTGAAAAATTAGCCGTATATTTGTAAAAGATTTGAGACGGAGAACGATTAAGATACAAGTCTCGAATCTCAAAAAAAAGTTTAAGAAAAATTTGACAGATTGAAAATTTTGACTTAAATTTGTAAAACAATTCGGAAATGACCGAAAAGTTCTTTGAAAAGTAAGATTATCCATTCAGTGAAAGTAACCCTCGGGTGATGATAACTGATAAACGATAATGGGCCGTGTATGGTCCTTAAATAAACTACGAAAGTAGGATAAAGTGACCTCCCCCGTGTTGAGGAGGTTGCGGTTTGAAAACCCGAAAGGGAATTTGAACTCGAGTACACAAGTGGGATATCACAAGACCTTTAGTACCGAGGGTAACACTGTAGGGAAAGTGGTCAGGTGACTTGGCAAAGTGGATTGTCAAGTTGAGTTCGGAAGAACAATAAGAATAACCCATAGGAATCAAGTAAGAAATGTAGCTCCAACTACACAATTGCGGATTCCAATACCGAAGGGGACTTAAAACCGAAAGGTAAGGTAGAGAACGAGTGGTGTCGCTACTACCCCTAAAGATGACCTACCAAGGTCTCTTTATGAAGTAAACTGAAAGTATGGAGATAGGGATATCTCACGGAGTAGTTTAGTATTTCGTCGCCCAAAAGGAGACGGAGCTTACGGTGGACCACTACTCTGACACATCCACGACACAATCTAAAATTATGAACAATAATTAAAGGAAAAGTGTCCATCACGGTACAACGGAAGTTGCCCACATAGCTTAGAGATGTTCTGAGCATAGTGAGACCCCAAGTTGAACTATATTTTTACGAAAAACCTCTAATCTCGCAAGGATTAATTGGGAAGGCATTCTCGAAGAGAGCTGAGTAGTAAGAGAGTAGTTGTATCGTCAAGGATTGATTGGCCTTACCAATTGGCAATGAGTAATACAAGACAAAATCTTGTGGATAAGAGTAGAAAAAATAATAACTCTAAAGGTACTCAATCAAAGCTGTAATCTCAGGCTTCGTTTAATTTAATATTGTGGAAGGGAGAAATGGTTTCCTCGTCAGTCTCATAAGCTGAAGACATCTGGTTCGATTCCAGTTTCCGCAACAAATGACAGGTGGGGTAACCCACCTTTTTTTATTTATTAACGACACTTTAATATTTTATGTTCGCAATTATCTTATTTTTAAAATATTTATAGAGTAAGAAAATATGGATATGGAAATTAAAATTGGCGTAGTAGAATCGCACTACTACAAAGGAGTTAGAGAACTTCAAGCGATTGATTTAGAGAAGTTTCCTATTATCAAACAATATTTGGAGGTTAATCCTGATGCAACAGAACAGGACCTTCTGAAGTACCTTAAAAAAATAAAAGATAAAGATTTCCAAAGTTTTTTGAATGAATTAACTTGGAACGAAATACAAAAAGAAGATTTTACCAAAAGCAAGACTGATTTTATTATCAAAGTAGAAAAATAATTTGTAAGTTTAGATTTTTTGACTTACATTTGTACTATGAAAGTTACAACACTCAATATAGTACATCCAACCTTTGGTAAAATTGTATCTGAAAACTTTACAGATGCTGTTCAACTCAAACTATTTTTGGGTATGGTTCAGGTATCTATAGATTCTGAAAAAGGGTTTCATCATTTCAATGTGACCGATACTTTGATTCAGATACCTGCAAGTATTTTGAAAGAGTGTTTGATTTTCACAAATGCTGAAAGGGTAACACACACCGAACAGGTATTGGCTAAAATCAAATATTAAAATCTTTGTATAACAAAGTGGTGGACAAATTCTGGTGAATTTGGGCTCAAAATGAGACCTTCGGGTCTCATTTTTTGCATTATCAATCTATTTATAAAGAAAAGAAAAATGGCAAAATATATTTTCACGGAATCACAGATTCAAAAAATTCAAGAAGAATTAATGAAGACTGAAACTAAAGAAGGTAAGGATGGAAATTATATGACAAAGCAACAACTTTTCATCATTGCAACTTTGGCTCAAAAAATGTGGGAAATTATGGAAGATAATGAGGAACTTGATGACTGGATGGAATCAAAGATTGCTCAAGCCGAACAATCATTGACTAGCGTGGTTAAGGCATATATGTATGATGAAATAACCGACGATATGAAGGGAATGGAAACCCTTAATTATAATGAGATTGTTATTGGTAAATGAGAAAAGTAATTAAAGAAGACGTAACAAAATTCTATCTTTACAATCCAATTCCGATTGTGAAACAAGAAGCCTCTGAAGTTATTCAAAGGATACTTAGAACTCACGGTATTTCATTTGAGTTTGGTCAAGATGCGGATTTGAACCAGCTTGACACCGTGAATAAAATGAGGATGAAAGATTATATTGTAAGGGTTCTAAAATACAAAGAAGTAAGAGG